TTCCGCGTCAGCTAAAACCGAAAACTCGCGGTCAGTTGCTTCAACTTCTCGACCGACTCGACATCACCCCGGAAGGAAAACCAGATGGCCAAGCGTAAGACGAAAGTGGAGGCGGTAGCAGCGTGGGCGTTTGAAATAGACAATCCAACGGAGGATCGCAAGGAACTGTGCTATTGGGCACTTCCGAACAAGATCGACTTACTACGTGAATCTCTGCCGTCGCCAGAAGCTAAGCCGGTTAAGGTTCGCATCATCCGTGATTCCGATTACCGCCGCCTCCTTCGGAGCAAACGCAAATGAGCAAGCTGCTGACGCGGGAAGAATTGGAGGCGTTTCGAGATGTGGAACCATCGGGACCAAACAGCGACCTTGACGCCATAATCGCCACAGCCAGGCACTACATGGCCGAGGCCCAGCGGCTCAAGCCAGCAGCCGACGCATGGAACCTGCTGTTTACTTCGCTCGAAGCCCTGACGGAATGCAAGCACGATCCAAAGGCACCGCGGGACGCGACGATTGATTCCTACATCGAAGTCTATCGGCGGTTGAAAGCGGAAAACCAGCGTCTCGCGGCGGTGGTGGAGAGGGTGAGATTACTGCTCCCGTTTTGGCGAGAGAGCGCGAATGGAATGGAGTTTATTGGACAGTCGCAGTCCTCGCGAACGACGTTGGCCCGAGTCGAGCAACTGCAAGTCGCCCTGGAAACGGAGTAAGCGATGACAAAGACGTCAATTGAAACGCGAATCGTCAAAGCGATTATCGACGATCTCACTGACCGTCGCGGACTACGGCAAGCGTTCGAGGAATGCGATGAGGAAGTGCAAAAAGAGATTTTCGCGGCATGGAAGAAGACCGTGCGGACGGAATTAAAGAAACCAACGGAGTAACCGATGGACGCGAAGGAACGCCAATCCCATCTTGCATCCTGCTGCGCTTCGCACGTACACTGACGCCAGTATTTTACACCCGCCACAAAGGAGCCTTGAAAATGTTGCTTTACTTGGGTTTGAGCGTCCTCGTCGTTGCGATCCTGGTCGCGATCAGCTTCCTGTTCATGCTCCGCTGCGGCGTAGCTTGCGCCGCGTCCATGACTTACCTGGATTTGCTCAAGGCGCTGTTGTCTCTTGGACCCAAGCTGCCGGCGATCTTGGCCTGGCTCCAGTCGGGGTTTGAGCTGTTCAAGGGGCTGCTGCCATCGGCAGATACCGGCGAACTGGCGATCACCGAGCTATCCGAGGAAGAGAAGGGTGCCGAGCGGCAGGTCGCGGACATCGTCGCCGGGCCTTCCGGCGCATTCGATGGTTCTCGCTTGCGAGCGCTGTTCACGTTTTTGCAGGCCAGCGGTCTGGGGCCGATCCTGATTTCCTTGCTGACCAAGCTGGCAACCGGCGGCATGCTCCAGGAAAACGACGCCTCTTGCTAAGGCGACTCGCGAAAGATCGCAACCACGAAAGGATTTCGCCATGCCTGACTCACTAGAAATGAACACCGACAAGCTCGACGACGAACTTGACAAATCAGTGACCGAAGGCGGGCTGATTTTCTGCGGTCAGAACGCGGCAAAGTTCGCGATCAACGGGACACGGTACGCTTGGCCAAAGAACCTTGGCGCGCCGCTGAAGTGGGCGATAGACTTCTCTCGTCTTGGAACCCTCGGCGGCGCGGACTGCAAGGAAGCGGCGACGGCTTGGTTCAGTGAAATCTCTGCTGCGTGCGGTTTGGATTTCACGTACACGTCAAACCCCAAGACGGCGAACCTGCTCTACGTCTCGAAGCGACTGGACGGCCCGAGCGGGGTACTCGCTCAAATGGATTTGCCGGTTGGCAATGTCAGCCTTGACAGCCAAATGGTCTGCCAGATGGATGACGGCGAGAACTGGCTGCTATCCGAATCGCAGGTCCAGGGCGGGATCGACTTCTTCCGCGTTGGATTGCACGAGACGTTGCACGGCGTTGGATTCGGCCATGAGCCCGTGAGCATCAAAGACCCCAGCATCGAGGCACCGATCTACAACTGGGCGATTCGGCACTTGCAGGTCATCGACAAGAAGGAGTTGGTGATCCGGTACGGCGAGCGAGTTGTCGTTCCATCGGACCCGGTCATTCCTGCGCCGGTTCCGGGATCGACGCCGATCATTTTGGAGAGCACCCAGATTTTGACGCAGGGTGCAAAGAAGTGGCAAGCCAAGACGACGACGACACTGACTCGCGTTGTTTGAAATACCCACCATGAGAGATACCCAGGGCGGCGCTTCGGCGCTGCGGGATTCCTGACGGCGAACGCCGGAAGCCGTCAGCGGGCAACTGGGGGGACGCAGCCCCAGCCAAAACGAAAACCGGGTTTGGGAGGCACGCGACAACCGATCAGTATTGCTGGCTCCTACTAAGAACAGGCAATGCTGCTGGATGCCAAATGGCCGCGGAAGCGTGACAGCACTGCTCAGCGGAGAGACGCGGAGCTTAAGTCGGGGTAGCTCAGGTGGAAGAGCGCCGCCTGTCGCAGTCGTGGTCGCGGGTTCAAATCCCGCCAGCCTTCGGGCTGTAGCTCAGCCTGGCCAGAGCGCGACAAGCGGAGGTCGCTGGTTCAAATCCAGCCCCCGGCTCTGACTGGCGGTTTTGAAACGTGCGGAAGTAGGGGAGTCGGGAGCGGTAATGCAGCCATCCGCCGAAACCTATATCGAATCTCCCGCCAGCTTTATAAAATCCGGCGCGGTAGCTCAATTGGCAAGAGCACTCGCCTAGTTGACGAAAACGAGAGGTTGCGGTGTTCGAGTCCCGCCCGCGCCACTAGGAGCCTCAAATATGTCGCGACTGCTGATCGTCGCTTTTGCCTTGCTCTACCAGCCAGCAATGGGAGCGGAGCTAAAGCTGGAGGGAAACGCCACGGAGCACAAGCTGGTCCACGTGACCAGCGACAAGTCTGGGACGTTTGTGGTGATCGGACCAGACCTGCTGACGATGAAGGTCCAGGCGTCGCTGGGTGATTTCAAGATGGGCAGCACCAGCTTGAATCTGCGGGAGGCGCTGATCCTGGATGGCGGCAAGAGCGTCGCGTTCACGGGACCGCCGGGTGCCTACGTCGTGCTCCAGGTCGTCCAGGGCGAGGAGCAGCCGATCCACTTGGTTGTGACCGTCATGCCTTCCGGGGCTGCTACGCCGCCGCCAACGGTGTTCACGCCGCCTCCGCCACCGGTTCCAGAATCGCCGCGACCGCCTGCAGCACCAACACCGCTCCAGCTACCAGCAGGCGTTTACGGCTTAGCGAAGTTCGCATTCGACCAAGCGCAGAACGTGCCGATAGCGGCTAGGAGCAAAGCGGCAGCGCTCGGCGCGAACTTCTACCAAGTTTCCAAGAGCGGCGACCTGGGCAAGTACCCAGACGGGCAGTCCGCGGTCAACGCGCTGAACTCGCTCAACGAGAAAGTGACGCCCGGCGACGGCCCGTGGTCATCGTTCTTTGACGCGATAAACGTCAGGCTCAAAAGGCTTCACGAAGAAAACCAGTTCACCCTTGGTGATTACTTTATCGCCTGGGGCGAAATCGCTGTGGGATTGCAGGCGGTGAAATGATGCCAGCAATAATCCTAGCAGTGGAAGCATGCGTCGCGATCATCGTGCTGATCCAAATGGCGTTATCCGACCCGTACCTTGAGAAGCACCACAGCGGGAGGGATTGACTTGAACCCCGTTGCCATCAAGTGCAAGTCGTCCATCGTTATCCGCTGCCGAGCGTGCGGGACGCACTTCATTGACCATGCACGCTGGAAGTGGAACGGCGACGTGAACAAGCCGACGCTCACGCCATCGGTCAAAGAAACGTGCAATGATCCTGGGCATCCGAGCTACCAGCCGCAGGCGAAGTCGAGCTGCTGCCACTTCAACTTGAAGGCAGGAATCATCACCTACCACGGCGACTGCTCGCACGGCCTGCGCGGTGACATGCCGCTGGAGCCATTCACGGACGAGCAGATCGCACACTACAATCAGCCGGGATATCAAGAATGACAAATTGCGAGGCTGAAAAGCTGCTGGCATTGACCGTTGAAGGCGACGCGATCCGCCGCCTGCTATCCGGCAATGATTCCCAGTGCTTTACGACTGAGCAATACGGAGAAGCCATCGATGCGGCGATTGCTGTATTTGCCGGCGCTACACGTGAAGAACTCGGTTTAGCGAAACCGGCAGCGGAGGTTCGCCGCCGTCAGCTCTTGGCATTTTCACCGATCACCGAAGTCAGTCCCGACGTTTGGACCCTGAAGTCCTTGGTTAATCCATGAACGGAGTGAGCCGATGCAAACCAAAAGCGTTGTACGCCAAGTCGCTGAAGTATGGCTGATCGTCGCGGCGTTCATCGGGCTGATGATGCTGCTCGTGGGCGTCAAGCGAGCCCGAGGGGAGGATGCCCAGGTGATCGGATTCTCGGCGAGCTGGTGCCCGAATTGTAAGAGTCCCAAGCAGCAGCAGGCGTGGGACACGCTGAAAACAAAAGCCGGCGCAGTGGTGTATGACATCGACCTCTATCCCGCCGAGGCAGCCAAGTGGCGAGTCTCGGCGGTGCCAACTACGCTCGTGGTGAGCGGGGGCCAAGAGCGGCAGCGGTTTAATGGCTTCGCACAAAGCGGAGATGTTCTTTCCGTCGTCCATCAGCTTGCCGCGCCGGCACGGGCGGTCCCGCCGGAGCGCAGCGCGCAGCAGGCGCACATGCGTCTTGGCTCAAATTTATCCAAGGGATCGCTGCTACTGAGCCTGGGTGCGTCCAAAGCTATCGGGCCACCCGTGCGTCTAATCACAGAATCCGCCGAATCAGAAATCCGCGCCATGCTGCCGACGACGGACAACGACGCTATCAACGAGCTGCTGGCTGCGCCGGACTTGCTGTTCTACAACGAGCAGGTGATGCCGCAAGCTTACCAATTCCAAAACTCGTTTCACGATCCGCACCACAACATCGCGGACCCGCGCGAGAACGACAAATTCGGCAACGGCAACCTGGAGTTCCCGTGGCGCGTTCCCGGCGGCACCGAGAACGTCAAGGGACTGCAAGCGTATCGCTTCGTCCGCTTCCCGCAGAAGGACGACGGCAGCTATTGGCCGATGGTCATGTTCGACGCACGCTATCCCGGCGTCCAGACTGGCGAGGCGCGCGGCGCGATTTCTGAGCATCAGTGGATGTACCCGCGCGGCACGGTGTTCGGGGAGCTACTGTGCATGGAGCACGGCGAGCTGCTTTATCCGTTCGAGTTGCGGCTGCGGTTCCGCGAGTCAACCTACTGGGAAGTGGACGCTTACCGACCGTTTCCCACGGCTGCCAAGCTGTCCGCGCGGATTAAGGAATTGCGGCCCGAATGGACGGCGGCACCGAAGCTGGCGAGCCTTGTCGAACACCTTGACGGCAGCCAGCAGATCGTCAATACGCGGTTCAGCGACAGCAACCCTACTCGCAGGGCCTTCTCCACGGTGGGCGGCATCGACGAGCTGCCGCCGATCAACGATGACGAATTGGTTGCCGAACTACTGACGCGCGGCAAGTGGCAGAGCGCCGCCGGGGAGAGTTGGAAGACTGTGCGCGGCGTCGAGGCTCACGCGCCGACGGTCGCCAAGGGCGCAGGATTTCACGTCGTGCCGGAGCAGTATGGGGCGCATGCGTTTGGCGTGGATAGCGTCTCTTGCATGCACTGCCATGAGCACACGGGGATCGCCGTCCGAAACTTCGCCGCCAATCGTGGTTGGTACGGGCGAATCCGTGGAAGCGACGGGATTATCAGCTTCCACCCGATTGATCCAACGGCGATCTCGGCGACCAAAGAGGCTACGCAGTACACGCTGGCAAACTTCGTGTCCAGCTATAAAGAGCGAGGCATGACCTTGACGGAGATTTTGGACCGCCAAGGGAGGTTGGATGCCTTCACGTTGACGGTTCCTGGTCAGCGGGCGCAGCGTGTAGAGGCACCGCGAGCTGACGACAATTTGCCAGTGCGCTACCGGCCAGACTTCATTGCGGCTGGCATCGTGCTGGACTACGATCCCGCCAAGTGCCCCGAGGATCGCTACCAGAGGATCACCATGTTGGGGGTGCGATGAACCTACGCCGCTGGATTAGCGGGCCGCCAAATGCGCCCGGCCTGTGGATCGTCCAATGCAGTACTGGCGATTATGCAGTCTGGAGCGTCAAGATCAGCCTCCCGCCAGCGCCGCCGGAGCCGAACGACATCGTCAGCGGCGAGCTGACAGTCAAGATCGGTGACAGCGCCGAACAGACCATCGCCACAACCAAAGAACAAACCGAAGTCACTGGGCTGGAAGGTGCGCAAGGGGATCGCGTGCTCGCTTCCTTTGCCTACATCGACGATGCCGATAATCCTTCCGAGCATCCGTCAACCGTGGATGTCGTGCTGTCTGACACGGTCCCGCCCGCCGATCCAGGGACGCTGGGATTGACGGTGACCGGGGAAACCTAGTCTTGACCGCCGCACACGTGCCACGGTAGATTTTCGGGCGTAAGGCTTGCACAGTTTAGTTACCGAAACCCGTTTCCACTTTGGAGGGAATTGACATGAAGAATCTTCTCAGTATCGCCATCGTGCTCGGCATGAGCGCGGCGACGTTCGCGATGGAGCCGCTTTTGCTTGGTGTGCCCAGCTACGTTTCGGCCGAAGCCAATGACGCCAGCAACTACCTGATCGCCCTGGCACCGCTCCAAGCACCGATCCAAAAGCAGCAGCTACAAGCACCCGTGCAAAAGTTGCAGCAAGTCCAAAAGTTGCAGCAGGTGCAAAAGCTCAGCTTGAAGGGTCACAGTTGCGCCATCTTCCCGGCACGACGGGAGCGGCTGCAGGAGATTCGCGCCACGCGCCAGCAGATTCGCGTCGATGAAGGCGTGCGGTTTCCGCTGCTGCGGCTCCGCGCCGATGACAGCGACCAGCCCGCTATTGAAGATGCGCAATTCGTGTCGCTCGTAACGCGCGAAGTCCAGGAGCGCACGGTCCAAGAGAACCCCAACGGCAGCCAGTGCGGCTCCGATGGGCAATGCAACAGCGGTCAATGCACTGGCGGCGGGCGCGGCTTTTTCCATCGCCGGTAAATCAGCTTTCTCGCGTTGCTTCGGTTTGCTTCAGCCTGGAGCGGCCGGCAGATTTCACGCTGCCGGCCGCTTTTTCGTAGGGTGCCACATGAAAGTCCCCGAGTGGTTTTGGTCGGGAATTGTGATTGTCGCTCTTGTGGGCGCGGTCGGATTTACGGCAGAATGGACGCGCGAGGAGCTTACCGAGCAGCGGCACATCAACCAAGCCCAGGCCGATGCGCTCGCGAGCTTGCTCGTTGAAGTGGACCACTTGAAAGAGGACGTCAAGCGATTGGACGATCAGGGGCTAATGACATGGCGGAGACCGACCAGACAGTGTCCTTGAAAGAGCACCTGCTCGCGCTGTTGAATGAGCGGCAGTTGCGAACAGATTCGCGATTCGATGCCATCAACCGCATGCTGGACAGCGCCGAGGAGAGCGTTAAGAGCGAGCTGGCCGCCGCCAACCTGGCGACTCAGACCTCGATGGAGTCCTCTGAGAAGGCGGTGCTCAAAGCGGAAACTGCTGCGGAAAAAAGATTTGAAGCCGTAAACGAATTTCGCGCGCAGCTTGCCGATCAACAGGCTACTCTTGCCCGCAAGGCCGAAGTCGAGATCAGGTTCTCCGCATTGGAGGACAAGCTCAACCGCTCCATCGCGCAGCAGCAGCTCGCCGCCGGCCGGGAAAGCGGCATCGGTTCAGCCTGGAGCGTGGTCATCGTCGTTGCAACGCTGGTCATCGCCACGGCGGCTATCGTGGTAACGGTGTTGCTTAAAGGCTAGCATTGACAAGCCGGTTGGTTTCCTGTAAAATGCTGGCGTCCAAGGAATGGCGCAACCAGCGGCGGAGCCGCGGAGCACAAACAGGGGAACCAAAATGGCTAAGACTTCCAAGGCGCAAGTTGCGCCGACAGCGAAAACGCTGATTCTTCAATTCAAGGCTGCCAAGCGCGTAGGAACACCAATCCTTGCGATTCAGACGCCGGATCAATTCGCGACGGTCAATCGCATCTCGGAGGCGATCAATGACACGCCGTTCGTGCTGTGGGACGTCATCCGGGGATTCACGGCGCTCAATGAACCAGGCAAGGCGGTGATCAGCCGCATCTGTCCCAATGGCGGCATTGACGCAGCCGGGCACATCATGCTGGCGGCAGAGCATGCTGCGAATGCGCCGGGCGGCACGGTGTTCTTCTGCCTCAATGCGCAGCGGCACATCGATGAGGCACGCGGGGCGCAGGCGATTTCTAACCTGCGGGACCAGTTCAAGAAATCACCGGCGCGTATGCTGGTGTTGGTGGGTCCGCAGTTGCAGATGCCGGCGGAGCTACAGTCTGACGTGGTGACGTTCGACGAACCGCTGCCGGGCCAGGACGAGCTGGCGGATATCGTCAAGGCGATCTATCAAGCCAGCGACCAGGACGCCGCACCGGAGGTCGTTCTGCGGGCGGTGGAGGCCACGCAAGGCTTGCCGGCGTTCGCGGCCGAGCAGGTCACGGCGATGAGCATGACCAAGGACGGGTTGGACATCGACTCACTGTGGGAGAGGAAGCGCAAGCAGATCGAGCAGACGCCAGGACTTTCCGTGTCGCGGGAGGGAATCAAGTTCGCGGACCTGGGCGGGTTAGACACGATCAAAGACTACCTGAAGTCGCTGATTGCTGGGCAGTCGCGTCCCAACGCCTGCATCTGGATCGATGAGATCGAGAAGCTGTTGGCCGGTAGTTCAGGCGACACCAGCGGCGTCACCCAGGACCAACTCGGCACGCTGCTGTCATACATGCAGGACAATCGCTGCACTGGGGTCTTGCTGGTTGGCGTTCCGGGTTCGGGGAAGTCGGCCGTCGCCAAGGCCACGGGCAACGAGGCGGGCATCCCGACGGTGAGGCTCGACCTGGGGGCGTGCAAAAATTCGCTGGTCGGCCAGAGTGAGCAGCAGCTCCGCAGCGCGCTGAAGGTGATCACGTCGATCAGCAACGGCACGACGCTATGGGTGGCGACCTGCAACAGCTTGGCGGCGCTGCCGCCGGAGCTACGCCGGAGGTTCAGGGCGGGGCTTTTCTATTTTGATCTGCCGCTGCCAGAGGAGCGAGCTGCGATCTGGAAGGTACACCGCAAGCGGCATGAGATCCAAGCAGGCGACAAGCAGCCAAACGACGACGGATGGACCGGCGCCGAAGTGGAGCAGTGCTGCGAGTTGGCTTGGAGGCTGCGCCGCCCATTAATGGAAGCAGCCAAGTTTGTCGTGCCGATCAGCCAGTCAGCGCCGGACCGGATCGAGCAGCTTCGCCAGCAGGCCGACGGGCGGTGGTTGAGCGCTTCCATGCCGGGGGTTTACCGTCGCAATCAGGAACCGGCGGTCGCAAGATCGCGATGGAGGACTAATGAACGCCAGTAAGCAAATCGCCCGGCTGCTCAACCGCATCGAAGTCCTGGAGAGGCGCAACGCATTGCTTCGCGCCGAGGTCGAGCGGCAGGCACACGGCGAGCAATTGCCGTGGACGAAGTTTGAGGTAGCCAACTTTGGCATCTTCGGCGACGGGCAAGTCATCCGCCATCAGGACTGTACGGTGTACGTCAACTCACGGTATCAAGTCAGCGTGTTCGATATGGGCGACAACACGATGGCGCACCTATCCAGCGGATCAAGAGAAGCCAATCGACTTGGAGAACATTTCAGCGGAGCGACTGGCAGCCTTCGCGGGCCTGGAGGATTAAATGGCAACGCTGTTTTTAATCGAGCGACCAAAGCACAACAGTCCAGCGATCCGCGACGCGGCCATTGATACGATCTTGCCCGAGGTCCTGTCATGGCTCCAGAAAGACGGCATCGCGGAAGATAGGCCCGAAGAAGTACGCGTCGATCTAGCCAACGCCTTGCATGGGCTGTCTGACGGCTATGAAGCGGCAAGATCGCTGGATCGCGACGGTTGGAGCCCCGACGCGCGATTGGTGGAGATATTAGACGGGTTTTCTTATGTAGAACATGCCGCGCATCGTAAGGCAGTCAAAGCTTGGGTCGTGGAGAGTGGCGAGTTTCTTAAACCCCAGTTTGAGGTAGGGCAGCAGGTGTCTTTCAAGCGTAACTTTGGCCGGGAAACCGTCACAGGAAAGATAGTATCTATCGATATGGAGAGCGCCACTTATACTGTTGAAAAGCCAGGCGATGGTATCACTAAAAACGGCTGCACGACGATTGGTTCAGTCATAAACTGGGAGGACGCGGAGGCAGCATAACCCGAACAGTTCTTGGGATCGGAGGTACGCGCCGGTCCCAGGTTCCCCAGGTCCGGTCAGCCGGGACTCGGCTGGCCGGGCCGCTCTTACAAAGTGAACGGTAAATCATGGGCGCACTTTGCGAACGTCGCACAGTCGGTGGCATCATAGAGGTTTGCTGCCATTACGTTTCATGGTGGTTCGACCTCGATGACGTGATGCTCACTGATGAACTACGAAAGAGATTGGAGGCAGAGGCGGAAGAACGAGCGAAAGCGATGATTATTGAAGGCTTCCATAGCGGCGACCTGTGCCACTTCTACTGTGAAGAGAAACCGCGCACGATTACCGGACGTTTTGCTAAAGGCGAATACGAATTGTTCGGCTGGTGGAGCATTAAGAGTTAATGGACACTGACAAGCTGCCAGCACAACCGACGGTCGTCATAGGCAAGGGCAAGCTACTGCCTCCTCCCGATGGCTGCTGCCGGATATGTGCCAGGGCGCACGCGCCGGAGATGCCGCACGACGCGCAGAGCGTGTTCTACCAGATGCGTTTCAAGATGCGCTACAAGCGGGAAGGCACTTGGCTTGACGCGATTTCACATTGTGCTGAGTATGTCCAGTTTCCTTGGAAGCGCGCCTTGCAGCGCGGCGGGCACTGGACGGAGCCGCCGGCTGGCGTGGAGCCAATCGCGGAAAGGATCGACGGGTGAGAAATGCCAGAGTGCGAAAACTGCTGTCGGAAATTTGGAACGATAGTGGGCGGTCTTTGTTTCGAGTGCGCAAATGACAGGAAGGCTTCTACGGGCAATGTTCCACCATCATCGCCAATAGTACCGCAAAGCCTGCCTCTGGTCGTCGCATGGTCATTGCACACGCTGGGAGGCAAGCCGGTGCTCAAGCTGGAATGCCGGGGCGGGCGGTATTACAAGACCGGCGAAGTGCTCAGCGAAGAGGACCTGGAGTGGTTGATCGACGGCAACGAACCTAAAAAACGAAAGTTCCGCGGCGCGGTGCGTTCCTGCCTGACCGACTGGCGGGACGGAAAGCACGTTTACGTCATGGAGATCGCGATTGAATACCACGCGATGATCGCGTCCGGGGAGTACAAGCCCAGGATGGTTTACAAGAGCCAGCCGAATGAGAACCTCAGACGCGACACCCAGGCAAGGCCGGCGGCAGCCAAAACGATCCCGCCGCAGCCGCAGAAGATCAGGCACATTCACCTCAGTGATGAGTGAAGCATGAAAACGGTAGCGATTGAAAATCCGCTGTACGACCTGTGGAAGTCGTTCGGTTTGGTTCGCGACCGTCGGCGGTGTCGTCCGCGTGGTCTGTAAGAAGTGCGGCAAGTGGATCGGCAATAAATCCCCGCCAGAGAAGCAATCTAAATGACCGCCAGCGGCTTGATCCTGTACGAAGGCCACAGCTTAATCGACGGCGAGTCAATCGTCTGCATTGCCACGGGCCTGAAGCAGCGCAGCTTGAACGCCAAGACCGGCCCGATGGTCCAGACTTGGATTCTGCGCGACGACGTCTCACCGGAGGCCGCAGTTGCAACTGGCGAAGATCGATCAATCTGCGGTGACTGCAAATTGCGCGGCGTAATCCAAAGGCTCCACAACCAAGAGCAGGTAAATCGCTTCCGGGGTTGTTACGTCTTCGTGCAGCAGGCCCCCCAAGCCGTCTGGGAAGCGTACAAGCGCGGCCTGCACGCGCCGGCGGCCACAGGCGATCTTGCAGGCCAATACGTCCGCGGCAGCTCGAATGCGCCGGCCATACAGGCTACACGCACCAATGGCGGGAGCGACGCGCCCAAGAGTACCGCAGCATGTTAATGGCCAGCGTGGAAAGCACGAAGGACGCAGCGGTTGCCCGCGCGATGGGTTGGCGCACCTTCCGCGTGGCGGTAACGGGTGAAGTCCCGGCCGCGGGCGAGTTTCATTGCCCAGCCACCGCAGAGCAAGGTCATCGCGAGACGTGCCAGACCTGCGGTGCCTGCGACGGTGCCGGGGACAATCCCGGTCGCGCCAACGTAATCATTTGGCCGCACGGTCCACCAGCGGCTGTCAAATCGTTCTATCGCACAGTGCGAGGCGATTCGAATGTGATTGTTCATCGCGAGCAGGCAAACGCTACCGACAGAGTGCTACTGGATGCGCTAGGGATGTCGGGGACCACCTCTGCGGCGGTGTTGGCGGACGCGACTGGTCGCAACCTGCAATCCGTGGCGACGCGGCTGTGGCACCTTCGGCAAATGGGGCTCGTGCGCAGAGTCGCGCGTGGGCAGTATGAATTGGCAAAGGAGCAAGCATGACAAAAACGCTGGGCGTGATTGGCGGGGGAGTTCTGGGACGCGCGGTAGCTCGCGGATTTCTGGAGCACCTTGAGGTCAAGGTATTCGACACGATCAAGGAGCGAGCGACGCATTCGCTAGAGGAAGCAGCGACGTGCGACATCGTGATGATCTGCCTGCCGACACCAGCCAAGCTGGACGGGCGCTGCGACACAAAAGCCATCGACGACTTCCTGGACGTGGCGTTCACGCATGAATGGTGGCGACCGGATAGCTGCTACGTCATTCGATCTACTACACCAGTCGGGTACACCCAAGATCAAGCTCACAGCACCGACTTTGAGCGACCGCTGCTCCATAGTCCGGAGTCGCTGACTGCACGATGTGCCTTGACCGATTTCCAGATTCCGGCGAGGAACATCATCGGCATGCCTGGAAAGGGACACTGGATGCCGGCGAGCCCAGTAATCTACGAGGCATTCAAGCGGCTGAAGTCTGTTTATGAAAATCGTTTTCCTGGCGTCCCGGTGCTCGACATGGATGCGCGAGAATCCGAACTGGTAAAGTTGGCGTGCAATTCATTTTTCGCCGCCAAGGTCACGCTGTTCAACCTGTTCGCCGAGATGGCCAAGGCTAAAGACCTGGACTGGGAGACCGTGCGCGCCGGAATCTTGAGCGACGGCAGAATTGCGCATGCTCACACGGCGGTTCCGGGACCGTCTGGGGAGCGAGGCTACGCCGGAAGCTGCTTGGATAAGGACTTGGCGGACTTGTATCGCTGCTGCGAGGACGCCGCCGTGGATGCGGAAATCCTGCGGCAAGTCCTGGAGAGAAACAAGCTCACGCGGTCAGAAGCCGGCCTGAAAACCGCCGAAATTTCGCTATTTTAGCGCTATTGACAAAGAACCTGGCAATCTGTAAAATAATCGCATGCGACAAGCGAATACCCTACAGACGCACGCAACCGACCGCTGGCGGGGACCAGCGGAGAGCCACAAGGGGAACCAAATGAGCCAACGCGAAATGAACCAGATTCTGATCGACGAGATCAACGACTACCTGCGGCTTTGCGACGCCGACTTAGCCGGCTATGGCTTGCGGCGGGAATCTCTAGAATACCGGCTCGAAGTGCTGCTTCAGGAGCAGGGCACCCATGCCGGCTACCTGCGGGGTGAGATTGCTGCCTTGGCATTGGTACGCTAGGCACGAACCTGACGGCTGCCGCCGGAACAGACGGCAGCCAGACGGCCCGCGCCTCAGCGGAAACCGACTGTCAGCGGATTACTGGCGGAGAGCACAAGGGAACCATCATGCAAGCCACAGCCAAGCGGCACGTATCGGATTTTTTCCCAATCCAGCCAGATGAAACGATCTGCGAGTTCCTGGAGCGGGTGGTCAGCGTCCGGCTTTCCAAGTACGAGTACAGCCGGTCGGGTTACGAGATCGACATCGCCAACACGCATGTCATTACCGACATTGCTGGCTACCGCTGGGACGACCAGTGTGCCGAGCAGCCGGAGCCGGCAGACGGGGCGGAGTTTCGGTTCTCGAAGTTCATCGGCGGACCGTTTTGCAGCAACTTCAGCATGCTCGCTCGCGCCTACCGCGAGGACGACGAAGTGGTATTTGAGGTGGAGTTGGTGTAGCCGACCCATGTCTCAGGGCAAGGAGGCCCTTATGATTACCGCAGCAGAATGGATTCTGGCCCTGACATTATCTCAGGTCGCGGCGGCACCGCTGGCCTGGGAACTTTGGAAAACGAGCAAGCGATGGCGGAAGTAAAGCAAGAGACGCGACTGGAGCAAATCCATCGCTGCGTGGCATGGATCGAGCGGAACCAATGCGCCGATGCGGTAGGCCAGATTGCGCCGTGCGACGTAACGCAGCCGATGATTTGGCTGGACAAAGTCGAGCACCTTAGACGTTTCTTTCCCGGCGCAGACGCAAAAGTCACGACGCGCAGCGGCACTAGCTACTATGAGGTGCTCGCGGAAGGCATCCGCTTCTTCGCCGTGGAGCACCATTGGGAAGGCGAAAAACAAGAGACCATGAAGCTTTAACAAAGGACCACCCCGTATGACGCTCGCCGCCGATGACCAAGCCGTATTCCCGAATTCAGAGGAAGCTGTTTTCGCTGAACAGCCCGATGGAACTATTGGGCCAGTGGAAGCATCGCCTGAACCGCAGCCCGTCACGCCCCAGGCAATCGCTGTCCAATTGCGCAAGGACATGAGCGCCGTGCGGCTGCACCGCGGCAAGTGGGGCATCAGCAAGAAGCTGGACCGGGACCAGACCGATCGCGCAGCCTTGGCGTTCAACGCGGACGGCAAGGCGCTGTCCGCGTCCAAGAAGATCGTCAACAGCAAGGACGACTGCCTGCGCAAGGTCAACGGCACGCTTGCCGAGGCGGTCCACTATTGGAAGTCGGTCACGATCCCCTACCCCGAAGATGGCGTGCGGCTGATCCGGCGGGAGCGGATCGACAAGTTCAACGAGACGATGACCGGCCTGCGCCAGCAGCTCCGCGCGGAGGCGCAGGAACTGGAGGCCAAGTACCAAGAGTTGGTCGAGGAGGCCAAGGGACGGCTGGGCGAGCTTTACAACGAGAACGACTACCCAGCCAGCGTCAAGGCGCTCTATCGGCTGGAGTGGGACTTCCCATCGGTCGAACCGCCCCCTCATCTGCTCGAAGTGGCACCGCAGGTTTACGCGCAGGAGATGGCCCGCATCCAGGCCCGCTTCGAGCTGGCGGTATCGCTGACTGAGGATGCCTTCGCGGACCAGTTCGCCAAGCTGCTGGAGAAGCTGACGCGGCAGTTATCGTTCGGCGAGCCGGAGATGGACCCAGCGACCGGCCAGATGGTGCGCAAGCCAAAGGCGTTCTACGAGTCCTCCATCGAAGGGTTGCAGGAATTCTTCGACCGCTTCAAGGCGCTGAACGTGGGAGGTTCCGAGGAGCTGGAGGCGTTAATCGCGGAAGCCAAGGCGGTTGTCGGGACGACGGACGCTAAGACGATCCGCAAGGACGTGGCGACGCGCGGCGCCATCGAGCACGGGCTGGCCGACGTGGCGAACAAGCTCAACCAGATGATGCAGGTGCGGCCGATCCGGCAGATGAATCTTCTGGACGAAGAATAGGTGCCACGAATGGATGTCACGGACATGCTGCGAAATCTGTGCGCGTTCATCGGCGCGTATTTCATGCTTTGTGGGATCGCCAAGCTGCACGTCGCCATCCGGGAGCGGCTCATTATCGCCAGGAAGTTGCGGGAGCTGGAAGCTGCCAGGGACCGGGCGATAATCCAGGAGCGATTGGCGGTCAAAAGAAAGAGGCGACTCTCGGTGCAATTCACGCGATACAAGGACAACTAACATGACAAGCGACGACCAGGAAACCACGCAAGAGCTAGAGCGGCAGTGGGTACGCCGGGAATCGGAGCTGGACTGGCTTTACTTCGCCGTGGCGGCTGTGTGCGGCGGGATTGTGTTGTTGGTTATCATCGCCTGTTTGTACAAGGGTAACTAGCGATGCAACCACTGACAATTCGCTTCCTCGAAGCCTACAAGGATCAACTTTCCCCGGACGTGCGGGCCAAGCAGGCGGTCATCGGTCCGGCGGGGACAGTGGAAGAGATCATCGAGGCGCTTGCTCGGCAGATCGAATCCTCGCCGACGGCGGCTGACATCGCTGCCAACCGCGCAGAGGTGGAGCGGTTCGTCGCGGGAGTCCTGGGGTTGGCGTAGTTGACGCAACGCCGTTCATCCTGTAAAATGCTGGCTACGATTTATCCCAAATTGCATTGCGACCTTCCGCTCTTCAGTCAATTGAGTACGCCGCACGTTCCCGCAATCGCTCACCTCGTACTCTGGCCAATCGGGGACTGGCTTCCATTGTTCTTCCATCAAATCGCCTCACTTCCATTTCGAAGCACTGTGCGAATAATAAAAGCTGGCGAGCATTGGACGCAACGAGAAGCAAGGGGTGAATTGTGAGCCATATATCTGAAATTTCGTTGGAGTTCAAGGATTTGGATTGTATCGACGCTGCGTGTAAAGAGCTTGGTCTTGAATTAGTTCGCGGCAAAACGAGTTACAAATGGTGGGGAAAATGGATGAAAGATTCGCCGCTGCCTCCGGGCGTCAAGGAAGAAGACCTGGGCAAGTGCGACCACGCCATCAGGATTCCGGGCAACTCCAAAGCCTACGAGATCGGCGTCTGCAAGCTGGCTAACGGCAACTACTCGCTGCGCTGGGACTTCTGGCAGGGCGGCTACGGCATGCAGGACAAGGTCGGCGCGAACGCTGGCAAGCTGAGCCAGCTTTATGGAGTGCATGTTGCGGCAAAGGCGGCTCGCAAGCAAGGCTATTCAGTCCAGAGAAGGCAATTGCAGGACGGAAGAATTCAATTGATGTGCAGTCGATAATTCCGGCAGGTCGCGTCTTGGCTCGCAATCGACCGGTCCGGAGTGTCAGGGCAGGCAACTGAGAAGAGGCAAATACAAATGGCAGCGATCATCATCACAATCGCGGATGGCGGCGCGACCGAGATTAAAGTCCAGGGCTGCGCCGGCCCGAGTTGCCAGAGCTTGACCGAGTCCATTGAGAAGGCGCTAGGAGTTAAGACCGCTGACGCCAAGACGCATGAGTACCACGCGGCAGTCACTCAGGGCCAGCGGGCTCAGGCTGGCGCGAAATGACCACAGCGATTCGGATGATGGTGATCGTTGGATTGTTGGTTGGATGCGCTGGAATTGTGCGGGGGATTCCGTCGCCGTGGTGCTACGTCGCGTGCCTCCTGCTGGGCGCAATGATTTATCCGATTGGTGACAAATGCTCATGACGATAAGCGAAGGCGGGCGCATCGAGCAGATCGCCGGGCACGGGCCGGACCTGAGCGGCGAAGGCCAGCAGCAGTTGCGGCGCGCGAGCTGGGTCGAGCCGTGCTCGCTGCCGCTGCGGCTGGCGTTCCACCTACTGCGGCGCTGGGAATGGTTGGCGACCTACATGACCGACGGCGATCCACACGAGGATTTTATTTCAGCCTGGACACGGTCCTGGCGCTGCCATTGGCGGGTGCGGATCATCGGCGGTCCGGTGCTCGCAGGCACGTGGCGCGACCGAGCAGAAGCCATCGCGGCGGAGGTCGCTTGGCTGGAGCGAGAAAGGTTCGGCGCATGACCGATCTGGAGCGAATAGCGGATTGCCTGCGCAAGCAGAGGGATATTTTCGGTGACGAACTTGTAGAGACACCACATCCGGCGACGGTGGAAGCAGTTTGCGAGGCCATTGAAGAGCTTTGCAGCCAACTGCGAGCGAACCAAGAAGATTCATACGGGAGCGATCTGTGATCCATTTTCAGGCAGGTGACCGCGTCAAGCTGGCCAGCATGAAAGACCCGTCGCCGATCCCGGTTGGGACTTGCGGCACGGTGCTCTCCAGCAATGCGATTGGCAATCCGCCAGACGACCCAGTCCAGTATTCCATCAAGTGGGATGCGCCGCACGACCGGCGCAGCCTGATGGCGGTCTGCCCGCCGGACGTGCTGGAGAAAGCATGATGCTGCCGAGAACGTCCACCCCAGCGACCAGGACTATTGAAACGCAGGTCAACGAAATCGTAGTGTCGTTCACTGAGGAACAGGTGCGGCAGGCGATCATGCGGCAATGGGGCAGCCATCCGGTCGGGCCGGAAGAATACACGATCCCGCAAAACGCTCGGCTGGTGGTTCGCGTCACCGAAGATGCTAATGGGATCAAAAACCATTTCGCATTGACCTGGGATGAGCCGATCAAATGAACCCGCCCGTCAACAAGCAGATGTGCAAGACCTGCCCATTCCGCGAAGGCGGGATCACCGATCTGCCACAGCACCGGCAAGGATGCGTTGACCAAGCGGATCGGACCAGCGGGACTCTGCCGTGGCGCCAGGGACTTGCAGCTCCGGTATTTCGCCATGATCGGATTCATTGAATCAGATACCGATGAAGCGTGGCAGAAGAAGTGCCGCGAAATGGGGTTAGCATGAGGCCAGCACTGTTCGAGATCGACGAAAACGAGAGCAGCGAGAAGCAGATCGTCATCCGCGACGCGGGGGACCACGCGATTTGCTCGACCGTCACCAACGACGCCGAGCGTGTGGTCGCCAAGCTCTATGGCATGGGCCGCTTGCTGCCCGGCCAGAAGTTGTTGTACTACGACAGCGAAGGAGAGTTGACCCAGTTACTTTGGTTCAGAGAGGGATATTTCGGCGGCTATGCGTCACCGGAAGCATGAGGAGCGCCAATGCCAAAATGGATGAAGCCCCAAGAGGAGATGCCGGATGTGGAAGCCGGCGACAGAATCCTGGTGATTGTCCGTGAGCGGGAGGAGGTTGAATCTCCTCTCGAAAACAAACTGCTCATCCTTGAAGCAACCGAAGACGGATGGTTCTCCCCAGACCCGGATTACGCCGGCTATTCAGTGACCGATGGCATCCTGTGGTCAGCGGAAAAAGACGTGTGCCAGATAGCGAACATCGTGTGAACAACTCGCATTGCCTGCCTTGTAGGTCGGCAGTCCCGGCGAAGCTACCTGCCTTGCCGAGCCGGGTTTTTGAATCAAGCTTTTTAATCAACGCGGGGAGCCTCCATGCCACAGTCCAAGCTACGAAACGGCCGCACGAAAATCCTGCTCTACAAAGCGGAGATGGGCCAGCTACACGCCTCGCGAGGCATCGCAGATTTCATCGCCCGCAATGCCGGGCAAGGAACTGCGCTGCAAAGCAAGGCAGCGGCGACGGTCGAGTGGATGGACGGGCTACTGAAGGCGCTGGAGCCGGAACCTGAAAGGCCGCTGCTGGAGCCGCTGGAAACACCGCCAGCGCCGCCGCCGGCAGCAGAACCGCAAGTGGAGCCAGTGACGCCAGCCAAGAAGGGACGCAAGCCGAAAAACGGCGACTCTGGCAGTGGCACGGGAAATGCTAACAGCTCCGGGTGAACCACGCGGCTGCTGATCTGCTCATTGCGATGGAGCAATGCCGCGAGGGATCGTGGCGGGCCAATCCCGGAAGGCCCCTTTGAATCAGATGGGAACAGAGGAGCCTCAGTTATGATCTGCGAACGCTACGAAAGCATCGACGCCGCCGTCCAGGGTGCCTTGGATCGGCTCAAGCACGGCGGCAACGGGCCAGACCACGTGCTGATGGACGCCACGGGGTCCATCCGTCCCACCGGGTTCATGGACAAGGGCTGGACTGAGTGCGCCTGCGTTCTGGTGGGCAACAACGGCTGGCTGCTGGGCTGCCGGCGCGCCTTGTACGACTCTGCCAAGGAACTGTGGCCGGGCAAGTGGGTGGCGGTGATCTGCTACGCCAACACGCCGCACCGGGTGGTGATCAAGCTGGCGCGATGACAAATTGGCAGCGGGTTTGTAAGATATCGGCATGGGAGCCACAACGAAGAAGAAAAGCAGCCGGTCAATTCTGCGGCGCGACAACCGCATTCTCAAAGCGTTCTCGTCTGGCATGACGACCCGCCAGATCGAGGAGCGGGAGGGCATCAGCCGCCAGCGAATCCATGCCATCCTAAAGCGGTTCTCCGGCCGCGCCAGCCCGTTTAAGAAGTTCGCCCGCGACCTACGAGCTAAGCAGGCAAGGGAGGCCCGCAAGGCTGCGCAGGCTTCCCAGCAGGCATGCCGCGAAGCTTTAGGCATTCCGCTTGCCAAGGTCGCGGAAGAACTAGGCGCCAATGCACGCTGTCTGCTGTTCCTCGTCCAGGACGGGCGAGTGCCATTCATCAACCGCTTCGGCTCGCGGTGGTACATGGACCAGCGCTCGGTGGACTTCCTCCAGGAATGGCCGATGAACGTGGGTGGGAAGACCGGCAGCGCGTTAGCGGCGGAGATGCGACGTGCCGCAGCAGAGCTAGACCCAGCATGTGCCGAGCGCCAGCGAGGAGCGAAGCCAGCCAAGCGTCCCAGGCGACCCAAGCGACTCGCGCAGATTTGGGACCGCACGGTGGGATCGGACGTGGGTCGCACGCTTCAGTTCTTCGCACATCTCGGCAAAAGCCAGATGTTCAAATTCTCCACGCGCATGCTGGCGGTCGTGTCCCGCATGGAGCTGCGCCGCGCCGTCCAGATCATGCGGCTGCTGGAGGAGCACAAGGTGCTAAGTCGCCACGGCGGCGGGTTCATCAGCTACGACCGACCTGTTGACGAGAAGTCATTGAGCGTGTAAAATACCGGCATGCTTACTTGCGGAATCTGCAATACGGGAATCGGCGACTGCACTTGCCCTGGTCGCGATGACCAACTAAGGGCCGTTGCGTACAACCCTGAAAGCCATGTCGCTTTCAAATGGTGCCGCAAGTGCGATAAGCACTACGCTCGTTGCCGCTGCGATCCACCGGAATTCTACGTCATTCTGGCTGGCAAGGATCAGACGACTCATTTCATGCAAGGCGTCACCACCCTCGGCGGCAATCGCATTGCCCCAGACCTGGAGAAACGATGAACAACGCAGATCGTCCGCACCGCAGCCCTTCCCAGATCGGTTCTTATCTCCGCTGCGGTGAAGCTTGGCGTCGCATCTACCTGGAGCACGAGCGACCGCCGCCGTTTATCTCCATGCTGACCGGGACCGGCATGCACAAGGGAGCGCAGGTCAACTTCGAGCAGAAGATCGAATCACACGTGGACCTGCCAGTGCCGCAGATCGTGGACGCAGCGGTTGCTGGATTCGACGCAGCCGTGGCAAAGGACGGCGTCACGCTGACGGACAAGGAGAAGCCGGCCGGGCAGGAAATGGCAGTCGGCGCAGCGCGCGACAACGTCGCCAAGCTGGCGGCAGCGTTCGCGATCATGCAAGCACCAGACTACCAACCGATAGCCGTTGAGCAGCGAGTACGAATCCCCGTGCCGCGGTCCACGCATGACCTGCTGGGCGTGATGGACTTCGTCGGGACCGTCCGTGGCGTCACTGGCCAACGGGTGCGCGATTGGAAGACCGGCAAGCGAAAAAAGAGCGCGGTGGACGCGGCTGAATCCACGCAGTTGACGTTCTACGCTGCGGCGCATCAGGTCCACTACGGTGCGCCGCCGGCTGACGTAGGCTTGGACGTGCTGATCATCAAGTCTAAAGGCATCGAGCGCCAGGAGCTTGTCGAGCAGCGAGACGAGAAAGACTTTCAGGCGCTGGCCGCGACGTTGAACACGATGGAGCGCGGCATCAAAGCTGGCATTTTCCTGCCGGCGGTGCCGGACGCCTATTGGTGCCGGTCATGTGTGTTCCGACCGACGTGCCCCTATGTCAACAACGCCCGCGTCGAGGCGGCAAAAGCGGCGGAGGAAGAGTGAGCGATCCCAAGGGCACCGCCGCGATCCCCGACTTCCAGACATGGATGGCCGAGACCTTCCAGCGGGTGGAGTCCGGTCAGTACATCGACGTATCGCGCAAGTACAGGCTGGTGATCAACCCAATCCGTTATCAGGTATCGCTGGACGCGGACCAAGCGCGCGAGCTGGCGTGGCAGTTGCGCAAAGCGTTCTGCCCGTGCTGCGGCGGCACGGGGTTCAACGAGCAAACCAATTCAAATTGCGAAGCGTGTTTCATGCCTTTCTGAAGGGATCGAACGATGCGGCGTTACAAAGACGGCTGCGGTCACGTTTACGAAATCCCGGACGAGTACGTGGAAGCCTTTGAGCGGCGCAGACGACCTCTGCTGATCGCAGCAATCGCACTCAAGCTGATCTTCCTGGCGGCGCTCTTGGCAATCGCCTGGAGCCGCCAATGACCGTTGAGCGATTGATCGAGTTTTTGAAGGATTGTGACCCGCAAGCAATTGTCAAAGTCCTTGGAGACGACGGCGGACATTTACCGCTCGCTGGCTTTGAGATTATGCCGGACGGATCGCTAGAGCTGTGGCCCGACGACGATGATGAAGATGAAGAGTAGCCAATTTTTAAGGAGCCTCCCAATGACCCAGACAGCGCAACGACCGCAGAACCAAATGCGAACCAGCCAGCCAGCGGCCAAGCCGGAATCGCCTCCCGATACGGAAGAGTCGCTTTTCCAAAAACTGCTCCAGCAGAAGCACACCTACACGCCATTCGGCGAGAGCGAGGAGATGACGCTGACGCCGTGGCACGTCCAGCAGTTCCTTGCGGTCCCGACAAAGCAAGGGCATCTGCCAACGGTTCAGGATTGCGTGAAGTTCTGCATCATGTGTCGTCAGCGACAGCTCAACCCGTGGGCTGGCGACTGCTACATGATCGGCTACGACACTGAGGACGGTCCCAAGTTCAGCGTGGTCACGGCGATCCAGGCGTTGCTTTCGCGCGCGGAGTTGAATGCAGCCTTCGACGGCATGGAGAGCGGCGTGGTTGTCCAGCGCGCGGAAGTTCTGGATGGAGGCAAGGCGACCCAGGTGATCGAGGAGCGGCAGGGCGACTTGACTCTTACGGGGGAAACGTTGCTTGGCGGCTGGTCTCGCGTGTATCGCAAAGACCGCAAGATCACGTTTTACCAGCGGCTCAAGCTTGGCACCTACGACAAGGGCAATAAGCAATGGAGAAAGGACGGCGCCGGAATGATCTGCAAATGCGCTGAGGCTGGCGCGCTGCGACAGGCTTTCCCCAGCGTCATCGGCGGGCTGTATCTACGAGACGAGATCGAGGCATTCGCAACGCCATCGGCACCCAAGCCAGCGAACACTGAAGGCGACGTCAACCTGGACGTGCTGACCGGGCATGCTCCGATCATCACGCCAGCGCCGGCAGTCGGCGAGGCGAATGGCACCGCGCCGGTCCACGACGGCACGGCCGGCGAGGACCATCCCGACGACGTGTCCCAGGAGGAGCAAGCCACCGGCGAAGCCGAGTCCAGCCAGCTCCCCAGCGAGGAAGACCTCCTTGGCTGGCTCCACGACGTGGACACCGCGCAGACCAACGGCGCGCTGGACAAGCTGGCGAATGATCCCGGCCTGAATGCTTTATCGCCCAACGTGCGGGACAAGATTCTCAGGTCCATCGGGGAGCGTCGGTCGCAGCTCAAGGCCAAGAACGGCGGCGGCAAGCAACCAGCGCTGCCAGGGGCGCAGCAATGACGAACGAACAGCTCGATCAGCATCTCGGCAGGAAGCTTGTGCGCCTGGATTATAATTTCAGCGTCAGCCCCGCCGTCGCGGTGATCATCGAATCTGGTCAGGACGAGCACGAACTAGCTAAGTCGCTGACTGAAAAGATCGAGGTTGCGCTACAGGAGTTGACGCTGTTCCACGAGTTCTCGTGCAAGCGCAGCGAGACCTTTGGCTGCGTCTCTGTGCTGAGTAGCGCGGTGATCGTTCCGCACGCCGAGCGGACTGCCGCCGCGCTAAAATCTTGGGATGACCTGGCCAATGCGCTGGCACCGGGATTCGAGCGGCAGCGGTCGGAGCTTGCAGCCAAGCACGCCAGCGATCCCAACAATGGGACGCTAGGTTGGTGGCGCGTCGAGGGCCTGCGTCATTCGGCTCTTGTGCGGGCCAGCAGCGCCGCCGAGGCGATCAGCAAGGCGTCCTGTGCGGTCGATCCATCCTGGGAATCGCCGGGCGCCGAGTTCATCGGCACCGAACTTCCAGACGTGGTGTCCTGCTAAAACTCGAAATCCAGAAAACGCCATAACTCTACACGGCGTTTCGCTTTGCGCTATACAGAAACTACAATTTCGCTCTATTGACAGAAGCATCTGCAATCTGTAAAATAATGGCATGACGCGAGCGAATACCAAGCAGGGAAACGAACCACGAACCACAGAGCCAGCAATGAAAGTCAGGATCATAGGAAACGAACAGATCGGATACCGCTTAGTACGGGCCGACAATAGTCGGGTGGTCGGATTCGACCGCCTATACAGCGGTGTGACGCAAATCGCGTATAGCAATGGCTGGAAAATCATTCGGTAAATGCGGCACGGTCCGCAAGCCGCCCACGGGCATCCAGTGGGAGAGCACAAAGGGAACCGGATGAACATTATTTATCTTTCAACTGACCGAAGGCACGCTGAAGCATGGAACAATGGAAACCGCTGCCGCACATCATCCATCGAAGTCAATGGACTGGCAAAGGCAGTCGCGGACTGTGTGGAATACCTGCAATCGTGGAGCGGGAGAGATGTAAAGATTGGGCGAGATGTAAAGATTGGGCGAGATGTCGAGCAGGCACTAGCCGCCATTTATCCCGGATGCGATCCAGATAAGCGATGCGTGCACGGGGAAAAGTGGGGCGGTGGAACCTGTAAGCATTGCGACAGCTACAACAATCGGCTGGGCAACCAATGAAACCAATCTGCGTCAAGTGCCAGCGGTTCTACCGCATTGAGCGGAACGGAACCCCGTTCGTCGAAAACATGCCAACCAGCCCGGCGGTGCCAGCCGGGACTGAGCGGCCCGATTTATGGACAGCGTACAAATTGTGGCTCGGCGACCTCTGGAAGTGTGAAGGTTGCGGATCGCAGATCATCGTCGGCACTGGAGCCGATCCAGTAGCAGAGCATTTCGAGCCGGACTTCGCATTCATGCGAAATCTGCACGGCGCGGAGATCCAAGTCAACGATTGCTAAATCGGCGCTGCCGGCGGCCGTTCTCAGCCGGCAAGAGTTTCATGGGGAGCCTCAAGCATGAAGAAAACCAAGACGGCACCGAAGCCGCAGAAGAAGCCGGACAAGACAGCCAAGCCGCTGGTGTTCAAAGCCGGGGACGCGGTGGAGTTCCGCTTCACGGAGGGCGCGCCGCGCCCGGAAGGGGACGCGGTGGTCCTCAAGGCGGACGCGGTGAGCAAGGGCCGCATGATGTACCTGCTCGAAGTCAAGCAGGTGCTGGTCGGCAAGCCAGACTCGCTGCGCAACCCAGATGGGGAGTTGTGGGCGCAGGACGGCGAGCTGTTCAAGCTGGGAACGCGGGCCAAGGTTCCGCCGGTCGTGCCGCTGGCAGACGTGCGGAAAGAAACCGCAGCGGCGGTCAAGGAGAAGCCGCTGGCCAAGGGGATGCCGGCAGGCTTCAAGGAAGCCAAGGCGAGCACGGGCGGCGCCTTGCTGTTGTTTCGCGCCGGGCACGTCCTGGAGGCGTTCAACGGCGACGCGGCTATTCTGGTCTCGGTGCTCAAGGCGGACCTCCAGCAGCGCGATGAGGTAGGGTTCGCCGAGATCAACGCGGATGACCTGGAGGCGGCGCTGGCCAAGTTGGTCAAAGCTGGTCACCGTGTTGCGATCCTGGAGCAGGTCGAAGGCAAGGAAGCAAACGTCGTCGCGGAGCCTTCCAAGGAAGGCAGCCGGGAGAATCCGATCCCGGCAGGCAAAGCGGCGACGGCGGCTGCCTGCGTCATCCTCCACGAGGAAACCAAGGGGCGATGCGACCTGATCATGCTGGCGGGCAAGTATCATAACGGCCACCGCAAGCAGATCATGGTCAAGCTGCTGGGACGGGAGCCAAAGCACGACGAGTACGGCGTCCATGACCTACGGCGGGCGTTCGCCCAGGCAATGAAGCTCGACTGCCCCAGCGAGGAAGCGGAACTCGAGCGCATCGCGGAGCGGTGCATCGAGATCGTCGCGGAGATCGACAAGCACGAGCAAGCCTTGGCGGAAACCGGCGCGCCGGTCATTGCCAAGCAAGTCCAGCGGGAAGAAGCTGCGGAACCAGCCGAAGAAAATCAGGCCAGCGCCGGCGCGGCCAATCCAACCACCCCAGAAGCAGAGGAAGATTTCATGGCGAAGGCATCCAAGAAAGCGTTGAAGAAGACCGGCAAGGAACCGAAGGTTGAAAAGGCGAACGGCAAGCCGAAGGCGGATCGTGGGTTGTCCCTGCTCGACGCAGCCCACAAGATCTTGCAGGGGCGGACCAAGCCAATGACGACCAAGGAGCTGGTCGCCACGGCGCGTGAGCGGAATCTCTGGACGAGCCCAGCGGGCAAGACGCCCGAGGCGACGCTCAGCGCGGCGATCAACACAGAGATCAGCAAGAAGGGTAAGGACAGCCGGTTCGAGAAGCCGGAACCCGGAAAGTTTCTGGCAGCGAAGTAGCTCGCTAGATTGCGGCTCAAGCCTCCGGCTGGCACAATGCCTCCGGAGGCTTGTTGATTGCGCGGAGCATTCGCGGGCTCTTCTCTGCTTTTCTGTGGCACACAAAGCAGAGTGTGATCAAATTATTCAGAGCATTCGCCCGACGCCAGTTGCCTCGGAATCTTCCATTAGGCTTGCGATGGTGGACGTGAATGTCTCGTTTTCCTTGCACTCGCTTTCTTCCGCAAAGCCTGCATGTATAGTGATCTCTGATCAGCGCCTTGCTTCTTTGTCGTCTCCAATTCGGACCGTAATCTTGTCTTCGACCGCCTCCTGTCGTGAATGCTGGATTGTTCGATCCGATGATAAATCTCGCACGGCACTTCAGGTTGCAGTAAAATCGGCGTTGCCTTTTTGCCTTCGACGGATACACTCGCAATTCCGCGTGACAGAACGTGCATTGGACTTGCACCTTTTTAGCGCCGGCTCGCTTGGCTACGCTGTGACATTTTTGAGAGCAATAAATGTTCTTAGTAAAACGGGACCGCTTTCGCACAACATCCTTGCCGCAAATACTGCACGAACGCCTCTCGAATGAAAGCCTACCTGCGGCTGCACATCGCTTGGAACAAAACGTCGCGGCAAACTTAGCGAGCCTCCATTTGTGAATTATGAACAATCCACCGCAATGCGAGCCCCCGCTGAAGCTTGTATGGATGTCGCCATCGGACTTGGCCGAGAATCCACAAAACTGGAGGACTCATCCGGAATCGCAGGCGGGAGCGTTGTCGGAGGTGATCGGAGATGTTGGGTGGGCTGGCGTGTGCTTGGTGAATTCCAGGACAAACCGTCTCATCGACGGTCACTTACGAAAGAAGATCGCGCTCGCCCGTGGGGACGAGCGAATCCCTGTCTTGATCGGGGATTGGAGCGAAGAGCAGGAGAAGCGAATACTCTTAACTTTGGACCCAATCGGGTCTATGGCGACAGCGTCCAAAGAGCAGCTCGACGCATTGTTGCGAGAGGTGTCGGCGAGCGGCCAGGACACAGCTCGCATGCTGCAGGGGATCGCGAAGGCGAACAAGATCGACTGGGCGGCCATCGCTACAGCTAACCCAGCGATCACAGCAGGGTTTCCAAGCGGCCAAGTTATTGAGGATGAAGTGCCGGAGCCTCCGGCGATCCCAGTGGTTCAGACTGGAGAGCTATGGCTGCTCGGTGAGCACAGGCTTCTCTGTGGAGACGCAACGAATCCAGAGGACGTTCAGCGAATCTTAAATGGCAGCAAGGTCTCCTGCGTCTTCACCGACCCACCCTATGGGGTCTCTGTGGCGGCGAAGAACCGTCTGCTAAACACCGTCCAGCCTTCTGGACGGTGTTTAGCAGACGTCGTGGACGACGATCTATCTCCCGAAGATTTGGAGGCGCGGTTACTCCCTGCGTTTGTCAATATCCGAGAGCTTGCGATGGCTGACGACTGCACGGTTTTCCTGACGGCTCCCCAGGGAGGGGAGTTGGGTATGATGATGATGATGATGCAAAAGGCGGGCCTGAAGGTTCGTCACGTTTTGATTTGGGTCAAGAATCAGCCGACGTTCTCGATGGGGCGGTTGGACTACGACTACCAGCACGAGCCGATCTTGCTGACATGGCTCGCGCGTCACAAGCGACCAATGGCGGGCCAGCACCGGACGAGCATCTGGCCAATCAACAAACCAAGAGCATCTCCAGACCATCCGACGATGAAGCCTGTTGCTCTTTACGCCAACGCCTATTTGAACAACAGCGACCAAGGCGATTGCGTTTTTGATCCCTATTGCGGGAGTGGAACCGCATTCGCCGCAGCGGAGCAGGTAGGGCGGAAATGCAGGGGAATCGAGGTCGAGCCAAAATACTGTGATGTGACACTCCAGAGGTGGCAGTCGCTAACTGGCAAGCAGGCAATCCGCGAGGATGGGATCGCCTACGACACCCTCCGAGCAGAAGCCAACTTGACGCAGCCAGCGCCAATCAGCTAATTTATCTCTTCGTCCCGCTAAGCCTCAAAGCCTCGAATGACCGGCCTCATGGGTTGGCAAAGGAACCGCAAGAAGCAGCGCCATCACCGGCGCGGCGGCAAGTCGGTTCATTCAGACCAAGAGCCACGATCTTATTCACGCAACGGCCGGGGTGGCGGGCGTCGCAAGTACCAGCATGCCGAGCGCGTGGCAAGGGAAATCGACGAGAAAGTTCCCGCCCCAGGTGGTGACCGGGTCATAGTCCCGACGGCCGCCGGGCCAGAAATACCGCCCGTGGTTGCACAGGAGCCGCAAACGGGCGTTGCAGCCGACAATTCGGCTATCGGGGCAGGGGGCGACCCGCCAATGCCGAACACGGCACTTCTGGAGTCCCAAAGCCAAGTGGTGCCGGACACGCGATTGCTTAGGCGTGCCGTGCGGGACAAGCGGTTCAAGACCCCCAAGGAGCTAACGGAGGGCGTGCTTCGCAAGTTGGGGCACCAGGCGTTGGGGCTACCGTGGCGGAACCCGGTGACCGGCGAGGAGGAAAAAAGCGGCCAGTACACGCCGGCGCAATTGAAGGCGGCGGCAGACACGCTGATCGGCGTGGAGCGGATGAACCAACATGACGAGCACCATGACGACCGGCAGGAATACGACGCCAAGCGGCTGGAGTATTACGACCGCGCGCTTGCCTTGCGTGCCAAGATGCCGATCCCGCTGATGGGTGCTCACATGCACCGGGACGCAGACGGGTCCACGGATGTTTCGGTCATGGTTTACGTTCCGGACAACGGGCGCGACCCGGACGGCATCGAGCCGGTTGACATGCCACCGGAGCTGCTGGAGTGAACGAGCCAGCCAAAATAATCGGACCCCAGAAGGGACCGCAGACGGTTTTCTTATCGAGCAACGCCGATATTGCTGTGTACGGCGGTGCTGCTGGCGGCGGAAAGACTTTTGCTCTGCTGATGCAGCCGTTGCGGCACATCAAGAATCCCGGCTTCGGAGCCGTGATCTTTCGGCGCACGAACCCGCAGATCGTCGCCGAGGGAGGAATGTGGGACCAGTCCCACCAGCTCTACAGCTACATCAAGGACGCCAAGCCTTACTACGGGCAGTCCCGGCAGTGGGTGTTCCGCAGCGGAGCGAAGATCACCTTCGCGCACATGGAGCACGAGAAGAACAAGCAAGACTGGGACAGCTCACAGATTCCGCTGATCGAGTTCGACGAGCTGACCAGCTTCTCGGAGAGCATGTTCGTTTACATGCTGACACGCAATCGCTCGACGTGCGGCATCAAGCCATACATGCGGGCGGCGTGCAATCCGGACGCGGAATCGTGGGTCGCCAAATGGGTGGAATGGTGGATCGACCAGGACACCGGTTATCCGATCCTGGAGAGGTCGGGGATCATCCGGTGGTTCGTGCGCGACGGCGACACGATGCTTTGGTTCGCCGACAAGGCACAGGCGGTTCATTGGCTGCTGGCAAACCGAGAGTTCAAAGGCGCCAAGACGCCGCAGGAGCAAGCGGAGGCAATTCCAAAGTCGTTCACGTTCGTTCCCGCCAACCTAGACGACAACAAGATCCTGGACACGATCAATCCAGAGTATCGCGCCAACCTTTTGGCGATGACCCAGGTGGAAAGGGAGCGGTTGCTCAAGGGCAACTGGAAAATCCGCCCATCCGCTGGCCTGAAGTTCCCGCGCGACAAGTGGGTGACGACGATCCAAGGCAACCCAATCATCGCGGTGCCGCCGGGGCTTCGCTTCTTGCGGTTCTGGGATAAGGCATACACCGAGGGTGGTTCCGGGGCGCGAACGGCAGGGGTGCTGATGGGAGAATTGTCCATCCACCAAGCGCGCGCCCAAGGCTTGCCGCAGTTCTGGATCGTTCACGGAGAGGCGGGAAGGTGGGGCGACGCGGAGCGCGAATCCAACATGCGCATGCGGGCGGACATGGACCAGAAGATGTACGGCAACGTCATCATCGGGATCGAGCAGGAAGGCGGCGCCGGCAAGCAGGCAGCCAGAGCATCGGTCGTCAACCTTGCCGGCCATTCGGTCTATTCAGAACATCCGACGTCAAAAAAGCATCTCCGCTGGACGCCGCTCGCCAGCCAGCAGCAGATCGGAAACGTGGCAATCGTCACCGACGGGTGGGACTGGGCGCAATTCGTCCGGGAGCTGGATGCGCTCGCTGGCGACGAGGACCTCGACAAAAACAAGCTGCGAGACTATGCCGACGCCGCCGCCGGCGCTTTCAAGGGATTGACCAATACAACAGGAATGGTGCTTGGCGAATTGATGTGCAGCGGCGACCCGGAAGAAGAAGCCGAATCCAGGCGGCCATTCACTCCAAAAGAGATCGAGGAGCTACCCGATGACCTGCGAGAGCTGATCGAAGAAACCAACGCCGTGGTCAAGGAGCGAGGCGAGCACCGCTGGAACCAGGACGACTGGTGATTGCGGCGGCACTGCCAAGCTGTAAAATGCTGGCTCAAAGGAGCCTCACCCATGTCAGAGATTGACCCGAATGCTGTTGGATCGTCCGAACCGCCACAAGCCACCGGCAAGCCTGCCGACGTCAAAGGCAGAACCGTCGGCATCAAGAAGTGCGATTCCTGCGACGGCGCGCACGAGGGCGTGGCGATGCAAGCCTTCGTCCGCCAGAACTCGCCGTTCACCCATTGGTTCACGTGCCCGGTTACGGGTGATGCAGTGCCGGTTTCATTGGTCGGATTGACCAGCGGCGACGCGATCAATCTGGAAAGCCGCGTGCTCCAGCGGTTCGTCGAGGCACAGATCTCCGGGCGCTACGTCGTGCTGGTATCCTTCGTTAATGCTGAAGGCAAGCTGATGTTCAACTGCATCAATAACCATCTTCCGCACGGGGATTACTTCGGTGAGCCGGGGCGTAAGGGGTTGTTCGACCTAATCCGCGACGCTTTCGAGAACATCGTTGGTCCGCAGCAACCCAAGGAAATGAAGCAGGCGTCTCCGGTGCCGGTCAGCGCGGGCGTCATTCCAGGTCTGGAGCCGAACATCAACCATCTTCCAGGCTAACAATGCGAGCAGCATGGAAGGCGGCATTTCACTCCGTGATCCGGTTCATGGCATGGCTACTGCGACGCGCCGCCGATGAATCGCTGGTAATACAATTGGCGGACCTGCGCCAAGAGCTGGCCAGCGAGAAGTCCAAGCGAACCATCGTAGAATACGAGGTCGAGCTGCTCCACGGCAAGCTGCGGCGCATCCAGGAGCACGACAAAACCGACGCGGAAATCTCTGTCATCCGGCGCGGGTTAGTGCGCCGCGAAGAGGAAGCGAGGCCCGAATGATCACCGCAATCCTGATTGCCCAGGTGCTGGGATTCGTCATCGGCTGCGGGCTTGCGCTGGCGGCTTTCTTCTATATCGCCTATAAACTCTCCAGGTGAGCTAATCTCCCTGGAGAGCAGTCATGGGATTCGCCGAATGCAAACAGCGCCGTGATGGCGAACTGATGGTTGTTGAGCGCCGCGCCTATTCCAGCGGATCACCCGGCGGGCTGTCTGAAATGATCAGCGGCACTGGGGGCGCGATCAACCTCGCGCAAGGCTACCGCCAGCAGGCGAAATCCCGCGAGGCGATGCGCCACTTCAAGGGCTGGGTCTGGTCCGCGACCACCTTGATTGCCAAGCGCTGCGCCGGGCAGCCGTGGATGGCGGGGCACTATGAAGAGTCACCACCCGACGCCGGCAAGCGTCCCGGCAGGCTGGGAATCAAGCGGTATATGCGGTATGACAAGGGGCTGATTCCCAGGCTCCAGCGCAAGGCACCCCAGCACGCGGAAGTCGAGCCGGACCAGAACCATCGCGTGCTGTGGGACTTGGATCGTCCCAATCCACAGCAGGGCAAGTTCGAGCTAGTCTATTTCTCGGTGCTCAACCTGCTGCTGACCGGGGAGTGGTTCTGGGTTGGCGGCATCAAAGAAGCGGACGACGATACCGACGCGGAAGACGACCGCCAGGTTGGTGAAATGGAAGTATGGGCGGTCCCATCCGCGTGGATGTCGCGCGATGAGGAGACGGGCGGCTGGAAGATGCAGACGGGCATTGGCGCCGAGGAGATCAAGCTGCCCAAGGAGAACGTGGCGCGCGGCTACTTCCCGGACCCCAGCGATCCCAAGGGCTGCGGCTCGCCGCTGGCATCTTGCATTCAGGCAGTGCGGATCGACGAGTACATCCTTTCCAGCCAGGAACAGAGCTTTGCACGCGGCATCGACCCCAAGATTGCGCTGGTCGTCGGTTCCCAGCCAGGACCGGACGGTGGCAAGGGCACGCGCCCCAGGCTGGTAGGCGCCCAGCGCCGGCAGATGATCCGCGCCATTCGGCAAGTGTGGTCCCAAACGGTCAATGCGGGCGACCCGGCAATTTTGGATGGATTGATCGAGGACATCAAGAAGCTCCAGTTCGCGCCCAACGAAATGGATTGGCAAAACTCCGGCAAGATCATCAAGGACCGGATCATGCAGACGTTCGGCGTCAATCCGATCACGCTGGGGGAAGTCACGCCTGCCAACAAAGCGCAAGCGGTCGTTGCCGAAACAAACCTTTGCACCAACGCATTGAATCCGATCATCGAGAACCTGTCCTGCGCAGCTTCGGAGTTCTTCACGCCGTTCTATGACGATGGCAGCAAGCTGGCAGTCTGGCTGGAGAAAGCCATTCCCAAGGACGATGAGCGGGAGGACAGACAATGGTCAGACGCACGCAAGAACGGCGACGTCACTGGAGAAGAAGTCCGCCAGCGTTTGGGATTGGAGGCAAAAGAGGAAGCGGAACGCAGCGTGCTACTGAGCAATCCCCAGGCGATGACGACGGTCGCCAATATCGCTGCGCAGGTCAGCGGCGGAACGCTGGAGCGGGAGGCGGCGGTAGCGATCATCGCCGAGTTCTTGCAGATCGCGCCGGAAGTCGCCGAGAAGATGATCCCGGAGCAGGGCGAGCCACCGGCAGCACAACCAGAGGCAAAGCCGCTTGGCGGCAGTGACGGGAAAAACTCGGCCGCAATGCGTTCGCCTTGGTCGATACGTGCGGTGAGCTTAAAGTCTTTCCGTGGCAAGATTGCCAGGGAGTTCGTCAAGTCCGCGCACGCGGCACAAGCAGATCGCCTAGAGCGTTCGATGGCGGCACCCATCGCCAAGTGGGTCAGCGACTCGGTCGATCACGCGATGGCCGGGATATTCGGTGCGCAATGGCTGCCCAGGCCAACCGAGGCCAAGGCGCAGGCAGACGCGCTGCTGGCGGCGCATTTCAGCGTGGACCGATGGACGGGCGAGCTGGCGAAGCTGCTGGGCAAGCCGTCCTCTCGCGCGTTCGTCGAGGGAGCCATCGCCGAGCACCGCATGGCACAGGCAGCGCTGCGGCGCAGGAACCGCGACAAGGCAACCGCTGGCGAGTTCGCGTCCGAAGTCACCGGGGAAGTCTGGTTCGACGTGGATATCCCGGAATGGATCATTTCAGCAGCGCGAGCGTTCTTGGATGCGGCGTTCAACCAACCCTATTGGCTAGAGGTGGCGCAGACGACGCTCAACGACATGGCGATAGCTCTCGGCAATGCCATTTTTGAGGGCAAGAGCATCCCGCAAATTCGAGACGCGCTGATCGAGCAGTTCGGCTCGGCATACGGCAAGGCGCGAGCGACTTTGATCGCACGGACGGAAGTCGGCGGAGCGCTGAATGCGGGTGCCATCGCTTCGATCAAGCACACCTACGAGGGAACGGACCTGAAGCCAACCAAGGTCTGGCAATCGGTGCTCGGGCCAACGACGCGGGAGGAGCACGCGGACGCGGACGGTCAGGAAGTTCCCGTCGATGACAAATTTACCGTTGGCGGTGAGCTATGCGACCATCCCGGTGATGTTAGCTTGTCAATTGGAAATCGCGCGAATTGCCAATGTTTCTGCACAGCAGGGCTGGTAGGCGCAGAACTATCAGACGAGGATGCGCAGCGGATCGAGGAAAGCATCGAAGAATGATAGACGCACTAGTCGGTCATCTCGTCGGCGATTATCTGCTCCAAAATGACTGGATGGCGGCAGGCAAAAAGCGGTCGCACTTTATTTGCGCGGTTCACGTCGGCATTTACACGGCGGCTGTTTGCATCATGGCACAGTGGCCGCTCTGGACCATCCCGGCAGTCTTCATCCCGCATTTCCTGATTGACCGCTGGCAATTCGTGCCGTGGTACATGAAAACAATCAGGCAGCCGTTTATCGACAACAATCTTTGACCACGGAGCCATCGGCGGCTCCATGAAAACGTGTTTCACATTCTCTGCCTCTGGATCACTTGGAAGTTCACGTGAAGCCCTTCGACATTGCCGCGATCATCAACGACGCCGAGTACATGCGCTACGTGCGCAACGTGCTGCGTCCGGCACGCATCGGCGGAATGCGGCGGCGAGCCATTCTCGCGGCGCTCTATCGCGCGTGGCAGGCATCCGGCTTGCCGTCAATCACCGGCGTCGAGGTCGGCGTCAAGCACGGCACCATGTCACACCAGGTTCTGGCGCACCTTCCATGCGTCTCCAAGCTGGTCATGGTGGACCCCTGGGAAGAATACCCACAGGACCACAAGGACCGCGCCAAGTACAACTACGCCAGCCGGGACAACTCCGCATGGGAGCAGCTCTATCGCCGGGCTTCTAGTCACGTGGCGCAGTTCGGCGACCGCGCGGACATCTGGCGCATGACCAGCGTGGACGCGGCACGCAGATGCTTCGAGTCACAGGACCAGCATTTCTTCGTGTACCTAGATGCGCGGCACCAGTACGACGACGTTCTGGAGGATTGTGAAGTCTGGTGGGATAACGTGCTTCCGGGCGGCTTGCTCTGCGGGGATGACTTTTACCCGGCAGGACATGATCGCCGCCCAAGCGCCATGCAAGTGAGCACGGCTATCGAGGAGTTTGCGCGGCGCAAGGGCCTGCCGGTGGTGCCTCTGCACCGCAACTTCTTCATTGCTAAACCGCTAGTTGACGGTTGATAGCGGAGTCTGTAAAATACACGCGCTGCCAAGACCATTACCCGCGATGACCGTCGGGAGCGTGACAGCCGGCAGCAAGTAGGTTTTCGGGGGCTGTCAGCGCTGAATCCTTGCACGCCAAGCCTGCCGAACGGTCACGCTACTTGCCGAGGCACCCAGGCTGAACGCGCAGTGCCGCGAGATCTTGGCGCGTCTCCAGCAGGGGCGGGCCAGCAACCGAGAGTTGGCGGCAATTGCGCTGAAATACACGGGCCGGATCAGTGACCTGCGCAAGCCGTCAGCGGGCGGTCACAAGATCGTAGTCGTGGAGCGAAATCGAGAGACCGGACTAACGTGGTATGAGCTGCAACCATGAAAATTTTGGTAATTATCCCAGCCCGCCTGGACAGCAAGCGGCTGCCGCGCAAGCTGCTGCTGAGTGAGACGGGCAAGCCGCTGATCCAGCATGTAATCGAAAGATGTTCGCAATCAGTGATCGGACGCACTCGTGACGACCTTGGCCGGTTCAACATCGTCGTCATGTCTCGCGATCCTGAGTTGCTGAGCATTGCCGGAGAATGCGGCGCGGCGGTATGGCTGTGCATTCGCGAGTATCTCAATGGAACAAGCCGGGCAACGGAGCTGTTTGAAGATTGCGCCGTCTGCCTGGGCTGGGACGTGGTATGCATCGTCCAAGCCGACTACCCAGAAATCCATCCCGAGCTAATCGACCAAGTCATCAGCGAGCTAGAGCGGCATCCCGAATGGGACTGCGCGACGGCGGCAGAAAAACTAAACATCGCGAATGCGGACGCGCTGCAATCGGCGGATCGTGTCAAGGTTCTACTGACCCCTGACGGGATGGCGGCGGACTTCACGCGGCACCCGCTTTACGACCTGCGTCTGCGATTCAAGAACGGAAATTACGTCGTAGCAGGCCCGCACGTCGGCATCTACGCTTATCGCCGGGACGCATTGCTCCGCTACGCAGCCGCCGGCCCGTGCGAGCGAGAGGTTAGCGAGTCGCTGGAGCAACTGCGGGCGCTGCACCTGGGAATGCGAATGGGCGTGGTGCTGACTGGCCATGCACCGGCAGGCATCGACACCCGCGAGGACTATGAAGCGTTTGTCGCACGCTGGAAGGCAAAGCAATAAATGGTCACGCGCGATGACATGCTGGTAGCCTCAGACCTGCTCCAGGATCGCGGCTTTGACTCTGCGGCAATGCTGCTGCGCTGGCACGCGGAAGTGATGGAGCCTGGGCACGAATACCAGGACGATGCGTGGCGACAGGACTGGGAGCCGGATTTGTCATCGTCGAGCGAGTCAAGCGAATCCAGCACCAGCGAGCTAAGCACCAGCACGAGTTCCACGCCGAGTTCTTCTAGCAGCACCAGCAGTCCGATAAGTTCATCTTCAGACCCGCCAATGCGCAGGCAGCGAATGCGAGCACGGCGGGCAACGGCTAGGCGAAGGATCGGGCGACGATAATGGAAAGTCTGAAAGTAAAACGGGACCATGATGCAGCAGCGCAACGTTTGATAGACGATTTGTCACAGAGTCTTGTCTCTGCCGAACGGAAGATAAAAGAAACACTGGCACTGGCACGCCGGCACAGCTCACCTGCGACGAATCCCGGTGCGCACGCGCTGGCGAACAAGATCATCCAAATCCTGGAGGAGCCGTGACCAATAATCCTACGCAAATCAGCATGTCGCTCTTGCGGGCGCTAGGCATTCCAGGAGAGCGAATCCGCTCAGTAGATCTGCATTTTGATTTCTCCGGAACGCTGCCAGTAGCCACAGTGTAGAATATCTCCTTACAAAGCAGCAGGCAGATGCCGTCGGTGCGGTGGTAAAGAAATTCAAGTTGATCCCGATGGAGCAAACCGAACGATGCCAAATATGCGGGACTGACCCCGTTGCATTTATTGGCGGCATTGCTGCATTTTATGCCGAAGGCCACGTTGACCAGGATGATCCCGAATATCCCAAACCGCTAAATCACAAATGATGCTCTACAGCTCCAGCGAGATGCTTGGCCTCGTGGCCAAGGTGTACCTCCAGCAAGCGTCCTTAGTCATCGGCAAGGCAGCCAAAAAAGCCGGCAAGCCGGTGGGCCAGTTCATGGACGCCGCGCCCGAGGTGGCGAAGCGCGGGCTGAAGCTGACGCGCACGCTTCACAAGCGGTTCGAGCGAGGCGACTACCGGCACACCGAGGCGGAGCTGGCGATGCTTGAAGCCTACTGCGAGTGGCTGATCGACACGGCCCAGACGCTGGGCGGGCACCCGGTGCGGGAGTTCAAGATCAACCGCGCCAGCATGATGCAGCACCGGCCGTTGGACCGGACCTATGCCGAGGTCATCGGCGCAGTGAGGCAACTGTGAAAGGGATATAAAGATGGCAATTGACATCACCGCTGTATCTAGGCTAAAGCATGCCGACTTGCACAATGCGGCAAAAAAGCTCGGCGGACAATCGGCGCTGGCTAAATTCCTCGGAGTTCACGTTTGCGAGATTGGACAATGGTGCAATCTCAGAAAAACACCGCCAAAATCCTGGCCGCCTGAAAGGCTAAATGAAATCGAGCGTAAGCTGTTCGAATTGACGAACAAAACTTTAGATCAGCTTTTCCCAAAAGAGCTTCAGGATGCGGAGGAATTCCTGAAGGCACGCAAGGTTATTGAGACGACGAGAACAGTTGAAGTGGCGGCTTTAATCCGATACGCCGAGAGAACCGCCGAGCGGCTTTCATTTAGCAACGATTCGCAAGCAGAAAAGCTTCACGATCTTGAAGTGCTGAAGGAACGGATTCGGAAGTCCATGAAAACGCTTTCGGACCGTGAAAATAAAATACTTGAACTGCGATTTGGACTTAACGGCTGCGAGACGCATACGCTTGCAGAAGTGGGTAGCGTTCTAGGAATAACCGGAGCACGTGTTAGGCAAATAGAATCGAAGGCTATTCGCAAATTGCAACAGCCCAGCCGATCATTTGAATTAGTTGCGTTTGCCCCAGAACGAATTGGAGCTTTGCCGCCTTACCAGCAGCCAAGGGAAGTGTGGCCAAGTGAGTTAATAGCTGACGGATAGTCCGCAGCAGTGCCATCTGTTACAACTTTCTCGCATGGCACCGCAGATCACCGCTGGCCGGCAGATACCCGACACCGACGCCGACCGCTGCCAGCAAGAGCTGGACATCCTCAAGACCCAGATAGCGCCGGCCATCCTGGCGGAGTTCACTTCCCGCGTCGTGGCGCGCTGCTATGGCAGCTTCCAAGCCAGTTTCAAGTTCACGGACGGGCAGGTGACGGGCTTTCAAATCTCCGGCCTAAGCGAGAAGAGGCTTGACCGGACGAGTGGATAAAGTGTAAAACCCTCAAGAGTTAGGAACGCGCCCGAGTTATTCGGTGAGCAACCGGAAGCCGGGGCGTTGCCGCGATCAAGTAGTGCTGGACTTAGCCCCAGCGCGTACAGAGAGCGACGACGCCCCGGCTTTCGTCGTTTCAGGACCAATCCGTGGCAAAACAAATCACGTTCGCCCTGGGAACAGCGGGAAACCTGTCAGCGCGGACGTTGACGATCCGCGCCATGGTCAATGGGGACTACACCGACCACCTGACCACCCAAGCGCTGGCGGGCACGGTCGAGGAAGCCACGGCGGTGATCCCGGACGACTTGAACTGTGAAGCGGTGCTGATCGACCGCCGCAGCGAGTTCACGATGGCACCGGTGGTGCTGCATTTCGTGACGTCTTCGCAGATTTACCGGGATGTTCAAAGCTCCGCCGCGCCGCGATCCATCAGCGCGGGCATGCTGCGGATCGTGGACGTGGAGGAGTTGAGCGAATCGTCGGCCAGCTCGCTATCGACAAGCACGCTGAGTTCGGTCAGCAGCAGCAGCACGAGCACTTTGAGCAGCAGCTCGACAAGTTCTGTCTCCAGTAGTTCGTCCAGCCTCAGTTCCGTTAGCTCTTCCAGCAGCACTCGCAGCTCACTCAGTTCCGTTAGTTCGTCTAGCTCTAGCCATTCGACGAGCAGCGTCTCAAGCCCCAGCTCGGCCAGCAGCAGCTCGACCTCTTCGGTGTCGAGCAGCAGCAGCAGCCGGTCCACGGCATCCAGCGTGTCCAGCAGTTCCACGAGCACGCTTACGAGTTCCAGCGTCAGCTCGTCCAGTACATCGACTGTGTCAAGCTCCAGCTCAAGCACGACGCAGACGATCAGCAGCAAATCCACGCTGTCCAGCTCGACTCGCAGCAGCAGCTCGTCCGTTACCGCGTCGAGCTTGTCGAGTTCGAGCACTTCATCCGTGTCAAGCAGCAGCTCCTCGCGCAGCCGCTCCAGCGTCAGCACGGCATCGTCATCCTCAACAAGCAGCCCTTCCACCCTATCCTCGTCGTCGAGTTCTACGTTCAGCACTGCCTCGTCCAGTTCGAGCAGCGCCTCGTCCAGTTCGAGCAGCGTTTCTTCGTCAAGTTCAAGTACATCGTCGCTCAGCTCATCTTCGAGCAGCGTCGGCGACCTGTAGCAAAGGAACCTAAGTATGCCGATCCGCATCAACCTTCCCGCCGCAGCCCGCATGATCCAGCAGAAGTCCCCTGCGGAGTTGACCGGCGTTTACGTCGCCGTCGCAACCAAGTGCAAGGAGCTGAAGCTCACTCCGGGCCGTCGCGACACGGTGGCACCGCAGCCGTCCACCGGGGAAGGCAACATCAACTTCCGAACTCTGATCCAGTTCGCTGAATCAGTGGAGCCTCATCCGGAGAATGAGCCGGAGGCGCCGAAGATTCTGGAGCAGGACAAGCTGCGTGACGGCGACAGCCAAGAGGTAATCGACGCGAAGGCATCGACCCAGCAGCGCAAGACGCAGGATCAGAGACGATTCGAAGCGGCGAAGGCAGAACGCAACGAGAACCACCGGGCGTTGCGGGTTCTGCTGGGAGCTTTGACGGCGCGGTTCACTACGGCCGGCATTCCGCTGCCGGAGATCCCCAAGACAGCAGCGGAAATTGCTGCGGCCGATAAAGTCGCGGCCGACAAGAAAGCCGCTGATGACAAGGCAGCGGCCGATAAAGTCGCCGCGGAGAATGCTTCATCCCAGGTGCCGGCGCAGCAAATGAAAGCGCCGGCAGCGCCGCCCAAGGTTGGAGCACCGCCACAACCACCGGCAGGGCGCAGGGGTCCTCCTGTTGGCTAACGCACATTTCATGGATGAGACGGCAGCCGCGGCCGGAAAACGCGGCATATTTTGAGAGCCAAGAGTCATGCCGATTCCAAAACCCAACGACGGCGAATCCGAGTCCGACTTCCACGCACGCTGCATGGAAGCTATCGGCGGAGAATACGAGCCGGACCAAGCCAACGCGATCTGCTTTTCGCAGTATCGCGGCGACAAGCGGTCCGTGATGCTCTCGATGGTCAAGGGTCGCACGTCGGGCGAGTTCGGCTACGGCATCACCACGGCGGATCGGTATGTGGAGCAGGTGATCAAATCCTGCGGCGTGGAAGCCTCGCTGTTCAACGGCCCGGCGGCGCAGGTCGCGGCGGCGATGAAGCACGCGGCTGGCATGCTGGCGTTCTGCGGCAAGGACCAGCGCCAGGACAAGATCGAAACCGGCATGGCGGCGATGCGCAAGTTGATCGGCATGGAGCCGCCGGTGCACTCCATGATGGCAATCGTCCACCGGCTAACGACGCCGCGAGAGGACCGGGACGGCGACACGCTCCAGACCAAGGGCGCACGTCCCGACCCCAAGATGCCGTTCCTGTGGCAGCATGTGTCCACGATCCCCATCGGCAAGCTGGCGCGGGTGCTAGAGCACACGGAAGAAGTGCTGAAGATGGCGACCGTGCTCCTGGACTTGAACTCGCTGACATCAGATGTCGGCAAGCTGTTTGAGGCAGAGGCGCTGCGGTTCAGTCACGGGTTCATCCCGACCAACTTTGAGGAGCGCAAGGGCGGTCCGATGGCACGGTTCAACGTGCTGGAGTTCGATGTGGTCGAGGAGTCCGCCGTCAGCGTGCCTTCCAATGTGGACGCGGAAGTGGAGCTGTTCAGCCGAGGCAAGCTCTCCAGCGATCTGGTCAAGTCCCACGCGAAGTCGCTGTTCGACGCGCGTATCAAATCCATGCCAGTAACCGACAAGGCCAAGGCGATTTTCGAGAAGGAATCCAGCGGCAAGGGATTCCCTCGCTGTGAGGTCTGCGGGCAGATCGCCAAGCTGGAGGGCACCAAGCGATGCAAGGCGTGCCGCAGCGGCAAAAAGGAAACCAGCAACCTCGTCCGCAAGATGTTCGACATCGCGACCCAGCGAGTCGAACCGACGACGATGGAATGCGACTGGGCGGCGCGGTACATCGGCTGCTCGGTCAAGGACCTGCACATCCATTCCACGTCGGCGCGCGGGATTATGGTGGGCGGATTTCTCAAGGGGCTGGAACTGGCATGCCAGGAATTTCAGTGCAGCGACACCCGCAACATCAAAGGCGAATCGGAGTCGCCGCCGGTCTTTGAAACCAAAGAGATCGACAGCAGCACGCGGCAGAACTTCCTGGTGGAAGGCATCCGATTCTGGCACGGCGAAGGCTATAAGATCGTCACGCGCGTGGAGCCGTACTGGGATTCCCAGCAGCTCGTCGTTTACGCCGAAGAGGGCGAGCAGGCGCAGAAAATCATCGACGATGCCTGGGAATGGCTGGCCAAGAACAACCCGCTCAAGGGGCAGGCGTTCGCGCTGACGGGAAGTTGGATCAGCAAGAGCGGCATTGGCTGGGACGACGTGTTCCTGGAAAAGAAGATCGAGGATTCCCTCAAACGCACGGTGCGGGTCATCAATGAAAAAGGCATTGACGCTGCCAACCGCGGCCTCATTCTTAGTGGCCCACCGGGTACGGGAAAAACTTTGTCCGCGCGGGTCATGCTCAACGAGACGAAGAACACCACGTTCATCTGGGTTAGCCCCAAGGACTTTTATCGCGGCGGCGGCTTCATGGAGGCGTTCTCGCTGGCGCGCCAGCTTGCCCCGACGGTGCTGATGTTCGAGGACATCGACAACTGGATTGACCGGTACTCGGTGGACCTGATCAAAGCGGAGATGGACGGGCTGCAAGAGTCCACGGGCGTTGTAACGATCCTGACGACCAACTTCCCGGACCAGTTGCCGGCGGCGCTGATCGACCGACCCGGTCGTTTCCATGACGTGCTGGAAATCCACTTGCCGTCCAAGGACGTGCGGTTGCGGATGCTCCAGAAGTGGGCTGCGGATGCCACTCTGGACGCTTTGGCGGCGATGGCAGAGGAGACGGAGGGCTACAGCGGGGCGCACGTGTATGAGTTGTGCAGCTTCGCCAAGGTGCTCAAGGACGAAGACGGCAGCACGCTCGATGAAGCACTGACCAAGGCGTTTGCCAAGGTTAAGGATCAGCGCGAACTGATCAATCAGAACCAACTTGCCGGCAGCAGCTACCGTCCAAGCCGCCGGGATATCACTGACTTGGTCGCTAAAGGCTGGACGCGAGAAGAACGAATCACCGAAGGCGGAATTCAATACCGCCTCACAAAAGGAGTGGCGGCAATGGACACCAAGATCGGCGATGTGCTGCCCATGATCGGCCCCATCCCACATGAAGGGGAAGCAGCGGCTGATTTCCAGTCGCGCTGCATCCTCGATCCAACAATGCTTGGCAACTACCCGACGGTGTCGGACCGGGAGAGCGCCTGCCGAATTTTGTTCTCTCGCGGCGACGGCATCTTCGCGGCAGCCAAGCCAACGACCAAGGAAGTCGGCACGTGCAAGGAATGCAGCAAGGAGATGGAACTCAATCCCCAAGGCTTGTGCGCCGAGTGCGCCAGGAAACGCGACGCCGCCGGCTACGACGAGAGCGGCCAACCGAAGTCGGCACCGGTTCAGATCAAGGCAGGGCGCGTGCTGTCCAAGCGAAACATCGAGCGGCTCAGCGAAGCGCTCAAGCGGCACCAGGAAGGCATCGAGCGGATCAAGGGCGTGCTGGACGACGCCAACCCGACCGAAGAAGTCGCACCAACGGAGCCAGGTGCCAATGCACCGCTCGCCGGACCAGATCACGTGATGACCCAGGCGGTGCTGCTGGTCGCCGAGGACCGCGCCGCGCGGGACAAACTGCGCAAGGCCATCGATGCGTTCGATTTGGCGGACGAAGAGGAGCAGAAATCATCGGATTACGAATCACTGTTCGAAGAGGCGTTAGTTGCGGAAACGGCTTGACGCCGCCCGCAGTGTTCCATAGACGGGCCGCTGCTGCGGCGATAGAACTGTAACCTTCCTAGGAGAATGATCATGAAAGTCACGAGCCAATTGAAGGCGTGGCTCCAGAGCGAAAAAGGCGTCAAGCCGGACGCGACGGAGCAGGACTACCGACAGGCCGCCGCCAAGGCGCTGACGGATGACACCAACCCGCTGTCTGCGGAGAAGTTTGCGGAGCTGACGGCAGGGGAGGCAGTAAAGCCCGCCAACGCCATGCTGGCGATGATGGAGAAGATGAACGCCCGGCTGGACGAGCAAGATGCTCGTTTCAAGAGCATAGAGACAGGTGGTCACCGCGCGGAAGCACCGATCGTTCCAGCCGGCTTGAAAGCGGCGATCATGGGCGGTGCCAGCGAGATCCCCGACGCCAGCGGTCAGCCGCGCATCAAGCGAGCGGCGGAGCGCTACAACAAGGCGCGCGGCGAGCTGCGATTCCCGGAGCCGGAGATCAAGAACGAGCGGTATGCCCTGCATCCCCGCAAGGGCCAGCTCGCCAGCTACGGCTCCGCCGGTCGCCATTGCGGCGAGTTTCAGGTCGGGCAACTTTCCGAGCTGGAGAAGGCTTGCTGCGGCTCATTCATCAAGTTCAGCATCCACAAGGCAGCCAACGGCTTTGGTCCGCCGGTGCCGCACAACCTGCGCATGAACGATCAAGACTGGGACTTGGTCCAGTACATGATCGAGGAGTGCGAGTGGGGCGGTGTGCTCCACGGGGAAGGCAGCGACTTCGAAGGCGCGGTCGGCTTGAACGGCAAGCAGCGCCTGATCAAGGGCGCGCAGTTCAACATGCAGAAGGCGCTGCTGGACGATAACACGTCCGGCGGTCTGGAAGCGGCGCCGATCTTCTTCGACGAGATGCTGATCACCACGCCGCTGCTTCACGGGGAATTGTTCCCGTCGGTGGAAGTTATCAACGTCACGCGCGGGCGGCGCATCGAGGGCGTCACGATGTCCAACGTGACCCTCGGCGCGGCGACGGAAGGTTCCACGATCACTCTGTTCAACACCGCAGCTTTCATTGCGGCGTTCGACACGACGATCTTCGTGTGCATGGGTGCCATCGAAATCGGTCTGGACTTCCTGTCCGACTCTCCGATTGACATTGCCGGCGCGGTGGCCAAGAGCTACCAGGAGCGGCTGCTGTCCTGGCTGGACGAGCAGATCGCCATCGGCGACGGCACCACGGAGCCGGAAGGTTTGCTTAACAGCGGTGCCACGTCCGTCGGTTCCACCAACACGTCGGCAGGTCCTTGGACGATTGGCGATGAGTTGGCGCTGATGTTCGCCGTGGCCAAGCAGTATCAAACTGGCTTTGACCGCTCGCGTATCCGCTACAGCGGCAACGAAGTGACGTACCGCCGGCTGCGGTCGATCCAGGTGACGACCTCGGATCAGCGACTCGTCCAGGGCATGGACGTGCGGTCGTACATGATCCTGGACCAGCCTTACGCCGTGAACGGCAACTGGACCAACCGCCAGCTTGCCTACGCGAATCTGGCTCGTTACCGGATGTATCGCCGCCTTGGCATGACCGTCCGCTGGGAAACCGCCGGCGCCACACTGGGTCGCAGCAACACCGGTTTGCTGATTGCCCGCTCGCGTTGGGGTGGGCAGTTGACGGACGCGCTGGCCGCTTCTCTTTGCACCGACGGCATGTCGTAATGATGCCGTGACAAACCATCGAGCCTGTCAGCAGGAACGCTGGCAGGCCGATTTCCCGCGTGTTTCATTTCTTAGGAGCCTCACATGAGCAACGAAGGTCAAGGGTCGAGTCAGCCTCCGCCTGAGCAGAAGAACCAGCCGCAGCGCGCGCGCTGGCCGGATGTGCTCACGGTGGAGTTTGGCAACGATCACCAGACGGTCCAGGTGGTCATCAACAGCAAGCCCATCGACGGTCCCGTTCGTGGGTCGTTCAACAAGGGGCGCATGGGCAGCCGCAAGCACCGCGCCAGCTCCTCCAACAACGCCTACGAGGAGGGAACGCTGCTGGGCATGCGCACGCTTTCCGACGCTACAAACCGAATCCCTGACATGCCAGGAATAAGGCTGGTACTGGACTGCCAGCGACGCACGGCGATCCTGTTTGATCCCTGCGAGCCGGGCGGGGACGGGGAAGCGGCGATGAAAGCCTACAACGTATTCGCGGAGTCCAAGCAGTTCCCAGGCTTCGACGTAGCGGCACCCGTTCGCCGCCGGGAATACAAGAAGCTGGAGGACGACCAGATGAAGTCCATCCTGGTCGAGCTTCGCAACAAGCTGGATGGCGGCATGCTGAGCGTCGTCAGCGGAGATCTTCCGAGCATGGAAGCCATCGACAAGATGGCGGGGCGAGAGATTTACGACCCGTGGAACACCGATGGTCCCAAGCCCAAGTACAAGGATGAGCTAGGCAAGTGGCGTGAAAGCCGCGAGCGACTGGCCTCGCAGTTCTAAATCATTTGAGCCAGCACGGCTGTGGGATGAGGCTCCTCCGGCCTTGCAGCGGGACCGAGCAAGCCGGGCCAGTAACCCTGGACCCGGCTGCTCGGCTTTTTTGGAGTGTAAACCATGCCGGGGACGCAAGACAAGGCGCAGCGGCCGGCGGAGCAGGCAGGGAAGTGCCAGCATTGCTCCGGCACCGGGACGACGAAGAAGGCAAACGGCGCAAAGGTCGCGTGCATGCACTGCCGAGGAACGGGCAGCGCGGCGCGCGGCTATGTGACCAAGTAAAGTTCGGGGCATTCATGGACGCAATCAGGCGATGGACGGCGACCCGTTGCATTCTGAACAGCTAATGCGGCTGACCATCGCGGTTGAAAAACTCGCGAGCGAGGTCGCCAACCAGACCAGGGTGATTAATGATTCAACCCAAAAAATAGCCGAGATTGAGGAGCGGATTGCCGGCGAGAACGGCATATCAACCAGGTTGGCCGTTGGCGAGGATCGCTTGAAGCGGCTCAGCACGACGGTGTACGGGACGATTGCTGTGGTCGGGACGGAGTTCATTGGTTTCGTGTTCATTATCCTCGAAAGACTGCTCAAGCGATGACGATGTCTGAAAGCATTAACACAGACTCCGTCGCTTCCGTCATCGAGGAACTGAAGGGAATCAGGGCAGCGCTGCGAGGCGAGCGCAAGATCGGCGCCCTGCCCATCATGCTTCAGGATGTGCTGTCGAGCGTGCCGCTGCTGATCGTCGATATGGATAGCGGCAAAATCCTGTACGCGACGGAAGAAGCGGATGATCTGTTCGGCTACATCCCAGGCGAGTTAGCCGGCAAAGACTTGCACGTTTTGATCCCCAAGGAACTCCGGGATCGGCATCGTGAACATCTTCAGAAATACCGCGAGTGGCCTCGCAAACGCCGGATGGGGATATTCGGGATGGATTTAATGGGACTGCACCGGGATGGCCATACGTTTCATTTGGCGATTGGGCTCGTGCCGCGCGTCGTGGATGAGCAACGCATCGTCATCGCAACGATCTTCGACGCGGATACTTCCGTGGAACCATCGCTGCATTACGACGCGGGAGGGTTGAAGCATTGAACCCGCAGTCCAATCAATTTGTGGTGGCAGTGTTAATCGGGTTGGCGCTGGTCTCGCCTTGGTTCGGCGTCATAACAGTGTGGGTCTTGGTCAACGGGTTGTCGAAACGGTTCGATTATTTCCAGGGCTATTGGGAGAGCAGGCTGGCGAAGCGAGACAGCACAGTCAAGGATGCGCAGGTAGCTCAGAAGTGAGATTGCCGATGCGCAGAGCGATGACAAGAGCGACTCATGCGGACAAAGCGAAAACTCATCTTCGTGCCGGCGGCAGCGGAAGGGCCTAGTAATTTCCCGTCTGGAGCTATTGGCATTTTTCTCTTAGGCGGTGGCAGCGGCGACACGATTCCTAATCTCGTCTCTGGTATATCTGACCTGACGCTCGTCGGCTCGGAAGACCCGCCCGACGACGCTTCGAATCCGCCAGGCAATCACGATGCCATAAGATTCGATGGCAAGTTGACGCTCAACTCCGGCATCGGACCAACCTACACGCATACCTTCCCGCTCGACTACACGAAGGGCACCTACGCGGTCAGCGAGCCATTTCCCAATACGTTCGGGAGTGGCGGGACGTGGGGAGTTAGGTTCCGCTCAGCGCCGTGGGTGTTTTACGGAGAAGGAGAGTACCTCCCGATGGCAAGTGCCGGACAGATGGGCATTTGCACTTTCCGGCCTTACGACATGGCTACCGAGAGTGAGCTGTACCCCAACATCGAGGACGGCGCGCGGTATCTTAGATTCATCCGGTATGATCCTACCCCCGGCCAGCTCTTTATGGTTGCTGGAGAGGGCAACCCGGAACTCGGCCCGAACTCAGACAGGATCGACGCGGTTGACGCCTATCCTGACTACGGCATGAGCGACATGGACGTTGACCATATCGCTATCGTCTCGTTCACGCCTGAGTACGTAAAGCTTTACGTTGACAATGTGCTGGTTGGCACGACTACTCGTCAGACAGAGAACTACGAAACTGACTATTTAACGATCCAGCTTGGCCTTCACAACCTGATTCATTCTTCGGAGCGATGCTACTTCGACGGCGAGTTGAACTGGCTTGCCGTCTATGACAGAACGCTGACGGGCGATGCGACAAACGAAGGGGAAAACCCGACCGGAGAAATCAACGCTCTGTATGAGGCGATGGCCGCTGAGCCGGGCACGTATCCGACTTACGAGTCCATCGTCCTCCCGCACGACACGATTCCCAATCTAGCCGTCTCGGCTGACACCAAGGCCATAAGCAGCGGGCCGTGGTCTAGTTCTGCTACTTGGGATAACGGGCTGCCGGCTGCTGGCGACACTTGGGGAATCTGCGCTGGGATCGTCGTTGACTATGACATGGGCAACGACACGACTCGCTATCGGGCGGGCGGTATCGCTCCCACAGGACGGTTGAGGTTTCCGCGAGACGCAGACAGCCAACTCTGGATTCAGCACCTGATGGAGTATTGGGACGAGGATAGCGGCAAGCTCGGCTGGCTGGACATGGGCACGGAGACGAATCCCATCCAAGCAGCATTCACCTGCGAGACCATTATTCTCAATGAACCGCTGGAAACAGGAACAGCAGCGTCTCCCGGTGTTGACCCCAAGCAGTACGGCAACGGTTTGATTTCTCTTGGCAAGTGGACGGCGAAAGGTAAGGAACGCACGCGGCTGCTGCGACTGGGTGCCGAGCCGCAGGCGACGGATACGACGCTCACTCTCTCGGCGACTCCGACCGGCTGGGAGGACGGCGACGATCTTCTCATACCCGACAGCCGCCAGCTTGATTCCAGCACCTATCTAGGAAACTATGCCTCACATTGGGAGATTCGGCAGCAGGCCAGTCGCAGCGGGACGGTGGTGACGCTTGACTCCGCTTTGAGCTACGACCATCCAGGCGGTGAGTCCAACTACAGCGTCGGGCAAGGGACCGGTGAGGCGGACTTTCTGCCGCACGTCGCGAATCTGACGAGCAACGTCATTGTGCGGTCGGAGGACGGGACCGGAACTCGTGGGCATATCTTCGTGACGCATCGGGCACATCTTGATATCTGCGACATCCGAATCTCGCAGATGGGCCGGACGGCTAATGGGCCGGCGTCCAGCGGCACACAGGGATTAAACAACACGATCCTCGGCAAGACTGTAACTGGGGCGACGAACGCCAGCCCAATCGTCGTCACGGTCTCCGACGACTTCACCGAACTGCGGAACCTGCTCCACAATGGTGATGAGGTCTATATCTCTGGCGTCGGTGGCAACACGGCAGCCAACGGCACGTTCACTATCGCCAACGTAACGCTGGGGCTGTTCGTATATACGTTCGAGCTTGTCGGAACGACTGGGAACGGCGCATACACCAGCGGTGGAACTGTCAACCACATCGGCACGAATCAGATCGGCCGGTATGCCTTCCACGCTCACCACTTGTATGGACCCGTGAACGGCGTCGGTGACTTCTCGACCGAGACCGCTGACTTGGTATTGGAGGCGACAACAGCCACTGGCGACTCTATCTTGGCGGCCACCGGATCAGCGGGACCTGACCCAATCGACCTGACAGGCGTCCAGCGTCAGGGAAGGATCGAGCGGGTAGTGATCGACGATCCGTTGCCGGCCCCGCCTTCGGCCACGCTGCCGGCGTCGAAGTGGGGCATGACAGTCCACGGTACGGGCTACCTGGAAATCAAGGACTGCGTTGTTTTGCACTATGCCGGTTCTGGAGGTGCCATTGAGGATGGCAGCGAGAAGCACAATGCATTCATCCGCGTCGCCAACTTTAGCTGCATTGGAGACGTGAGCGCCCGCGAGACGGACGGTCGCTCCGGCACCGGCATCTTTGGCATCGGCTTCAACAACTTCTTCATCGACTGCGTGTCCGCCGGCTGCGCTGGCAAGTACAGCGGCATCGTCTCTGGTTCGGGCTATCTGCTCTTTGTTCCCCCGTCTTCTACAGCCAACACGCGCCAGCCGCTGTATCCGGGTGCGGACGTCCACGACGGCACGGAGGGCGTGGATTACGAGTTGGTCAACATCTTGGAACAGCCAATCGCTGCGTTCTATCGCAATGAGGCATACGGTGCCATCGCCGCAGCTATTGACATCTGGCACCTCGGCAGCGGTGGGTACAGCACGGTGGACGTGACGCCTACCGTGCTGCTGGAGTGCGTGAGTTGGCACGCCTGGGAAGAGGGTCTAGCGTTCCTCTACCCGACCTCAAATCTCATCATCGACGGCTGCGTGTATCGGGGCGACACCACCGCGGGAGAACCAACGTATCGCGGACTGATGTGGGGCGACTACTGGAATGGCGGCGACTCCCACATTCGCAACTGCGACTTCCGTGGATGCATGGATGGGATTAGCGGGAACACCAACATTCACGGTACTCTGAGGATCGAGAACGTCAATCTGCTGGTGAAGCAACACGGCATTGCGATTGATACGCCGTCAACGCCGGGCACGGGCAGCGGCTCCGGGGACCAGGAAATCCGCATCGTCAACTGCCCGGAGGTGACGTTCTACGGCTCGGTGAGCCCGCGATATGAAATCGCGATGGTTTATTCGATTGCCGCTGGCAATACCAACCTGCGTGTGTTGCAGGCGGTGTACATCGAGGACTACCACCAAGTCACTGATGACAACTTCCGCTTGTATTACGAGGAGCAGCTCAGCACATACGTGATGCCGCAGTCCGTCGGCTCACCGACGTTCCTCACAGCTTGCCCAGAGGCTGATTTGACGAACGCGGAAGCCTACGTGGCCTACCACCAGGACGGCACCGCCAAGAGTCCGCCGGGCAGTTTAGGTGACAGCGAAGGCTGTGCGATTGCGGGGGCGGTCGCTCCAGACGACTATACGACGCGAGCAGAGATTCTCGGTCTCATCGACGAAAGCTAGAACCAATGGCATGGACCCAGCAAGTCGAGGACACTTTTACTGGTAGTTTTACCGACCAGATCGCCGGTCGGACCCCAGATACGCAGGGATCAGCTTGGGGGGCTGATCAAGGGACGGCTGCCGACTGGGTTATTGATGTAACACCCGACGCAATCGACATCGGGGCTTCCGGCGACACTTGGATACTGAACACGACAGCGCTGGCCGACAAGCAGGCGGCGGAAGTCGTGATGAAGGATGCGCAAGGGATCATCGGCGTCGGCGTGCGGCTGGACGCTTCCGGCAACGGCTACATGGCTCGTTGGGACAGCCGAGCAATCGCTCAGGATTTGCAGCTTTCCAAGATTTCTTCGGGGACGTTTTCCAGTCTAGGCAGTTACACGTCTGCAAATGGTGCTGATGGCGACGTGTTAAGAATTGAGGTTGATGGAACATCGTTGACCGTGCTAATCAACGGTTCTGTGGTAATAGGCCCGACGACGGATGCAACTTACAGTTCTGGCAACGCCGGAATGTGGACGAATGCGGCAACGAACGGAAAGATCAACTCGTTTAAGGCTTTTGACGAGGCGGCTGATGAAAGCAGCTCCAGTGCGTCCTCGTCAAGCACTAGCAGCGTTTCGTCCAGTTCGACATCCTCCGCGAGCAGCTCCAGCACGAGTACGGTCAGTTCGTCATCGACGAGCAGCGAATCGTCCTCTTCGACATCTTCTGCATCCTCTAGTTCCACGTCTTCAGCGTCCAGCTCGTCAAGTTCTTCGAGCGCCGACGTTATCGCTTTTGTCCCCATCCTGAAACGGAGATACGTCCATGAGAGTTTATACGCTTGAGCATCAGATCGCGGCGCTGAACCCGGCGGCTGGCGACAGCCTGCTGATCATCGAGCTGCCCAGTGATCTCGTCGTCGCGATCTTTAAGGTCGGGGTTTACAATCTCGACAATGACGTGCACGAAATGATCGACGTGGGGCTGTTCCGCGTCAACAACAAGGGCAGCCTTGCGGGCGGTGGCTCAGCGCCAACGCCGCGCCTGCATGACGGCGGCGATGTAGCCAGCAGCGTGGTTGTCTATGAAGCAGGCAACACTGGCATGGCAACGGAGCCGACGAGCTGGTTTTCCAATCCATACGATCAGCAGGGCGTGTCGAATCTATCCGGCTACGAGCGGGAATGGCCGCGCGACGTGTCGAAATGCCCGATCCTCAGCCCCAGCCAATTGGCTGGCCTGCGCCTGATGACGGCAGTATCCACGGGATTCAAAGCCCAGTGCCTGATTGAGTTCGCCGAGATCGGAGGCTAGTACGAATGACATGGAGGCGCAGCAATGGTCACGTGGAAAATCTATTACGGGGACGCGAGCACGTTTTCCAATGAGGACGGGCCGCCTGAATCTGCGCCATGCGGCCGAGTCATCTGCGTAGCGTTCTACGACGAGGACAATCGCCGCAAACTCTGCCATCAAGCGGACTTCTACATCTGGGACAAAGGCCGCTGGTTCTCCGCCAGCGATTCCGGTTTCTGGCAGTACATGGGCGAGCCAGGTTTCAAGGTCGTGAAGTTCGGCCGTGAGATCGGCGACTTGGAATACCGGCGGATCATGTCGGCAGCAATGAACGACCTGCCGCTGGAGAACGCCGACTAATGACATGCCCGGCCGCATTCAACCAGAAAGCTTTTCGCGGCCGAAACGACGACGGCAACGAGACGACTGCCACCTGGAAGGCGAACCAGAACACCAACTGGACGCAACTCGTTGACGTCAATTTCCGGGTGCGGTTTGAGATCCAGGAGACGGCCGCTTGCGCGGGGGCCAACAAGGTTTGGCGCCTGCAATACAACCGCAATTCCGCTGGCTGGGTTGACGTCAGCGGTTCCAGCAACGTCGTGCGCGCATCCGCGTCCGCGAATTTAGCGGACGGTGCAAACCTGACCGACCAGCTCACGGTTGGGACCGGGACGTTCATCGGCGCGACTGGCTTCGACGAAGTGGACGGCAATGCCGGCGGTGCCTCGATGGACGTGGCCGCGTCCGGCCATTCGGAGTGCGAGTTTTCCGTACAACTGCGCTCGGCCGATGTGTCGGACGGCGACGCGATTCAGCTTCGCGTCAGCGACGCCGGGACGGCAATCGCCGCATACGATGCGACGCCTAGCATGACCGCAGACGTGCAAAGCGCCAGCTCTGCAAGCTCGGTCAGCAGTTCCAGCACCAGCAGCATTTCATCGTCCTCGACGAGTTCTGCGTCATCATCGTCAACGAGTTCCGCAAGCTCAGTCAGCAGCTCTAGTACCTCGTCGGCAAGCTCCAGCAGCACGTCGTCAGCCTCAAGTGTTTCCAGTTCATCAACCTCCAGCGCCAGTTCTGTTTCGTCGGAATCATCTTCCAGTACGAGCAGCGAATCTTCGTCGAGCACAAGCACGGCCAGCTCACTGTCTTCATCATCAACTTCGTCGGCCAGCTCGGTATCAAGCAGCAGTTCTAGTACCTCGCAGAGCGCCGGCGGTACCAGCTATCGTTACGTCATCACGCGGCGGACGACGCGGTTCCTGTACGAGGAATATCCGCTGCCAAGAACAGCCGCGGATCGCCTGGCACCACAGGAGGAAGAAAGCAGCAATAGTTCTAGCTCGACCTCCAGCGCAAGTTCTTCGTCAACGTCTAGCGCTTCGTCCTCAAGCACGAGCACGGAATCATCGAGCGTCAGCAGCTCCTCGACATCCACGGCTTCAAGCAGCTCAACCTCGTCGGCGTCGTCGAGCAGCACGAGCACCGCTTCCTCGCTGAGTAGCGAATCCAGCGTCAGTTCGGTTTCGAGTTCCTCTACTAGCAGCGAGTCATCAAGCAGTACGTCCTCGGCAAGTAGTATTTCGTCATCGAGCACCAGTAGCGCCAGTTCTGTTTCCAGCAGCTCAACATCCTCACCGACAAGCGAATCCAGCGCTAGTTCGGTGTCCAGCTCCAGCGTCAGTAGCTCATCCACCTCCAGCGAATCATCTTCCAGTACATCGTCGATCAGCTCTAGCTCCACAAGCACTGCCTCCACAAGTTCTTCTGGCGTTGGCCCAACCATCGTTTATGTGGTGATCCGGCGAACCATGCGGTTTGCTAAGCCGGAAGATGATCGCTCGGACGCCGTCATCGTCGAAACGACTGTTGTCGAAGATGAGGAGTCGAGTTCATCCACAGCCAGCAGCGTTTCTTCGTCGAGCACAAGTTCCGCCAGCTCCAGCTCGACATCCACTGTTTCTTCATCCTCGACCAGCTCGGCAAGTTCGGTCAGTTCGGTCAGTAGTAGCTCCACTTCATCCGCTTCTTCAAGCAGCACGTCGAGCGTCTCAATCGCCAGTTCGCTGAGTTCGGTTTCCAGCTTATCGACATCAAGCATCTCGTCGTCTAGCACCAGTACCGCGAGTAGCAGCGTTTCATCCTCTAGCACTAGCAGTGCGAGCAGCAGCTCGACATCCAGCGCATCCTCAAGCAGCACGTCAACGCAAAGCAGCTCAGTATCGAGTTCTTCTACGTCGAGCATTTCAAGCAGCTCTACGTCGTCGATCAGCTCTAGCTCAACGTCAACCGAAAGCAGTTCCCAGTCGGTGGACGAGTCAACGTCCAGCACGCGATCTTCGTCCAGCACGTCGAGCATTTCGAGTTCATCGACCTCCTCCGCATCGTCGATCAGCTCCGTCAGCAGCAGCTCGACCTCCAGCGTTAGCTCGGCATCCTCCGCCAGCTCGTCTAGCACGAGCACCGCGTCGAGTTTGTCCAGCTCCTCAACGTCCTCGGTCAGCAGCGTTAGTTCTGTTTCAAGTTCAAGCACCTCAAGCGTCAGCAGCGCATCGACGCTCAGCTCCTCTTCGACGAGTTCAATCTCCAGCCTGTCCTCGGCCAGCTCGCAAAGTTCCTCCAGCACCAGCTCGGCAAGCAGTTCCTCGACAAGCAGCATCTCCTCATCGAGCACGAGTAGCCTGTCTTCTCAAAGCAGTTCCAGCCTTTCCACGAGTTCCAGCTCCAGCGGTTTGGGATTGTTTCCGGCCTGCGCAGGTGCTACAAGGGTTGGGATTGCTCACGCGGGAGCACGACGGGTAGGACCATACACTGCGGGGGCGCAGCGCAAGTCGGAGGAACGCGAATGACGGTTGCCAACAATGCGGGGCTGACGTTCTACGCCGAGCGCAACCGCAAGTGCGTGTTCGAGGTGCCAATCGGGGAAGCGGACCTTGACGACGCTTTGATCGCCAGCGACGACAATGTTCGCGTCAAGATCGGGCGCAATGGGCAGGCACCGCTTCTAGAAATCCAAAGCGCCAGCGCAACGGACAACGGGAGCATCTGCACGGCCGCCAACCCAACTATTGTCACCATCGCGGCCGGGGACATGACTTTCGCCGCCGGCATCTACGATATGGAGGTTCTGATCATCGACAAGTCGGAAGCCAACGCGCCGAAGAAGGCGGAGACCGGCGTGTTTGTCTTGCGTGAATCTTTCGGCGGAGATGTTGGGCTAACGTAAATGGTGCCACTATGATTGTCCTTGAGGCTGAACTTCGCGGGGCGCTGGGATTGCTGCCGAACATCACCGACGTGCAGCGGGTGCGGTGCACGCTGGCGCTGCTGGGCGGGCACGCTGCCGTGCGGACCTATATCCACTACGACCCCGAGCAAAAGGCAGGTATTGCTGAGTTCTACCCCAGGAACGAGCTGAGCGCCGTAGAAAGCCTTGACGGCACGTGGGACGTGTCCGGCGGCAAGGCTGTCTTTGAAGGCGACACGCTGCTCGGAAGGTATTTGCAACTTCAGCGGCTTCCGGTTCGTGCAGTCACTGATCTTCGCGTTGACCTGGACGCACGCAGCGGGCAAGGAGCAGGGGATTTTGCATCCGATACCATCTGGACCGTCGGCGAGGACTACTGGGTGGAGTGGGACCAGGCGAATGTGTGCTTATCGGGGCAGTTGATCAGCGACCGCGGTTGGCCAGCATCCATCGGTAAGGTCCGCGTCGTCTATCGCGCGGGCTATAGTCCAATCGAGTTCAATGGTCCGGCGGCGGAAAGCGACACCGATGGCGAGGATGTCATCACGACGCAAGGGATTGACGCCAGCGCGCTGAAGTACGGCTGCCTGATGGCTTGCGTCGCCAAGTTCCATACCCTTAGCTCGTGGGCGGTCAACTCGATCACCGGATCGCTCACCACCGGTCCGCTCCAGAGCGAACGCATGGGCGACTACAACTATACGCTCGCCAATCCCCAGGCTTCGTCGCTAGTCGCCGGCATGGCAAATACGCTGCCGAACGAGATCAAAGAATACCTTGAGCCCTTCGTCAATTATGGGATTCTCGTTGGATGAGCTTGCCGACAAACCTGTACTGCGAATGCGGACGCATCGCACTTTACGCGCGGAACGTACAAGGCAAGGCACGAGCGCAAAGCGTCTGCCGGGAGTGCCACGAGCAGGAAGTCCGCAACAGCATTCGCGAGCCTGGTTTTATTGAGTCTCGCGCCGAGCGCATCATCCGCAAGCCGATTGGGTCTGTATGATCTACAAACTGACGGAACAAGTCTGGTGGGGCAACTGGGAATCGCCAGTGGAGGCCGGGCGGGATGTTCGCTGCATCATCAATGTTGCACATAGCTTCAGCCGCCGCCGAGGACGGAATGCCTATTGGGCGCGCCAAGAGCAGGTCCCGTGGGAGACGATTACCTTTCGATTTGCCAAGAAGGACCGGATGGATGTGACGCCTGAATACCTGGCAGCAATAGCGTCCGCCGTTGATTCAGCAGTGCTTCTCGGCAAGCTGCCAATCTTGACGCATTGCCAGATGGGCGGGCATCGCGGGCCAACCACTGCCTTGTTCGTCGCGTGGCATTTGGCGGGCAGAACGCGATCCGCCTTCAATGAGCTGCACGCCAAGGCGCTGAAGTTGTTCCCGCGTCTCGCCAACGGCAGCAATTTTTACAAGTCAACGCTGGCTTTCTGCGAAGTGAACAGCCGATGAGCCTGCTCGACAACTTTCCGCACACGATTGACTTAGCCAGGGCGACGTACAGCGTTGGCGGCTACGGTGGCGACAAGCATACGCTGACGAGCTTCATTACGGGAGAAGCCGCGTGGGTTCAGGTCGCTTCGCAAAAAGAAATCGCGGAGTTCGCAAAGAAAGACCAGGACGTCAGCCACAAGATTTACCTTCGCCGCGATCCAGGACTTCAGCTTGACGACGATATCTTGGTCCACGGCGGACCCTACGACGGCAAGCACCTAAAGGCGAAGAGCTGGGCGGACGCGACGGCTGGCCTTGGGTACGCATGGAAGTTGTTCGCATCCCTCAACCGCGAGTCGCAAGCATGAACGTCGTTGGATTCGCCTCGCTGGATGATTTCATCGGCGAGCTGCGCCGCGAGAAAAACAACATCGCCGACCGCATCGTGCGCTGGCACGAGAACCGCAGCCCGGAGCAGGAAGAACAGCTAACATTTCACTTGGAAGTCTGGGCGACAGCCATCGCCAAGTGCGAGGACAATGACTACCTGCTGGAGTTCGAAGCGGCGGCGGGACGGGACAGCGAGATCGACGGGGACCGCTCCAGCGAAGCCAGCCAGCGGGCGGCGACGGCACGCGCCAAGCTAGCGGAAGCGTGCGACGACCTGGGGCTGCAACTGCGTCCCGGCAAGATTGAGGTCTGCTAGATGGCGAAGCTGCCAAATTCGCGCATGCCGCTGGAAGCGTTCAACGCCCGCACGCTCAAAAATTGGAACCTCAAGCGGATCAAGTTCGACGTTCGGCTCAACCTGAACATCGACCGGCTGGTTGCCAATACCAAGCTGACGGTCGCGCAGAGGATCAAGATTGCAGGCCAGCTACTGCGCGACGGCGTTGTGGTAAATTTGTCCCGCCCAGTCCGCAAGTACCGCAGCAAGCGCACCGGCAAGATGGTGGTCGATCCCAAGAGCCGCAGCGTGCGCGGGGAATTCCCGCGTGCCGATACGACGCGGCTTCTCAAGGACATCTACCATCTCTTCCGGTCGGAGGAGCTTGCCAGCTACGTAGGCACGCGCCTGCTATACGGGAAGATTCTGGAAACGAGAATGGATCGTTCGTTCCTGCGCCGCACACTGAATGAGCTGCGCGGAAAATTGCTGATGATCGTCCGGGGAAGCAAGCTATAATCCGGCCATGACAATTAACCCCCGCGGCAGTTGGTCCATCCATAAGGCAATCGAAGAGCGCTGGGTGGACAAGGGCTTGGACACAGCATTCCGCGCCGAGTGGCCCACCCCGGCTACCACGCAGTATCTCAGCCTGAACGATTCAGAGGCGCGCCCCGGCAAGCCGATCCATCCGACGCCGTATTGCGTCTATGAGGTTGGCGAGCCAATCATCCTGAGCCACAGCACGGGCGCGGCAGATGACGACGTTCCGGTGGATACCCATCGCAAGTACATCGACGTTCCTGTGCAGTTCACGATCTACGCCATACAGAAGGGTGCTTTAAACGGCAAAGAGATGGCTGTCCAGTTCGCCAAGCTTGTCGCCCGGCAATTCGACAGGGCTTTATATACGCTTGAGGAGGACGAGCAGATCGACGTGATGATCGATCCCGACTTCGGCACCAGGCAGGATGACCAGACCTGGTCCTGGACGCTCCAGTACCGCATCAGAATCGAAGGCAAGTATCTGATCGCCTTGTCTTGAGCGTTACGGCTTGACCCGCCGGAGAGGCGGGTGCTACAACTACGCTCTGCATTCGGACCCGGCGCGAGCATTCCGCTCGCAACGCCTCGCCGCTGGTTCGCACCTTCCTTGGGAAGCGGTGCGCGGCGATGAACCGAAGCGCGAGCGGCAAGATTCGGCTAACGCTGGAATCCACGCTGGTCAACTTGCTTGACAGCCAAGTCCCGGCGACCTGCTCCGTCGGCGCGGACTTCTCGGCCACGCTGAACAACGGCATCGAAGCTGACCAGTTTAACCGCGCCTGGGCAAGCGGGGACCGGGCGCTTTCTTCCGGCGCAAGCGAGACGCTCGACCTTTACCAAATGACCGGCATGGACATCGGTGCCGGAGCGGGCAATGACGGCTTGGGGTTGGCGTGCCTTTTTGAAGAGATCGTCGCCATTGTGATCAATGTTTCGGCAGGGACCGGGGCGCTGGAAATCGAGCCCGGTGGCGCAAGTGGGTTGACGGCACTGGGGATATTGACGGCGGCGCTGGGCGGCGCGTTGAGCTTGAACGACTCACTGGTGCGGATTGCCAGATCGGCCGGCGGGATCGACCTATCCTCGACCAAGAAAAATGTCAAGTTCACTGCCAACGGTGGGCCGGTCACATACTCCGTGACGATCTTCGGACGCCATGACGACGAGGAAAGCTCATCTTCCAGCAGCAGCTCCACCAGTTCGCTGTCTTCTTCGAGCACGTCGTCCGTAAGCAGCGAGTCGTCCAGTAGCACCGCAAGCTCCAGCACAACTTCAACTTTGAGCAGCGTCAGCAGCTCTAGCACGTCGAGCGTTTCTTCGTCGAGCACTTCATCCGCGAGCAGTTCGTCTTCATCCACTAGCACAGCGAGCAGCAGCTCGTCCAGCAGTTCCTAGTAAGGAAACACCACGATGAGCGGTCAATCTGCAATCAACGGCAAGTACGGCAAAGCCGTCATCGATGGGACGCTTGTTACGCGCCTGACCAATTGGCGTATCAATCCCATCGCAACGACCAGCGTGTGGGCGGACAGCGAGAGCGCTGGCTACGCCAACAGCTTGACGGCGCGCAAGCACGCCACGGGCACCATCGGCGGCAAGTTCGACACCAACAAGAAGCCGTACACGATCTTCGACGTCGGCGATAACGTCATCTTGGCGCTGTTCAATGAGCTTTCCAGCACGCTCTACTGGCTGTTCCTTTCCGCGAACATCACTTCCTTCGAAATGGAAACCGACATCGACGGTTTGACCGTGGTTGGATGGACGGCCAACTGGGAAGCGGACGGCATTTTCTACAGCCCGTCGCAAAACAAGCCCATCGCGGTGACACTGCCATCGTCTTAGTGAATCGAGCAAGACCGGAGGAGCCTACCTTTGGAATCGAACGGAAAGAGCCTCAGCGCCGGCTGCCGCAAGCGGCGCAACATGCCCATGCAGGACGGGACGCATGTGGAGCTTTACGCTCTGCTGCTGACCGATTTAGCGTTTCTTCAGGAAGAAGCGGCGCACGCCAGGCGCAGGGAGCTGATCGAAACCTACGTGCGGAATATCGACCTGCTGCCGGATACAATGTCGCCGGAGCAAAAGCTGGAAATCATCAAGGACGCTTTCAGGCGTGCGGAGGATATTCGCGCCGACACCATCGGCATTGCTGGCGGTGATCAGTGGGCGGACAACACGATGCGAGGGTTGCTCACGCAAATCTGGGTCAGCCTGCGACCGGGCATACCTGGATTGACGTTTGACCAGACCGCCGAGATGTGGTCCCAGCGCAGCCGCGAAGAGGTCCAGGCAACCGCCGCAGCGGTCCAGGAGATAAGCAAGCCAACCCTGGGAAACGCATTGCCCCCGGCGGAGATGGCTCCGGCGGGGGCGGGCCGATAGCCTGGGCCAGAATCTTTCGCACGATCTACGTCGAGTCAATGGGCCGCGTGCTGCCAAACGACCTGGAGCAGCTCACGCTGGACCAATTCTTGATAACATGGCTGAGCAATGAGGAGCTTGGCGCGGGCAAGACGAGCTTCACACCGGAGGAAGCAGCGGAGAAAGGACTGGACGTGGAAGTGGGCGGCAAGACCGGGGTGCAAATCGCGCTAGAGAAAGCCGCCAAGAAGCGGCGCGCCGAGGCTCGCGCAGCGCGGATCGCCAAGCGTGCGGCGCGCAAGGAGGTCGCCAATGGCTGACATGCTGGGCGAAGCCTACGTTGTCATCCGCGCCAGCATGGACAAGGTGCGCGGCGACTCCGCCAAAGCAGGCGATGAGATCAAGCGCAGCCTGCTACAATCGCTGACAGGTTTTGATCTGCCGGAAGGCATTTCCCCGAAGATGATTGCCGGGGTTGGCGCTGCTGCGCTGGCAGCGGCCGGTGCCTATGGGGTGTTTCGGACGGCCCAAGCCGAGTGGAACGAGAACATCAAGGAAGGCACAAAGCTATCCGAGGAGTTCAGTAAAGCTGAGGCGCGGCGGCGGGCGGCGCTGGAGGTCAACAGCCGAGTCGGGTTCAACGTCAGCGAGCTGCGAGAACAGGCCAAGGTCATCGACGACGCAGTTGCCGGTTCCAAAGCGAAGATCACGGAAGCCCAAACTCAACTGTTGGCTTTCCGAAACATTCAAGGCGACAACTTCAAACGGGCCACGAAGGACGCGGTGGATTTGGCGGCGGCGATTGGCTCGGACTTGCCATCGGCGGCGCATCTCTTGGGGCGTTCGCTGAGCGATCCGGAGCGCGGCATGATGCATCTACGCCGGGCAGGCGTGCTGCTGACGGATACTCAACAGAAGCTCGTGCGGCAGTTCGCCGCCGCCGGCCAATCGGCCAAGGCGCAGGAAGTCTTGCTAGGCGCCCTAGAAAACCAATACGGCGGATTCGCTGAGAAAGCCGTGCGACCATTAGACCGCCTGAAAAGCGAGCTGGAAGACGTGCGGAGAAAGATCGGCGACATCATGCAGGAGCGAAAGCCGCTGCTGCTGCAAGTAGAGATTGCTTTCGCGCATGGACAATTGGGGTTGGAGGACGAAGTCCAGAACCTTCTCACGCCGTTGTCGAAGGCGCTGAACACGACCAGCGACAAGCTGATCAATGGACTAATCGAAAACTCAGCTCGGACATGGGTGATGCTCCAATCTATGTTTTTTGGTCCGGCTGGCCCAGCAATGATTCTACTTGGAAGGCTGCAACGTGCTCGTCAAAAGCAGTTCGCAGATGCGATGCCGGGCAAGGATGGTCATGGCGGTTTGGCACCAGAACCTCCAGAGCGGGAGACGCCGCAGGGAGTCTTCACCGCCATCCAATTATCTAACAAGCTCGACGAAATATACCGCGGCGACAACCAGCGGAAACTTCTGGATCTGACGGCTGAGGGCAACCAGATCGCCAAGGACGGGTTCAGCACTTTGGCCGAACGACTGAAGCCGCAGAACGATACCATCCCCGTCGCGAGGCCCCGATGACCGCAACCTCGGAGCTAACTCGTTCGCGCTTCTCGACGCCAAGGGGGATCAAGTACGCGCTGACCAAGGGGCCGGACTTCCAGCGCGAAGCGCACGGCAAGACAACGGCCGAAGCTACCTATCGGGTTTACGGGCGGCAGGTATTGGACTTTATCGACGAGATGTTGCCGCTGCCTTTCATCCGGGACGGCAAGATCATCCAGCCACAGATAACAAGGATAAGAAATACCGTCAGCCAGGCCGGCGGCGGATATCTGTCAGCGGCGCGAATCAGTTCCGTCGCGATGGCGGAGCCGGATGGCATCGGGATTATCGATCCATTCAAGCTAGATACGAATGCGGACAGTTTGACAAACGGCCATCAGACCTACAGCCGCTATGCGCTGGTGACGATCCAGTACGAGAGCAACATTGACGCGGCGTGGAGCGGCGACCGCACCAACAAGGATGACCCGGTTCGGTTCCTGGACATGACAGTTGGTGCGAATTTTGAGTTCTATTCCATCAAGTCGAACAGCAACTTACTCGGAGCCTCTCCTGAATTATCCGTGTCCGCCGGTGCGGCAGTCGCAACTCCGATCAAAGACCTGACCGCTCCAGTCGTCTATTTACGTCCGCTGGTCGAACACACTGGCCATTGGGCCTGGGCCGTGAACCCAAACTTCGGAAAAATATGGGAGCAACTTGGCTCGGTCAATTCGAAGAAGCTGAGCTACATCAAGGATGCCGAGCCGGAGACGGTGATGTTCATGGGGATCGCTGGCAGGCAGGAATACCGCCATGCCGGGAACTCACGGACGCTTCGCACGTGGGCGCTTGATTTTAGGTTTCTTCAGCGGCAGATTCGCGCACCGGCAATCGTCAACGGACTGGAGTCAACGGTGCTCTGCGGTTGGAATCACACCTACGATGCCAGCACGCAAAGCTTCATCCGGCTGTATCGAAGGCCAAGTCCAAACGCTTCTCGCGTTCCTCTGTATCGGCTTTCCGACTTCTCTGACCTCTATGAGACTGGGCCATAATGCTTCGCGCAGACTTCCGCGACACACCGATGATCCCGACCGGGGGACTGCTCAATGAGATGAGCGGTGGCGTCAACGCTGTCCAACCCGCTGGGCTATCGAGCTTCAATCAGGGGATATTTGGAAAGCACGTCGGGACGCCAGAAACGATCATCGGTACGGCGGTGATCACGGATGACAGCAACCTCTGCCAGATTCCTGCAGGCCAGACGGAGACAGATGCCCCATGCGGGCGCGAAGGAAAGTACGCGGCGGTCTTTCGCTACCACGACGGCAACCGCTGGCAGAACCGCGAGACGGTGCTGCGGATCGACGCGGGAGGCTACCACAATGGTACGCCTGGGCAAGGCAACATCCCCATCTACGGCGTCGGCGACGTCGTCCCGGCGTTCTACGATCAGCAGAGGCTGTGGTGCATCCCCATCCAGTCGCCGCCCGACAGGGATTGCGTGGCGGCGTTCCGCGGGCAGACAAATCAAGGCGTGCCGCGCGGCCAAGCGGGGGACTGCCTATCTCCGGATGCTGCGGAGGTTCATTGCCAGCAGTTCCGCTCTTCGTTCGGCAATTGGAAGTCATTGACGCCAAAGCTGATCTTTCCACCTATGCGGCAGAAGGACGGGCACATAATTGCGCAGTGCAGCGCGATCACGGTCTTGCACCACATGGAAGAGGTCCGGCTGGCTTGCGTCATGCATCAGCACTCGCGAGCGGTGCTGCGGATTCCCGGCCACGGCATCGACTTTCGGTTCATCGCCAAGCTTGGCGCCGGCGCAGGTTCCGGAGTGGCACCGCTGATCAACACTCCCAAGGGCGTGGCGACTCTGGGCGGGCTTGCCAAATACGCGGAATCCTCCGGCAGGTTCATCGGCTCGCCGGCGGTTCTGTCTTTCGGCAATTCCATCCGCGTGGCGATGGCCAGCGCCAACGATGAGTGGTTGGTGGAGCTGACCTGGGGCGCGGAGGTCATCCAGGACAATCTGACGACGTTCGCCAAGATCAAGGTGCCGCCGGGGGACAGCTCCGGCAACACCTTGCAAACCGGCGAGTTCATGGACCCCATCGAGGACGCTTACCACGATGCGATCCTGGTCAAAGACCACACCGGCGCAGAGTACACGGATCGCACGATGAGAATCTGGCTGTCCTTTATCGACCGCTGGTCATCGGACATTGTCGCAGGGGAGCAGGGCAGGGTTTATGGTCCCGTGGAGTACGCCGGCATCGTCACTGCCGGCGGCGAAGAACGACCGCTATATGTGACGACGGCAATCGAGGAGGAGTATTTTGCCAAGACCGTTAACGGCAGCGGCACGATGGCGAAGGATACCAGCGAGAGCTTCCTGCTGTACTACAAGAACTGGCAGCCATCTAAGGTGACGAAGAACGCTACAAGTTCCTTCGGCGCGATCAAGCGTGGCAAACGGTGCGTGCTCAAGCGCATGAACGGGTTCCTGGTCGCCAGCCAAGCGGAGTGCGGCTCGTGATCGGCATGGCTGGAGAAATCTGCTGCTGCGGAATGCCGGTTGTCGCTCTATGGACGCTGGACTCAAGTTGGCACTACGCACAGCTTTGCAGCTTCGAGTCGGCCGACGGGTGCTTCCCGACGGTGGCTTTGACGGCACCACCTTGCGCCAGCGCTTCCATCGAATGCCCGACGAAACCGGAGACGGACCCGGACGGTAGCGGGGTTGGCACACCAAAGTCCAGCGACATCGACCGATGGAACGAAGATCGAATCGCACTGAACACGTACCGGTCCGCGCACGAGGACCGCTGGCCAATCGCTATCGGGGAGCTTGGAGGTAAGTTCCGCAACTGGGCCGGAGTCATCGGCGCTCTAATGCCTAGCGGGGAGGCCAACGCCAAGGACACCTACGGCGACGTGGAAATAAGATTCACGGGGACCAGCCCCACGGCTCGTGTCACGCTCGCGGATCTCCAAGACTTATTTGACGACTTGTTCGCCAAGCACAACTTGGGTGGCAAGACGGGGACGGCGACGCTTCTGCTCGGCGTTGATAATTCAGGATCGATCACGCTCAGCCAATGGCCAGCGGCGGTCAAGGCGAGTTTTTTGGCTTACATTGCCTCGGACTATCCCAACGTGACCATCCGCGAATACACATTGACCATCGCTTTGTCTTCGGGGGACACGGAGCGGTGGCTGAAGCAGATCAAAGATCAATATCAAATCTTAATTCAAGCAGCGGAGGGGCCGTGAAGTGCGACCCGCAAAAGATCGGCGTGGCGATGGCCGTGTGCCGAGTCTGCAGACAGCCGTTGCAAGGAGATTCCTTGCCGGACTGTCCAGGACCAGGGACAGCGCAGCCTGCCTCGCCGCAATCCACCAACGAGTTCACCGCCCAGGAGATTGCGGTGCTGCTGCCGGGCATCGAGGATCAGACTTTGATCGGGAACAGGTTGGCGGCAATGTTCAAGGAAATTGGCTTTCCGCCGTGCGAAGCCTGCGACGACAGGCGAGCGTATCTGAACCGCGCTGAACTTTGGCTGCGAAACTATCTCGGATAGTGCCGCGAGACTCGCGGTGATATGCTTTGAGGCAACAGGAATCCAAGCATGGGCGTCAGGTCTGCCACCGGCACATTCTCCTTGCTGGCCAAGGTGGAGTTGACCAATGCGCAGGACGATGCCCAAACCGGCACGGCCAACCTGGGCACGTTCATCCGGCAAGCCCTGGAAAACGGCGTCGCGGAAAACCAGATCGACAGGGCCTGGAGCAACCAAAGCGGCTACTTGCAATCCGGGGAAACGCTGGACATCTCCCTGAGCACCTTTGCCAACCAGAACCTGGGCATGGGCCACGGCAAGGATGCGCTGGGCCAGACGATGGACCTGCTGGCGATTGTCGGATTCGGTTTGACGCAGACCGCCGGCGCCGGCCGCCTTGAATTGAATCCCAGCCTGCCGGCGAGTAATGCGACATGGGTGCCAACTTTGAGTGTCGCTAACGGCGGCGCGTTCTATCCGGGCCGGGCAATCGCATTGTTTGCGCCGGGAGAACCGGCGATTAACATCACCCCCGGCAGCGCGGACGTCATCCGCTTGAAGGCGACGGGCGGTGACGTCAACTATTCCCTGGCGATTCTGGGCCGGCACGACGAGGAGGAAAGCAGCTCGTCCAGCACGAGCAGCACTTCGTCCGTGAGTAGCTCGTCATCGAGCACGAGCACGAGCACCAGCTCCCAGAGCACGGAATCCAGCAGCACGACTTCGAGCGTTTCTAGTTCATCTACGAGCGCAGACACTTCCAGCGTCAGCTCGTCCAGTAGCTCGACCTCGTCAGTATCTTCCAGCTCAACCAGCAGCGTCAGTTCATCGAGCAGTTCGAAGTCCGGTGAGAGTTCAACACGGTCGAGTTCATCCACCTCTTCGGCATCGAGTTCGAGCACGTCTTCGGCTAGTAGCAGCTCCACAAGTTCGGCGTCGTCTAGTTCCACCAGTTCGGTGTCGAGCAGCAGCAGCTCCCAGAGCTTCTCGTCCGCGTCATCCAGTTCCACGAGCACGCTATCGAGTTCCAGCACTTCAAGCGCAAGCTCGTCAAGCTCGTCGAGTTCGAGTTCGTCGAGTCAGTCGGCTTCTAGCCAGTCCAGCCTTTCCTCCTCCAGTACAAGCAGTGCATCGTCATCATCGTCCAGCACGCTGACCGGAAATCTGCGATTCTCCGATTCATTCAACCGTGAGCTTCTGGGATTGACAGACGGATTGGGCTATACCGCGGCAGGGTTTGAAGATCTTGGAACCGGAGGAAGCGGCTTTGACTTAAATTCCGCCAACGGGGCGAACATCGTAGCGAACAAGATGCGTCTCAATTACGTCGATGGAGACGCGGAAGTCAACGTCATCATTTTCCCGAACGTCAACGGGGACATCTACGCCTATTATCGCCTTGCATTTCTTGGGACGTCCTCGTTCGTCGCGCTGCGCCTCTACACGGCGAGCGATCTATCCACCTGGGTGGAAGTGCGGTTCACAAACGCGGTGGACGAGTTCGACAACGACAAAATCTCGATCCGGACGCAAAGCGCCACGCTCGACGAGGAAATTGCCGGCAGTGCCGTTCCTAATGTATATCTCCAGTTGGAGGGAACTGTCCTGTCCGCCCAGTGGGAGGACGTTGTCGTGTCCGCTGATCTTGGTTCAGTGCCGACGTTCTACCGCGCCGCCATCGTCGCGCAGAACAAGGACCTGGACACCGGGATCGCGCACGAGTTCGACAACTGGTTTGTCTGCACGGTGGTCCCGACCGGCACTTCCACTTGGCCGCTCTAACCCATGTCCAGCCGCGAAGCTACCGCCGATATCAAACTCGTCCTGGAGGCGACGATTGTCAATGCGCTGCCCGATGGGCAGGAGCCATCGGCAGGGCTAGGACTGACGGTCGCTACTAAGTTCGACAGCGGCACATCCGAGAATCAGTACAACCGCGAATGGGAGGACAAGCGAACGCTGCTGTCCGGCGCTTCGGAAGACTTGGACTTTTTCGACTTCACGGGATTCGACATCGGTGCAGGAGCGGGCAAGGATGCCTTGGGGCAGGACTTGCGGTTGCAGGAAATCGTCACGCTGATCATTCAGCAGACCGGCGGCGATGGAAAGCTGGAAATCAACGCGACCGATCCTACGGGCATGCTGCTGTGGGTGCGCAGGTTCACAGTGGCCAATGGCGCGGCGACAGGTAAGACGTTGCTGTTCATGCACTCGCCGGGCGAGATCGGCTATCCGGTGATTGAAGGATCTTCATTCGAAGTCCGGGTAAGTGCCAACGGCGGGGACGTTGAATACACGGTCGTCGTGCTGGGGCGCGACACCGAAGAAGAATCTACGAGCAGCCGGTCATCGAGCAGCTCCAGCGTCAGCAGTATTTCCAGCAGCTCGACAAGTTCACGGTCCAGTTCGTCCACGAGCAGCGCGAGTAGTTCGTCAGTATCTAGCAGCTCGACGAGCAGCGTATCCTCTTCCAGTAGCAGTTCGTCATGAGCCAGGAAACACGCGCGGAAGGAATCGCCCGACGCCGGCGGGAGCGTGAGGCTCGCAAGGCGGCGAGGGAAGCCAAAAGCCAGCAGCGGCAGGCGCAACGCGAGGCAATGGGCGGACCCATGCCGGAAGCAATGGCCGATCCCGGCACGGATGATCCGCTGGAGGTCTGCGACCGGGACAAGCGGCCGACGCACGCCATGCGCAACCAGTGGGCGGGCTGCGCGGCGTTCCTCGTCTGCGGGGGACCGAGCCTGCGGCAGATCGACCTATCGTTCCTGCGCGAGCGCGGGATCGTTTCGCTTGGCATCAACAACGTCGCGGGATACGCTCCCGTCCGCGCGTGGTGCTACAGCGACTCCACACACAAGTTCCACCACGGGATATTCTTCGATCCCAACATCATCAAGTTCGTTCCCAAGCCGAGATTAGAGAAGAACGACAAGAGCCGCGTGCGCGCCAAGCTGCCGGACGGAACGTTTCGCTGGACCGGCAGGCACGTTTCGCAGTGTCCCAACGTGTTCGGGTTCCCTCGCGAGACGAAGTTCTTCCCGGAGCAGTTCTTCTCGCTGCCGTATGCCAGTTGGGGTGCGAGCGACAAGCACCCGGAGATGAACTACCGCGCAAAAAACATTTTCACGTTCTTCATCGGGTTCCGGCTGCTCCACTACCTGGGCGTGCGACGGGTTTACATGTTGGGCGTGGACTTCAAGATGGACGCCGCGCAGGGTTATGCTTTCGGTCAGGCGCGCTGGCCCGGCGCCGTCAACGGCAACAACGGCAAGTACCGGATCGCCACGGGCATGCTCCAGGAGTTGCGCCCGCATTTCGAGAAGGCTGGGTTCGAGGTTTATCAGACCAACCCGGACAGCGCGCTGCGGGTATTCGATTACGTTCCGCTGGCGACCGCCATCCAGGATTGCCGGGGAGCGGTTCCGCCGGAACCGTGGTCAGAAGATGCCTTGGAGGGGTGGTACGAAGATATCACCCCGGAAGGGCAGCAGAAGCCGACGGATGCGCCAGAAACCGCAGAAGAGGACTGATGCGCTATCTCGTGGTTGATCTTGAGGCTACGTGCTGCGATGATGATTCGATTGCAGCCAGCGAGCAGGAGACCATCGAGATTGGTGCGGCGATGCTTGATCGAGCAGTGGTCGCAACCTTCCAGACGTTCGTGCGCCCGCAAAGACATCCGTTGCTGACTCGGTTCTGCATGGAGCTGACAGGCATCAAGCAGCAAGATGTTGATAGCGCCGCGCCATTACCGGCGGCATTCACGTCATTCCTTGAATGGGCGCTTCAATTTGGGGCATGGCACTTTGCCTCATGGGGGACATTCGATGAGCAGCAATTGTTGCGCGACTGCGCCTTCCACGACATAGCGTACCCGATGGGAAGGCACATCGACTTGGCGCACGTGTTTAGGAAGCACGCGGGCTGCACCGCTGGGCGCGAGCGAGCAATGCGGTTGCTTGGAGTTAAGCCGGAAGGCACACGCCATCGCGGGATAGATGACGCCAGGAACGCAGCAGGCATCGCCGCAGAGATGCAGTCGCGTGGTTGGATGACGTAGCAGTCACTACGGGAGTTTGCCGCGTCGCAATTCGGAGTAGGAGATCGGCGGACGCGGCGATAGGTTCTCAATGGGCTGCTCGACCGCTTGCTGTGCCGCCTGCTGAATGTCGAGCACCTGCTTCTCCGCTTGCTCGCGCTCGACGGCTTCGATGTCCCGGCGCACCTGCTCAAGCTGGACCTGCCGGACCTCGGCGGCGGTAAGTCGTTTTGGCTGGGGCAATGTCGGCTCGCGGACGATCTTGGGCTTGACGTTGGCGGCGACGCTGACGGTTTGCGGCTCCGCAGCTACCGGTGCCGGCTGGGCGGGGTTGAAGGGGTCCAAGTTCTGGACGCCGCAGATGATCAGCCAGCCCAAGGCCAGCCCGCCAGCGCCCCCCAGGACGCAGCGGACGACGTGATCGGCTAGCGAAGGCAGCTTGTCGCGATGCCTGCGCCGGCGGTGCTGGCGGATGGCAAATGCAGGCCGGGCAGCTTGAACCGCGGGGGCGCAGGTCAAGGGTGGAGCGAACGGTTCGCCGGACTCCAGCTCGATCCCCTGGCTCTCGCCGCCCAGGGCTCGCCAGGACGCCCAGAAGTCATCCCGGTTGGCACACATGCCTTCATGGACCAACAGCGGTCCCAAGCCTCCTGCGCAGCTACAGTGCAGCCCCAGGCCCATGACGGCGACGGGTGTAGCCACAAGCTGCTGTCCGAAGAACGTCACGTTAAGCGGTTTCATTGCCAAGCCTCCCAGATTTCCCATGTTGCCGGTGTCATTTTACCGTCACGCGCCAAACAAAAAAACGGCGCATTTGTATAGGGGGACGGCTGATCACGGACATGCGGCGCATATGAGTTTGGCGTGTCCCTATTGACTTTGCCGGCAAACCGCCATAGCGGCACTGTGGTTTACGGGATTTTCCAGGTATTTTCAGCTATTGACGCAGAAACTTTGAATCGGTAAAATAACGGCACTGGGCCAACGAATACATGATAGGGAACGCAAACCATGACCACCGAGGACGAAAATGAAAACCTTCAGCAAGCAGCGGTTGACCAAGGCAATTCAGAAGTACGCCAGGAAGCACGGCTTCAGCGCCAGCACGGTGAGGACGGTAACAAGCCTGCGACTGGCCGCGCTCCGCGAAAGCGGTTTGGTTTAGGCTCCGGCAACACGCCGGCAATCGGCTGGCACACATTTCAGCAGTGCGAGAATGCCATCCGCTGCGACCGAATCAACGTGATGCTGGATTCCGGCAAGCGAGTGTTCGGCGACGACGGGAAGGACGAGCCAGGGACATGGCACGAGATAGAAGAGGCGGTTGAACCGATGAGCCACGGCTTGTATGTGAAAACAAAGGACGGGAGGAGGATTCGGATTTATGCCTACGACGCATCGGATGCACGACAATAGGGCTTCGGCCCTTAATGCGGCTCGGCACGTTGCCGAACGGTCCCAAGGAGCCCAGTAATGGCATGGCATGACTACCCACTTGCGATCCGCGGCATGGCTGCGACAGCCGGCCGCACGGAGCAGGGACTCATCGACCACATGCAGGAGATCGTGCGGCGGGACATGATCACCGGCGCTCGCAAGGTCGCCTTCATCAACAGCCTGGCGCATTTCGGAGGGGAGTTGCGGTGGACACAGGCGCATCGCCCGTACTATGACGTCTATCCGTCGGTAGTTCGGGCTTTCCTCAACGTGGACCTGGACAAGCTGCTTTGCGACCACGTGCGGCTGCCAATCCCGGACTTGCTTGTCCGATTCCAGCCGGGGCATGAGTTGCCGGGCGGCGACGGCGCTTTGGTGCGCAGCTTCCTGGTGAGCATGACCGAGCAGCACAGAACCTCCAACGCCGGCATGCTGGTCGGCATCGATGAATGGCGGGAAGGGCAGGAAGTCCCCAACCACACGGTCACCGTAGTATCGCTGGCACCTGGGACGACCGTCATGTCGCGGCTAGTTCGCGGGCGTGAAATCACGGGCACGCTGATCGAGGCCGGCGTGAATGATACCACAGTGGATAACGTATTCCGGTTCGCGGTGGCTCTGTGCCTACTCAAAGACCAGATGGACTTAGTCAGCCCCGAACCGCTGGAGGCCGACCGCAGTAAGTGGGACGCGACCCATGATCCAAAGCTGCTGGAAAAGGCAGCGCGGCGCGGCAAGCGATGCTGGTCCATCGGCAAGCACATCGAGGTCGCACCGGGATTCCGCCGTCCGCATTTTGCGATCCGCTGGATGGGCAAAGGCGGCACGGACCCGAGGCTGCGACCCATCAAGGGCTGCCTTGTGCGGCGTGAGAAGCTGGCGGAAGTCCCCACGGGCTACCTGGACATCCAGCTAGACGAGGAAGCCTTAGCCGCAGTAGAATCCGCGCATGGAACGCCAGCCAAAGCCGTGGGGACGGACGACCCCCATCATCCGTGACCCGCTGTATCACGTTGATCGCATCGCCGTTGAGCCGGGAGGGCACTGCTCCATCCACCGCCACTTGCACAAGAGCAACGCTTTTCACGTACTATCCGGCGCGCTGCTCGTAGTGCGGTTCACCCAGGTCGGAGGCGTCGGGCCGCACACGTGGATGACCGCCGGGAACACTTACACGCTCTATCCCGGCTGGTGGCATCAGTTCTGGACGAAGATCGGCGCTGAGGCATTAGAGGTGTACCTGCCGGCGACGGAGAACCCGGTTGACGTGGCAGACATCGAGCGGCATCCGCAGTTCAGCGAGGGCGGAATTCTGGATTACAACATGCTCACTCCGCGATGGCACCAAGTATTCAAGCCGCTGGAGATCGAAGTCCCGGCGCTGCAACTCCAGCTATAGGAAACCTGATGGGCTGGTATCCGTGTGAGCTATGCAAAGGCAACGGGTGGGCGCTGAAGCCGGGCAAGGGCTGGTGGCACGTGCTGCTGTGGGCGTTGCACTGGGACATGGCGTCACCTTCGCGGACCCCTTGGATGCAATGCCCACACTGCAACGGCAGGGGCTACGAGCCGCCGCCGTGGACGGGAAGCAGGCCATTGCCTCCACCTCCACCGCCGAAGAAGTATGCCTGATGCACGAGACGTTCCGGCGCTGGCAGGAGATCGGCGGCTTGGTCCGCGAATCTGGCTGCTTCGCCCTGGTGGACCGGATGGCTTTGCGGGAATATACCAACGTGGGCAGCTTGCAGCGTTGGCAGGTGATTGACGAGTCCCAGGAGTGGTATCGGACGTTTCGCAGCGCGGCGCAGGCAGCGACCTGCCTGGAGGATCAAACCTGATGGCTGCCACGATTCTCACCGATGAGCTTTCACCCGCTGAGCGATTTGCCACGGCCGTCGGCTTGGTGCTTGCCGGCGACTACTTCAAGCTGGACGCGAAGAACCCAGACGAGGAATACCAAATCACGATCATGATCGCCAAGCTGGTAGAGAGATTGAACGTCAGCAAGGAATTCAGCCGCGCCGCTGCGGAGACGGCGGAGTTGGGCCAAATCTTCCGCGAGGCGCGTTCCGAGATCAACGCCAAGAGGCGCGGTAAATGAAGTGCGAAAACAACTGCCGCAAGACTTCATCTCACTGCCATTGCTGCGCGGAAGTCTCGCCGCCGCTGGAGTGCGTCCCGTGCCGGCTATGCGGGGATCGCGACGAGATGTACGCGGAGATCCCCGTGGAGGGCGACTGGCACGGGCAAGGCTTCGTCATGCGGATCGGCTGCCTCTGTCCGGCGTCGATGGAGCTTGAGAAGGACGAGACGCGAACGGAGTTTGAAATCTACGAGGAATCTATTTTGCAGTGGAACGAAATGCAGGAGGATCGAGGGTGAACATCCGCGAGAACCTAACCGTCGTCGTGGGCGTGGACGCCAAGACGCTGATCCAGTTCGAGCAGTCCCACAGGACATGGCGGCTGCACCATCCGTGGCTGTTTCAAATCCCTTGGGTCGTGTTCTTCGACGGCGAAGTCGAGAACCTTAAGACCGCCATCCATGAGCGCAGGCAGTTCCCGGAAGGCACAACGTTCGTTTCCTGGCCGCACTGCGCCTACAAGCTGGACGGGGAGACGCTGCGGAAGCCCAAGTACGAATCCCAACGGGAAAAAATGCTTTCCGGGCACGTTTACGTTCCAGCAATGTTCGTTGAAACGGATTGGCACCTGAAGCTGGATACCGACTGCGTGGCACAAGGGCCATCTCCAAACTGGCCAGACCCGGAATGGTTCAGACAGGACGACTTTGATCGGTTCCCAGCGTGGGTCGCGCCGAAATGGTTTTACACGAAAGGGATCAATGCTCTTGGCAGGCTAGAGGATTGGGGAGACCGCGTGCAGGCGCTGGCTCAGAAGCCGCGATTGAACATTCCATTTGATCCAAAAGCGATGCGGGTCGGGCATCCACGTATGTGTAGCTGGTGCTCTTTTTATCGAACGTCCTTTACAAAGAGGCTTGTCAATTGGCTCAGCGAAACTATGCCGCCTGGGCAATTACCAATCCCAAGTCAAGATGGCGTCGCGTGGTACGCCGCAGCGCGCGCAGGTGAATACACTCGGATTGCTAATCAGAAATCGCATCTTTGGACCAATGTCCCGAAGCTCGGTAACTTGATCGCGCTCGTGCAGCGAGTCATGCGCGGAGAGCCGGTTGATGCTTAAGACAGCCATTTCCAGGTCGCGCCGTACAGTACATCCCTTACGCAACCGACGCTGACGTTGAACACTGCTGCGATCCATTTATGACGCTTGCCGACAGCGCGAAATGCTCGAATCGCATGGACCTCTTGTTCGGTCAGGATGGCACTTCCGTGTCCTTCTCCTTTGGCAATTGTGCCGTGAATGATTTTATCATTCATGTTGCTCTTGCGGGTATCCCATCGCAAGTTGTCAATATCATTATCGTGCTCGTTCCCGTTTTCATGGCAGCCTTCCAGGCCGACCGGACATGGCCCAACAAAAACTGCAAGCATTAATTGATGCATCAAAATTTGCAATTCGCGGCCAGCCTTTCCGTCTTTCAATGTGGCCTTGAGGTAATTGCCACGACGTTGCAATTTCAATCTGCGAGGCGTTTTGTAAACCCCACCATTCCCGCCAGGTTTTTTGATTGACCAGAGTTGCCCGGACCGCGAGAGAAAATAACCGGGCCAATCCGGGATTGGCGTCAATTCAGGAATAGCGGTAGAATCCGCAGACATTCGATGTACCTCCAGTAAAGGTGCATTGGGTTCGGCCGTGCCGGGGCTAAATCCGGCACGGCCCCTATTGTACAGTAGGCGGGGAATGATTCAACGCATGGCCAAGAGCATCCTCAAGGATGATGAACCCCAGCCTCGCAAGCTCAAGGATTCCGAGCGCAGCGCGCGAGGGTTGGGCTGGGAATACAAGCGACGCGGCCGGTTGCTCAAGTCCAATCCATTTCCAGCCGGCACCTTGAAGCACTCAGAATTCATCGCGGGCTGGAACGAATACACGCCGCCGGACAGCAAGACGGCGCACGACGGGGACATCGAATGAATGACGGTTGTTTGTTTTTTAACGCTGGTTCCCGCCATGCCATCCACTTGATCGTCGCACTGGCTTCGCTGCGCAAGCACTGGCAAGGTCCCGTGGCAGTCGTCACGGAGGTTGACGGACCCGGTCGGCGCGTCGCGGAAGCGTGCGCCGAGGATGGGCGGCTGGGTGCGATCCAGGTGATCCCCAGCGAGGAAGTCCAGGCTGGCGGCAGCGGCAAGGCTTATTACAGCAAGACCAAGCTACCGCGTCTGACGCCGTTCGACCGCACAATATTCCTGGACGCCGACGTGCTGGTGGTCAAACCATTCCAGGAGCTGTGGCCTGAAGAAGGCGAGGCAGTGATCACGCAATTCTCTGACTGGGTATCTACGGGCGGCAAGATGTCCCAGAGAATTAAAGGCTGGCGGGAGGTAGAGCCGCATCGCGTAGCAAGGCAGCTCGCGGAGAAGTGGCCGGCGATCAACACTGGGGTCATCGCGTGGTGCGGCGACGGCGGCGAGTGGGCACAGGACTGGACGGACACCGGTTCGCGGCGGATCAGCTTCATCGGCGATGAAATAGCGATGCAGTTAATCTTTCCGGATCATGAGTGCCGCATCGTCGCGTGCCATTTCAACGCCAGTCCTGTGTTCGATGCCTGTCCCATCCGCGAGAAGTATAAGTGGCCTTGGGACGAGGAGCACGGCGTTGCGGTGCGCAGCGAGGACGTTCGGGTTTGGCATTTTCATGGGTTCAAAGCGTGGAAGCGTCCCGCCGGTTGGAAGCTCTATCGGCAGAACTACATGGACGCACTGGACGTGAATCTAGCCGGCATCCGCGAACACCCGGTCAATGGCAAGCACTTGAATCTGCTGCCGGAGCAGGATCAGCGGATCATTCGCGGCGCTATGATGGCGGCGGTTAGTTGACGGTTGAATGTAGCGTCTGTAAAATGCTGGTCATGAAAACCGTCGAAATCATCACGCATTGTTTCGCCGAGAAGATTCCCGCGTTCGCTTCACTGCTGACGGCACAACTCAGCAGCTTGATCCTGTGGGAGCCGAGGAACTGCATGGCGGTTCTAACGATTTGCTATGCAGAAGATGACCAGCGAACAAAATGGGTTATCGAACGACTGGTCGAAATTGTGGACGGTTGCAAGGAGGATGAACCGGAACTGGCCCGTGCAATTGATACCGGCTTAGTGCCGTGCCCGCATCCTAGAGTCGATATGAAGTTGCTGTTTGAGCTAGACCGCGCAAAACTATTTCGTCGCTCTATCGGACGCAACATGGCAGCTCGCCGTAGCCGCGCAGACATCGTGTGGTTCGCAGACTGCGACTACATCTTCGGAGAAGGCTGCCTGGACGCGCTGGCTGCCTCTGAGTTCACCGGCTTGACATATCCCCAAGAGGTCCAAATCCACCGCGCACACCACATCGGCGACGCGGAGATTGCCAGGATCAAGCCGGGCGAGCTGTTCACGCCGGACCTGTCGTTGTTTGAAACCAAGCGGGAGAAGTTCGCCATCGGCGGGCTGCAAATCGTTCCCGGCGACGTGGCGCGGAAGTATGGCTACTGCGACGGCGGACGCTGGCAGAAGCCGGCTGATCCGGCGCAAGGATTCCAGGACACGCGAGAGGACAAAGCTTACCGCCAGGAGATGATCGAGAAGTGCGGGCCAAGCAAGGCGATCCATCTACCCAACCTTTATCGGTTCCGCCACAGTGAGTCGGCTTTTGAGGATTCCGCCAAGCGGCTGGCGCAGACCGCTGGAAAGGTCTAATGTCAAAGCCAGATTCCTATCGCCAATGCACGCTCAGGCGGACCGCTGCAAAGAACACGATCATTGAAATGGTCGAGTGGGTGCCGCAGCGCATAGCTTCCATCGACAACGTGGTTGAATGCAACGGCTTCGCTTGGTTTATAGTCCATGTTGGTCAGGAATCCAGCGATCCGCGTTCGGCGCATGTGAAAACCAAATGAGCCGCCTCTTCCCTGAAGTCATCCGCGACCGTGGACTAGTGCGCGAAGTGTTCATAGAAACCGGCACGGGAGGCGGCATGTCCGTGCGGCGCTGCCGCAGGCTGTTCAGCATGATCCACACGATTGAGTCCGACCTAGCGACCTACCAGAAGGCTGCACATGACCTGCGCACGTTCGGCAACGTGCGGTGCCACCACGGGCGCTCACCAGACCTGCTGCGCCGGATCATTGATCCCAAACTGCCGACGCTGTTCTACCTGGATGCGCACGCTGTGGCGCAGAACCCAGAACTGCCGGCACCCATCCAGGAATGTCCCCTGCTGGACGAGCTGCGCGCGATCTTCTCTTTCTCTTGGTCTGAGCCGCCGCCGATCATGGTGGATGACGCGGGCATGTACGGCGAGGAGTTCTGGTCTGGCAAGCGGGCGAAGGGCTATGACCGGGCGCAGTGGCCGACGCTAGCGCAGGTGCTCGACGAACTCCCGGCGGGCTACCGCGCCAGCAACCACCGGGATATTCTGATCCTGGAGCCTCAATGAAAAACTACACATCAACCGTTCCCGCTGACCGCACTGTCGGCTTTGCCTAGAAAGTCGCGTTTGCCTAGTAAGTCGGCGGTCTGCCCAGAAAGTCTTAGCGAGGCTTGCGATTTTTAGCCACTGCTTTTGGCGGCGGCATTTGTCGCTTCTGGATCTTTGGCAAGGAGCGTTTTCTTGTCTTAGCTGTTGCTTGCGGCGCTGACTCGGCCAACGGCGATGACCGCTTTGCCAGAACCTCCACGGGAATGTCGCTTTCGCTCACGCCTCCCATCGGCAACATTCTGGCGATTCCAGCGGTTAGCTCGCCAAGTTCTTCGATTGCGCTAACTTGCTGTCGCTTTAGCTCCCTAGCACGATCAAGAAGCGCAACAACCGTTTTCATCTGTGATTTTGTCTTCGGCAGAGCGACAACCATTTCAAGGAATCGTTTTTCTTTATAGCGATTGCGGCTTGTCTTCGTCGATCCGGTCGAAATTCGGTCCACTTCGTCAAGGTATTGCGGGCTGTTTAAGCAATGAACGACATACGACGACACCAACTCAGGTTCATCAACGTCCCCGCGCACGATGAAGGTTGGGAACTCGCCGGAAACATGACAGCCATCGTGCTCCGGCGGGACTACGGCGAATGAGCCACGGAAGGCAAACAGGCGATTGTAAATGACGCTGCCCGCGGAAACTTGATTCAGCTTGCTACCCTTAATCAACCGCCCTGACTTCTCCTCTCGGACGAAGGTGCCCAGCCCCCACCACTTTACCCCCAATACGCGATAGTGACGCTCCCGGTCAATCTTCTCCATGTGTTTAGTCTGAATGAACAATTCAGATAGCGCAACTGGCTGAGTTTCGAGGCCAGAGAATGCTATGCGAATATCAGCCAACGCTGATTTCAGGGCCGTGGTTATCAGAGAAAGATGCCCCTCGACAGCGGCTACGTTGGTTGCAATTTCAGCATCGGTTGGCGGAACGACTGGCAGTCGCTTTCGGTAATACTCCGCATCCATGCGATCTTCGAGCGTGGCAACCCAGCTTTGCGGGTGCGCTTGACTCTTCTTTCCGCGCGAGAATGCCCTGTAGTCAAGTAGAACCTCTGGAAGTTGATTGCCGGCCACGGGAGCACCATTCGGCGCGTAGCCGCTGTTTTCAACCACCGCCATGAATGTTTCGCCCTGCGCCCCAGTCTCATCGACTTCGGGCTTCTTTTCCAAAAACAGAATGCTCGTCTTGGACCTCGCGTTGTAGCCTTCAAACGTAACCGCTGGCAAACTGACTATCCCCTTAATCCAGGCGTGCTGCTTGATGTAGTCGCGAACCTTAACCTTGCTGTCGTTGTTCAAAATGCCGTCGATTACGACAATGGCAACTGAGCCACCCGGCTTCACCAATCGCAAGCTACGCTCGACAGCTAGGATTACTCGATCTTGTTTGTGCTTTCTCCTGAGTTCATACCGACTCAAGATCGCGACATCGCTCTCGTATGACCCGAACGGTGGATTAGTGATGCAGAGATCGAATGTCCCCTCTTGGATTTTCCCCGGCACGTCCACTAAGCCATGATGCTTAACAATCCCAGCGCTGCCGTCCCCGTGGACGATCATGTTCATTTTGCAAGCCAGTGTCGTCCGCTCTTTCCAATCGGTTCCAAAAATGCAGCGATTTGATAGCTCGATTTTCCACTTCGATTTTTCATCCTCGCTGAACTCCTGAAGCCTGATTTTCTCGCTGACGACCTCAAAGGCATAGATTAGGAATCCGCCTGTCCCGCAAAATGGGTCGATGATCTTTTGGCCGATCTTCGGGTCAATCGCGTCCACCATGAACTCGACTACATTACGCGGCGTGAAAAACTCTCCTAAGCCGCCAGTGAATGTGTCCCCAAGAAAATACTCGAACGCTTCGCCCTTCACGTCGAACGCCGTCAGTGATAGGTCGTAGCCTTCAAACTGGCTTACGATGGTGCGAATTGTTCGATCATCTAGGGCGATATTGCTGTCAGGATCGAAGAGGTCGGAGAATTGCGGGTCTTCCTTGGTTTCTTGCCAAATCTGCTTGACGACGTTGACGCCCAGCTTCGCGAGCGTGTCATCGAATACCTTTGTCCGAAACCGATTGGCGTCCCCCGGATGCGTTCGCTCTTCGTGCATTTTGCAGAAGAGCACCTTCGACATTTCGTCAAATGCCTTGGTGGGGTCATCGCCTTGGTTATTCCGTATCTCGTTGTGGCAGGCGCGCAAGATCGACTTGAACGACTGCACGTCGTCGATGATGAAGAGTTCGTGTTTCGCCTCCAGCCGTAGCGATTCCTGCACTTCGGCGCTGACGACGAACTTTACAAAATCATCTGAGAGATCTCGCCTGTGCGGTAGATCTGCAAGCCGGTTTTTGCTAAGCGACTGATACACCCGCGTCTGGAGGCCGTTGGTAACGACCACTAGCGGCGCGATTCGCGGCAGCAGCCTTGCGTAAGAAATCGCCTGCTCAGTATCCCGGCGAATTAACGGTTCCCCTGGAGGCTTGGTTTCGCAAACGATTAGCGGCGTGGTCTTGGCGGTCGTCGTATAGACCACCGCATCGGCAAAAATCGTCTTTGTTTTGCGCCCCTCTTGGATCTCGATTGGCTTGTTAAAATCAATACAGTTCTGCTTGTATCCACGCAACCCCAGATAGGGAACAAGGAACTTGACCTTCACGTCCTCCTCGGACAAAAGATCATCGGGGGCCGGCAGAGAATAGGACATTATGCCCTCTTTGTCCCGGTAGGTTTCTTCGGCTTGTCCCAATAGGGGCTTTTGCAGTGCGGGCACACTCGCGGATGTTCGTCCGGTTTCCGCGGAACCCATTCGTGAGAACATCGCTCACAACGATACCCCGGCACGGTGAGTTTGATTTTCGCCATAGCCGGTATCTTACCAGATAATCAGTTATTTCAAAGGCAAATACTAGCCGGGGATTGACGAATACTTACTTAGATAGTATATTACTACGAAAGTAAGACACAGACTGACTGGAGTTACTGCCATGAACGACCGCGAGCAACGTGGGTTGACAATCGCCGCACTGACGAAGTTGGTCCGCAAGGGCGGTATTTGGGTTGTGCCTTCACAATCTGGACCAGCGAAATATACCGTTTGCCCAGATCCGATCAATCCCCACTGCACGTGCGCGGACCACGAAACCCGCGGCTGTAAGTGTAAACACATTTTCGCCGTCGAATTCGCGATGAAGCGCGAAGAGGCGGCAGACGGCACGGTGACGGAAACGCGGTCGATTACCCTGACTGAGAAGCGGACGACCTACACTCAGGATTGGCCCGCGTACAATGCCGCCCAAACCACTGAGAAGGGCACGTTCCAGGTAATGCTCCGCGACTTGTGCAATGGAATACAGGAACCGCAGCAGGGGATGGGACGCCCTCGCATCCTGCTCCGAGATGCCCTCTTCGCAGCTTGCTTCAAGGTCTATTCCACGTTCTCAGGCCGGCGGTTTATGACCGACCTGAAAGAGGCGCACGGGGAAGGCCACCTAACCCGCTGCCCGTCGTACAATTCGATCTTCGCTGTTTTTGAATCGCCAGAGACCGATGGCGTACAGCTTCCCAAGCTGCTCGGAACGACGGCCCAGCGATTCACGGTCAAGGAGGTTTCTGCCGACTTAGCTTACTCGACTAACACGAACCTAGCGGAAGTGGACGCGCTCGGCGCGTCGCCAATGATCCCATTCAAGCGGAACGCGGTCGCCACATCCGGCGGCTTGTGGTCCAAGATGTTTCACTACTTTCAATTTCACCGCCAAGAATTTCTGAGCCGCTATCACCTGCGGTCGAATGTCGAGAGCACATTCTCTATGATCAAGAGGAAGTTCGGCGATTCGCTGCGGAGCAAGACTGACGTAGCGATGAAGAATGAAACGCTGGCCAAGCTGGTTTGCCACAACATTTGCTGCGTCATTCAGGAAATGCACGAATCGGGCGTCGATCCGACTTTCTGGGCAGATTCGGCAGTTGCCCAGAAAGGAGCCAACAACTAGGACTTATTGGGCAAAGCCCCGCACTGTCTCAGAAATCGAAAGCATGCTCGTTCGCGCTGGTGCCAGAAGTATCTCCAAGGAATACGCCAACGGCTCAGTCCAGGCGCTTAACTTTGTGATCATGTGTCCTGAGACGCAGGCACCACTTGGCGTGCGTTTGCCGGCTGACCAGGAAGCGGTTTTTCAAGTATTGAAAAAGGCGCGCAGCCCTCGCGCTCGCTGGCATCGCGGGTGGGAAGATAAAGTCCGCGAGCAAGCCAAGCGAACCGCCTGGAGGCTGATGTTCGACTGGGTAGCCGTGCAGCTCTCGCTGATAGAGATGAAGCAAGCGGAGCTAATGCAGGTGTTCTTGCCGTATTTGTGGGCTGGCAAGACGACGTTTTACGAGTCGATCAAGCAAAACAAATTTGCTGCGCTGAGCTATGAGGGCGAAAGGCCGAGCGAGCAATGAACGCACGAGGCGTCCTGTATTACAACATCGGCGACCGCTACGCCGTGCCGCTGGCGGTGTCCCTGATGACGCTGCGCGACTGGTACGCGGGTCCGGTGGCAATCGTCACGGACATGGCTGGTATCCCGTGGATTCGCAAGATGCTCAAGATTCCCGGCTTGCTGCCACTGGATATCATCCCCATGCTGCCGGAAAGCTCCTCCGAGCAGTGGCGCTATCTTGCCAAGCTCGAACTGCCGGAGCTATCACCGTTCGCCTCCACGGTCATGCTGGACGCGGACACGCTGGTCGTCGGGTCCATCGAGGAGTTGTGGCCCGACATGAAATCCGGGGAAGTGGTCCTGACAAATCGTTCCAACGGCGCCACGGCTCACGTCAAGATGCGGCTGCGATGCCAGCAGTGGATTGATATCGCTCCGCTGCGCGCGAGGCGCGTGCGTTCCCAGCGGTTCAAGGTTGCCGCGATCAACACGGGCATCATGGCTTGGTCGCGCAACAGCTCGCCTTTCGTGCGCGAATGGTACCGGCTGGCGAGGCTCCGTCCGATCCACAGTTGCGACGAGATGGCGGCACAGCTCACCTATCCCGACTTCCCGCACAGGATTCTGGATTCCCGCTACAATGCCAACGTGACCTACGACCGGGAGGACGTGCGAATCTGGCACGGGCCGCGGTCACAGTTCTGGAAGGCAGGCGGGCGCGGCAGGGCGCTGTGGACGCCTTATTTCCGGCGAGAACTGCCATTGCTGCGAGAGCTGCTGCCAACGGCGGCGTGGCTTGGTGGCTGGCTGGAAAGGGAAACAGGGAAAGCATGAGCGGCACCTCGGCGCAGCTTACGGCGGTCACGTGCGTATATTGGATGCACCGCTACAACTTTGAGCCGCGAACGATTCTGAACATCGGTATTGGCAAGACGTGTCCTGAGTTGGCGATCTGGCAATGGCTGCTGCCAAACGCGCAAATCCTTGGCGTTGATCCACGCTGGAGCCCGCGCGGCAACTGGAGCAGGGGCGGTGCCAAGCAGCTCAAGGTTGGCGTCGGGGACGGGACCAAGCCCACGGCGACTTACTGCGGCGATTGCCGGTCGGTCAAGTGCGAAAACCCAGCGCACACCGCGCACAAGTCCACCGCGACCATGACGACGATTGACCAGATCGTCGCGGACGAGAAACTCCAGCCGCCGTTTTTTATCTGGATGGACATTGACGGCGGGGAGATCGACGCGATCCACGGTGCCAAGCTGACGCTGCCGCACGCGGGATACATGAACGTGGAGTTCTGCGACCACAAGCAGATTCCGGAGCACCGCGAGCAGTTGCACTTGCTGCTAAACGCTCACAGCTTCGTCCTCATGTACGATCACAAGGCCGTGTCTCAGGACAGGCTTTATCGCAACCGCCGCTTCAAGATGCCAAAATGATCAAGGACGTGCTGACTCCCAAGGATGTTGCGAAGCTGACTGGCTTCAGCCAGAGCACCATCAAGAAATGGATGGATCGTGGCTTGCTTAAGGGCTGGCGCATTCCCGGCTCGAACCACCGACGGTTCGACCGCGAGACCGTGCTGGCGTTCCTGCGCAGCAACGGGATTCCGGAACCTGCGCCATGATCCGCCTGGGGTTCACCCGCTACGAGTTGCCGGAGCTGATCGACCTGCAAGGCTACAAGCGCGCCGTCGAGGTCGGAATCAACCTTGGCCAGTTCAGCTATCATCTGCTCAAGTACTCCAAGCTGGAGCTGCTTGTCAGCGTGGACAGTTACCCAGGCAAGTACCGCAAGGCGATGCCGAGCGCCAAAAACTATTTGGCGCCGTTCGGGGCGCGGTCGCAGTTGTTGCGGCGATCCAGCGTGGACGCGGCAGCGACCGTCGCTAACGGATTCTTTGACTTCGTGTATATTGACGCGGCGCACGACTATGCCAGCGTTCATGCTGACATTGAGGCATGGGCGAGGACGGTTCGTCCGGGTGGGCTGCTCGCTGGCCACGACTACACGCCGGCGCACGCGGGCGTGATGCAGGCGGTGGACGAGTTCACGTCCAATTCAAACTGGACGCTTTTTTCGACGCGCGAGCTGTGGGCGAGTTGGATGTTCTTTGTGCCGGAGTCGGCTAGTTGACACGGCACGCAGCACTATGTAAAATGCCAGCCGTGGCTACCAACCATCTCGCAAACATACGCGCCCTCTGCGCGAGGTTTTCTCTTGGTTGGTAGCCTGGGTTAGCCCGCGCAGGGGGCGTTCCTTCTGCGGGGCATGGCAACTGTTTTTCGAGGAGCCTCAGGTTATGACGACTGCAACTGTTGGAAAGAATCGGTTGAACGGAGACACGGCGCTTGATGGCGACATCCAGGTCGCCGAGGATCAGGCGCGAGCCAACGCCAAGGAGAAGGGCAAGAAAGAGACGATCCAGGTCAAGCCGCTGCGGCTCAAGGTGCTTGAGGTCATCATCATCGGCACCGCGCCGCTGCTCCAGTTGCGTTTCTCCGCCAAGGCAATCGCCAAGATGCGGGCGACGCAGGAAGCCGGGGGGCAGGCCAAGTCCAAGAAGAACCGCGAGGCACGGGACTTCCACGCGGATTACCTGGGTGCCTTTCATCTGTTCGCTGACGGCACTCCCGGATTCCCGGCATCGGCGATCCGCGCGGCGTGCATCAGCGCGTGCCGCACGTGCAATTTCAAGATGACGCTGGCGAAGCTTTCCATTTTCACGCTGGCGGACGGCTTGGACATCGTGGACGGCATCCCGCTGGTCAAGGTGTTCGGCACGCCGGAGGAGACAGTAATGCCTGTTCGAAATCAAACTGGCGTTACGGATTTGCGGGCGCGTCCGATGTTCAAAGCCTGGAAGGCAAAAGTTCGAATCCGCTTCGATGAAGACCAGTTTTCTGCGCAAGATGCGTACAACCTTCTCTGCCGCGCCGGCGCTCAGGTCGGTATCGGAGAAGGACGGCCGGACTCACGCGAGTCGGCCGGCATGGGGCTGGGCACTTTCCGCGTGATCCTGCCGGACGATGAAGCGAGCGACGAGGAGGCGTTGCAGATTCCTTGGAAGGCGAAGGCGGTGGTTGAAGCCTAGGCTCGTTTGTCGCGGATAGTTTAGGAGTGCCTTGTCCCGCATTGTTCGGGCGAGGCAGGCATGGTAAGTCGCGGCATGCCTAGTCGCTGTTTGGCAGGCATGTCCCGACGTGTTAGGGCAAGCTGCGGCACCGCGGGCTGTGTCACGGCGCGGCAGGCATGTCCCGTTGGTCCGCTTCGGTCGGTATGGCACGGAGAGGTACGGCAGGCTTGACTAGTCCCGGAATGGTCGGTCGGTCATGGCAGGCATTACCCGTCACGCTTCGGTATGGCAAGACGCGGCAGGCAAGATTCGTCTCGGCAGGATTCGTCTCGGTTGGTTCTGGAATGGCATGTCAAGGTCTGGCAGGCCCGTCGGGTCTGGCCGTTGCTGGGCACGGTTTGCACGCGGTATGGCAGGCATGGCTGAGCGAGTCCCGTTGTGTTCCGGTCCGGCAGGAGCGGAAGGTTTCGGCGGGGTGTGGTAGGTCTCGGCAGGCTAGTATTGGAGCGTTTCGGATTGGTGAGGCACGGTTTCGCAGGCGAGCCAAGGCATGTCAGGTCCGGACGATGAGCGGCTCGGCAGGCATGGAACGGCAAGTTGAGTTTGGACTAGTCGCGGTTCGGCAGGCGTGGAGCGTTCGGTTCGACATGTTAGGGTGCGGATCGTATGGTCCGCTACGGCAGGCACGTCGGGTCAGGACTGTGCGGAGCGAGTTCGGGCACGGTCAGACGCGGCAGGCCAGCCATCGCATGGCGCGTTTGGTCCTTGCAAGGCTATGCAGGTCCCGGCAGGCAGCGCGGGTCATGGTAAGGCAAGGCATGGTTCGTCGTCGCAGGCGAGGTTCGTCAAGTCCCGGTGGTAAGCGATTCGTCGCGGAGAGGTTTGGCAGGCGTGTCACGGAGAGTTCAGCAGTGGGTTTGTCAAGGCAGGCACGGTTTTATTTCTTTCACAATCAGGAGATCGTTTTATGGTGACCGAGATCAATGATGCAGTACGCAATGAAATGCTGGCGCTGCTCGATGACGACGGGCTGCTCAAGCCTGAAGCCGTCGTTGCGGCGGCAGCCAATGAAGCCAGCAGCATGCACAAGTTCTTCACTTGGGACGATGCTAAGGCAGCCGCCAAGTGCCGGCTGGAAGAGGCGCGTGCTCTGATCCGCAACGTCGAATGCCAGTACGATGAAAACTGGCTCAAGGGTCCGGTCCCGGCGTTCGTCAGCTTGGCGAATGATCGTGGACGCGAGGGCGGCGGCTATCGCTCCACGCCAGCGGTGCTGACCAACAATCAGCTTCGCGCGGAGCTGATCGCTACCGCCAAGAAGGAACTGGAGTCCTGGGCGCGACGGCACAAGGTGCTTCGCGGCTATGTGCTCAACGTGCTGGTCGCCAGCGGGATTGAGCCGACTGGCATTTTTTCAGAGTCCGAGATTGGCTTGACAGTTACAGGAGGAGGCGATCAGGAAGCGGCATAGCAGGTTAGGCACGGATCGTTATGACTGGCCCCGACTAGGTTTGTCATGCGCGGCTTGGCAGGCGAGATTTGCCCTGTTCAGGATCGTCGTGTCGCGGCGGCGCAGGCAGCGAGGGTCTGGTCGATGCTCGGCAAGGTCCGTCACGGCAGGCCGGGCTAGGCAAGTCTGATTCTGACACGGCAGTTCCCGGCAGTCGCGGTTAGTCTTGCTGCGACCAGTTAGGGCAAGGCAGGCACGGCCCGTGCCTGGATCGTGCCATAACGAACCGCGTCGGAACACGAACCGCGGCAGGCCAGACTGGTCAGGGGACGGCTCGAAAGGCACGGCACGATCCGTCATGGTGTGGCAGGCACGGCTAGTCAGGACTGCGCACGATCCGTTTTGGTCCGGCAGGCGCGACGCGACGTGATCTGTCTGGGAACGTCGTGACGAGGTCTGGCAGGTACGTCTGGTTGGGGCGCGATCCGTCATGGTATGGCGCGGCAGGCTAGGCACGGCAGGACGCGGCAGGGCGCGACGCGGATGATCCCGGCAGGCAAGGTGTGTCGAGGCGAGGTTGATCGCGGTAAGATCGTGGCAGGCGAGGCATGTCCGGTCAGCGACTGGCATGCTGAGGCGGGTCGCGGCAGGGCGGCTTGGCAGGCGTGTTTTGGTCAGCCTCGGTGTGGCTTGCTTTGGCAGGCGCGGTTAGACTGGTTTCGTCGCGACTAGGCACGGCAGGCACGTCTTGACTAGGCTGGGAGCTGTAGGTCGCGTTTTGGCTGGGCAGGCAGGTCTCTGCATGGTCCGGACGGAAAGGCTCGGCTCGGCAGGCACGCAATGTCACGGCACTGCGAGGTCAGCTATGGCGCGGAAGGGCAGGCATGTCACGAACCGTCAGCGCCCGGTTTGGCGAGTCGGGTCGCGGCAGGTTAGTCCAGTCAAGGACAGGTCAGGCATGCTTCGGTTCGGCAGGCAAGGCGTGGCATGAAAGTCCTGCCGATGAAAGGAAATCATGAACTGGAAATCTCCGCCGGCAGACCAGTCTAAAGTCTGGCTGAACAAGTCTTTAGAAATTCAGATATTACTCGCGTGCAACTGGTCGTGTGTTAGTTGCGATCAGTTCAGCCAGTTCTCTAAGTTCGCCTGGGTCAAGAAGGGCACGATGAGTTTGGAGCAGATCGCGCACTTCTGCGCCGAGATGCGCGCCGGCAATTTCTACTTCGGTCGGATTCGGCTGGTCGGAGGTGAGCCGACGATCCATCCTCGCTTCGGAGAGATCGTCGGCATGCTTCGCGAGGAGTTGATCGACAACGGCCACGTAGCGGTCCTGGAGGTTGTCACCAACGGTTCGCACCCGGAGAAGATCAAGCCGGTGGCGCACCTGATCAACCGCGTGCGCGTCAGTGATGATAACGACAAGCAAAAACATCACACGGCGAACCTGATTGCCACGCCGGCATCACTTGGCTACCAAGGAAAGCGGTGCAACCAGCCGGAGCATTGCGGCTGGTCTTTGAGCTATTATGGGTTTGCGCCTTGCAGCTCTGCCGGTGGAATCATGCGGCTGCGCGACCTGATGTCAGAGCACCAGCGAACCAGCCTTCCGCAGGTCAAAGGCACCGAGGCCAACTGGCCGAAGTTGCAGAATCTTTGCGACCAGTGCTACCATGCATTGCGTAGCGAGGACAAAATCAAGTCCGGCACGTCGGACCCATCCAGGAACATGCCCAGCGAAGAAGCTGCAGTCCACGTCAACAAGTGGGCGGGCGGTCACAAGCCCGACTGGAAAATCTACGGGCAGGAAGCCAATGAAAATCCCGCTCATGGCGACGCGCTACGACCTGCCGGCGCTGTTTGACGCGCTGAAGTACCGGGTCGGCGCGGAGATTGGCGTTGACCACGGCTATTTCTCACGGCACCTGCTGGCATCGTCCAGGCTAGATCGTCTGTACTCCGTGGATTCCTGGCAGGGTAAGTTCGGCAAGTGCATCGCGGACGCCAAGCATTACCTCGCGGAGTTCGGGCATCGGTCGGAGATCATCCACCGCAGCGCGTCCCAGGCAGCGGCATCGCTGTCCGACAACAACGTGCGGCTGGACTTCGCGTATATTGACGCTTCCCATCGGGAGCAATCGGTAGCATTGGACATGCAGGACTGGGCACCGTTGGTCAAGCCGGGCGGGTGCCTGTGCGGGCATGACTACTGCGACCAGCCTATGACTGGGGTAATCCAGGCGGTGGACGGATTCGCGGCGGAGCGTGGGTTGCCGGTGTTCGTCACTTCCGAGCCGTGGGCGTCATGGCTAATCTTTATGCCGGAGCAAGCAGCATGAGCATCACCGTCGTTCGCGCCCTCTGGGGCGATATGGAAATGGTCACGCACGCCAAGGCGCAGACCGACGTCCGCGCGTGCCTGGAGCGCAATCAAGACCTTGGCGCGCCGCTCAAGGTGTTCTGCTTCGGGCAGAAGAACCTCCAGTTCCTCAACCGCTTCGGCGTGTCGGCAACGATGCTGGACACGAACCCCGTCGTGGATTGGAACAAGACGAAAGCGCGATCCACGCTGGACCAGGGGCGCGTCAACTACGGGCTGTCCCAGTGGCGCCACAAGCTGGAGGCGGTCCTCGCTGGGCTCGCCGGCAGCCCTGGCGGCGTCATCTGGCTGGACTGGGATACCGTGGTCAATAAGCCAATCGACGCGGCGCTGCTCTCGTCCCTCGCTTCCGGTCCTCGCTTCCAGGGACGCATGCGGCAATATCACACGCCGCATGCTCCCTGGCGAGAGGCGGAGTTCGGCGTGCGCCGCGTCTATCACGGCGGCTGCTGGTATGTGCGAGATCCCCAGGTCATTCACAAGGCAATCGGCGTCCAGGCGAAGCGCTACCCGAAAATGCCAGACGAGACGGCGCTCTCATGGTACGTGGACTACAAAATGCTCGACGGTCCCAAGCTTCCCGAAGCGCACCGGGAAGCCAAGATCGACAATCCGCTGCTGTACTCGACCAAGGAGAACGTGATCCCGTCAGATGCCAAGCCGTATTTTTCCGAGGGCGCTGTCCGGCACGTCGGAAGGGAAAAGAAGCGGTAGATGAAACCACGATTCGAGCAGCTTGAAAAGCGCGACACGCCGGCGACTCTGTTCCTCGACTTCAACGGCAACGTAGAGGCCGATTGGGGCCAATGGCACAACATCCAGACGCCTGCCTTCCAAGGGGACGCGGCGAAAGTCACTGCGCTGGTTGCCCAGGACTTCGCCCGGTTCAATATTGATGTCGTAGCGGGCGAGGGTCAGCGGATCGAGGGCCAGACCATGACCGTGGTTGTCGGCGGCGTCTGGCAGGACTGGTATGGCTACTACGCGGGAGGAACAGCATCGCATGGGGCATTCCTGAATACGAATCCCAGCGTGGCCTTTGTTTTCAGCAACTCTCTTGGCAACATGACCACCTTGGTCGCCTGCGCGATCGCTCACGAGACTGGGCACTTGCTCGGCTTGAATCATCAAGCAGCATCGGGCTACATCATGAGCGTCTATGCCAGCAGTTCCCAGAAGTGGGCTGAGGGTGAGATCACCACGATTGGCGACCAGTTGGGTTTTGATTCCGACTACGTTGCACCAGCTCCTTTGATCATGCTGACCGTGCAGCCGAAGCTCGCCGGCTACCGCAAGTGGGAATGGCGAGTCGAGGCTAATCGCCTGCCGGCGGGAACCTACGAGGTCAAAGCGACCTGGACAACAGCGCTGCCGAAAACGGTGCATGTTGTGGCTGGCAAGGTGCTCGTTATCCGGCTCGCGGCGAAAGTTGCAGGGCCGATATTGTTGCGGAAGATTTAGACACAAGGGAAAGATAATGAACGCCATAATGATTGACCCAAAGCGGATATGGAAAACGTCAGACTTGGATTACTGCGTTGCCGAGGAATTGTTCGGCTGGAAGTGGCTCGCATATCTCGGAATTCCGGTAAGGGACACGCCGGGCTATCCGAACAAGGTTCTTGTGCGTCAGTTTTTCAGCCCCGGCATCGAGGCCAATAAGCATTGGCTGGACTACTTCGCGCATAAAGGAGGAGGATTTCAGCCAGCAACCGGCGATGAGCCACTGAGTTATCGGTATTGCTCCTCGCAGGGACCGGAGATGGTTCCGTATTTTAGCGGCCACCAAGAGGCGATGAGGGCGATGGAGGAGGAGTTGGACCGCCGCAATCTGTTTGACGATTACCAAAAGCATATTGCGGCGCAGCTTCGATGCCTCAATGACGACGAAACATTCGACGTGAAAAAAGTTAGGAACGCTGATTGCGAAACGCGATGCATCGCAGCGCTGGCAGCGGTCGGCAGTAAGTATGTGACGCAGAATCCACCAGACGACGCGGCTTAACAAATCATGGAAGGTGCGACTAGAGAAGCGGTAATGGATCATCCGCCAGTCCGAGATAATTGGTTTCAAGCCGTCCGTAGAGCCTTCAGCGCGCAGGTCAAGCCGTTTGCCGGCAAGCCGATCACCTACGTCGAAACGGGCTGCTGGTGCGGAGCCTCTGCGGAGTGGGTCTGCCAGAATCTGCTGACGCACCCAGATGCCTGCGGCTATGGCATCGACCCGTGGGTATCGATGGGCGGCAAGCACGACCAGAAACGCATGGATGAGATCGCGGCGTATGCTGACTTCGTGCTGGCGTTCCCGCATTTGAAGGTCGGGTCACTGGTCATCTGGGACGACTACGGTATCGCGCTGCGCAAGCCGGACCATCCGATCCCTGACGTAGCGGCGGCGGTGGAGTCGATCATGCACTCATTCAAGATATTCCTGGAGCAGACCGGGCAGGGCAAGCAGTTCTACGCGCGAGTGGTGCGCAAACCGGAGCTGGGGCGGTATATTGGTCCCGAAGAAATTCTGCAAGGAGCACGCGATGCCGGTTGAAGTGCCGCCGCTGGAGTTGACGCCCGGCGAGTATTCTTACTCCCACGATTGGTTCGAGCGGGACTACGGCTCCAAGCCGCACCTGAAGCGAGAAAGCACTCGGCAGCTCTACGAGCGGCTGCTGCTGCCGCAGAAGAACAAGATTCGCCGGATACTTGAAATAGGAATTTCCGAGGGCCGCAGCGTCGTCTGGTTCCTGCAAACAATGCAACCAACTGAATGGCTGGGAATCGATCCTTGGTTACCGGGGCGTTGGGAAACTTATCAGCCGGAGCATCGGCGCCGAAGGTTCTGGCACAACATGGGCGTTCTTGCTGGGGTCCAAGAACTCGTTGGCTTTCCACGCAAGGCAGATTACGGACTGCCTCGCGAAACATTCCGGCTACTCGATTGCCACTGCGCCGTCGCCTGGGCGAGGAGCCAGGAATATCTTCAGCACCAATACATACAGGACTACGGCAAGGAGAAATTCGACCTGGTCATTATCGACGGATTACATCATGGATGGGGGGCGCTTACAGACGCGGTGCTCTCGTTCGGCATCCTGCGCAACGGCGGGTTGATCATCTTTGACGACACCCATCGTCGTTGGCAGCACGGCAAGGCGCACGTCCACGAGGCGGTCAACGGCTTTCACATGGGCTTTGAAGGATGGGTGAGACGCGAATTCGAGAACGGCCGACAAACTTGGCTGCGTAAAATCAGGGATACGTAAAATGCGGCTCGACGTCAGCACGGAAACAAAAATCACCCGCTGGCAAAAAGGACGAAAGAGAACCGCTTGCGTCTTGCCGCCGGGATATCGGGTGATCATCCGCGCGCCGAAACCGCTGTTTTTATGGGCGAGCACGCACGACGTTTGTTTCACACGGCTCCAGGATGCGCAGCGTGCCAAGGCTGCGCTGGAGCAAGCGGGTCTGGTCACATTTCAGGCGCTGATGAAAGCGGGACCGGAGAAGGTGCGGCAGATCATGCTTGAGGCAATGGCGTGGTAGCTCCTTGCGCCCCCCTGTTGACAAACCGGCACGGGCGGTTAAATTGGTCGCCGTGGGGTGGAGCAGCCCGGTAGCTCGCGAGGCTCATACCCTCGAGGACGGCGGTTCAAATCCGCTCCCCACAACTTGCCGCGATCTCCCGCGGATAATCACGTCCAGGAGACAAACGAGCCAATAGACAAAATTCGAGCGCTGGCCCGGTCTGTGGGTAGTCAATCCCGCAGTCATCCACTTGCGAATATCAGCGGCCTTCTTTGGCCCACCTGGACGGACGTCGTAGGGGAGAGGGAGAGCTGGGCCGGTGCTCGTTTTGCGCGCAGAGCCAGCGAAGCCTCACGCGAGCTTTGAGCCACGGACTGAAGGAACGACGGCTATGGACGTCGGTGAGCGCCAGGCTGGCGCAGACGGTAGGCGATTCGTAATCATCGGCATGGACGCTTTTAAGGCGATCAGCCAAGTCGGCCATTCAGGATTCTGCGTGCTGGCAGCGCTCAACTCTTATGCGGACCAGCACGGCCGCTGCTGGCCTTCCCTGGAGCGATTGGCAGCCTTGACGTGCCTGAAAAAGCGGGCGGTCCAGAACGCTCTTGGAAAGCTCAGGAAAGCCGGTCTGGTGTCCTGGAAGCCGCATTATACCGGCAATCTAACCCAGACTTCCAATCACTACTTAATCGCGGTCAATGCCCTACCGTTGGTAGGGCGCACCAAAATGCGCGGGGAGGGCGCACCGGAGTGCGCGGGGAGGGCGCACCAAAATGCGCCCGAACTAGACCAGGGTGAACTAGACCAGGGTGAACTAGAAGTGATTGACCATGTAAATGTCTTTGTTTCTTGTGAAGACTGGCAAGCGAAATTTAATGAATTCGTTTCCATGCTGCCGCGTCGCGCCGCGCCGGAGGACCGGGCGTTTGTTGGCCAGCTTGCGTGGCTGCTGAAATCTGGGGCCAATATCTGGCCGAAGATCCGTGACGCATTCGCCGGTGTCAAAGCGTGCCGGCCAAGGCACCCGGTCGCCTATCTGCGGACGATCCTCAACGGCACGGTCGGTGAGGAGACGCTGAAGGCAATGCTGCGCCGAGCGCCGAGCTATGACGAATCCCGACGTCAACTTAAAGGAGCAGTCGCCTGATGCAACCAAACGGCAAAGTTAAAACAAACGGCAAGCAGAATGGAAAACAGAACGGCGCATCGCCAGTTGCCGAGTTTCTTGAGCGACAGCAACCGTTCGACCTCAAGGCGGAGTGTTCGCTGCTCGGCAGCGTGATCCTGATGAACGAGGCTATCGATGAGACGTCGCTGATCCTCAAGGCGGAAGACTTCTACGACGATGCCAATGAAAAAATCTACCGCCAGTTCCTTAAGCTCCACGACGAAGGCAAGAAGATCGACAGCACGCTGCTCGTTGACCGACTGAAGAAGGACGGGGACTTCGAGGCCATCGGCGGCGCGGCGTACCTGTCCAAGCTGATCAACTGCGTGCCCAACGCGGCGCACGCGGCCTATTATGCCGAGATCATCCGGGACGCGGCGGTGCTGCGCAAGATCATCCTGCGGTCCACGGAGCTGCTGCGCGACGCTTACGACCGGGCATGCGAGCCGGCGGACCTCGTCGGCATGGCGGAGAACTACTTCGCGGAGATAGCCGAGCAGGCATTGAACTTGAACGTTGAGCCAGAAAACTTCGGGCCGGTAATGATGCGATCCCTCGCCGAACTGGAAAAGCGCATGAGCGGCGAGTCATCGCTTGGCGTAGCATCTGGAATTCACAGATTTGATGACATCGTGGGCCTGAAGGCAGGGGCTATGACGGTGATCGCTGGAAATAGTTCAATGGGCAAGTCAGCTTGTGCCGGCGGAATTGCGGTTCACGTTGCCAAACACTCGCACGGCGCGGTCCTGTTTGTCAGTTTAGAGATGACCGAGTTGGAAATGACTGACCGCGTGCTCGCGGCAGAGGCTCGCGTGGAATACTGGCGCATGACCAACGGAACACTCAGCACGGACGATCGCCAGCGGATCGTTGAGCAAGCGAACGCTCTGAGCAACATTAAATTATTCATAGAAGATTCGCCGGGCATGACGGTATCGCAGATCGCGGCGCAAGCGAGGCGCATCAAACGCAAGCACGGGCTTGCGTTGCTAGTGGTCGATTACATCGGACTCGTCGAGCCAGACAATCCGAAAGACAACCGGCAGGAGCAGATCGCCAAGATAAGCCGGAAGCTTAAGATGATGGCAAGAGAACTGAGCGTCCCGGTGATTTGCCTTGCGCAGCTCAATCGAAATGTTGAAAACGCCAAGGATTGCAGGCCGCGCCTGTCACATCTGAGGGAATCGGCAGCAATCGGCCAGGACGCCGACAACGTGCTGTTCGTCCACCGTCCCAAGTATTACCTACGCGAGATGCCAAGCGACGGCAGCGGGGAGGAGGCGGAGATATTGCTGGCCAAGGCGCGCAACGCGCCCACGCGGGAGATCAAGATGCTGTGGTTCGGCAAGTGGATGCGGTGGGAGAACCCGGCGTCTCCGCAGCACCAGAATTTTAGCGCGCCGTACAGCGACGGAGGGTTCTGATGAAACCGATTCAGGTTGACGCATCTCAATTTCGCCCGCTTATGCCGACAGCGTCATTGATCTTGCTTGAGAAAATCCACGGCTGGAAATGGTGGTCCTATTTAGCAACGCAGAGAAATGCTGACGGCAAGCGCGAGAAACTGCGGGTGCGTACACTTCGCGATCCAGACTTTCCAAACGATCGGTGGAAAAGATGGGGCGCAGAACCGGACGTTCAACTGCGAATGGCCGACGGCAACGAGCCGCTGATGCGCATCGAAGGCACCGGCGATGCCATGAGCTTGCCGATCTATCCTTACTTAGAGGGTGACGATGGAGACGCTGCCGAAATGCTGACGCTGATTGCCAAGGCAGGTTGGCGAGTATCGGCAACGTTCGGATCAAAGCAAGTTGCCGTAGTGCTTTCATGCGCGACCACAATGATCGCAGGACATGGCGAGCGATTAGCACATGCCGCGTGTGAGGCCGCAATGTTGCTTCCGAACGACTGGAAACTGAAGGCGCGAATATGAAATGCCTCACGATCTGCCAGCCGCACACATTTTTCATCTTTGCAACGCCGGCGCAGGCTTAACGCAACCCAAGCGAATCGAGAACCGCGAATGGGACACGAACCATCGCGGACCGCTGCTGATCCACGCCGGCAAGAGCCGCGCATGGTTCAAGGAGTTCGTCAACGAGGTCCATTGGCCGCCGATGACGTTCGGCGCTATCGTCGGCGTGGTAGATTTACTCGACGTGTGGTGGTGTGAAGCCACGGCACAAGCACCGGAATGGATTTGGTCCCACGAACATCGCGACCCATTCGCGCAGTATTGGTGGTTGCTCGGAAACGTGCGCAAGTTCGCGGAGCCAGTTCCGTTCCGCGGCGCGCAGGGGTTGTTCAACGTGCCGGCTGGCGCGGTCGCTTCGCAGCTCGCGTTGACGAACGCAGCTAAATAATGTAAAATGCTGGCATGGAGGAACATGCGATGCGAGAAGGCGATAAAGAATTCCAAGACCAAACGATCACCAAGGTTGAAGATTACGGAGGCTCGTGGGCCGTCACGGGCGATTGCGGAACGCTGTGCATCCCCAAGTACAGCCAGACGCCAAAGGTAGGCGATCCGATAACGTATTATGGGCGCGGTTTTGGATACCCGGTCCGCGGCGTGGTTATCAACGGCATAGAGGTCTATTACTCGACCGCCGCCGAATACGAGCAGAAGTGGCTAAGGGACCAGGAGGCCGCTCGGCTGAATCGCAACGCAGAGTACGCTGCCGCAAAGGACGGATTCACGGCTCGCATCAACGCACTGCCGGCACCGCTACAAAAGCGGTTATTCCAGTTCCGCGAGCGCAGCCGGGACTTTGGACCAGACTTCGAGGGCTACGAGTTAGCGACGGCGGAAATGGCGGCCGCGGTTGCGAAAGCGGCTGAGCTTCGCGTGGATGAATCAGCGGAAGCGTGGTTCAGGCGGTTCAAAGAGTCATCGTGGGAGTCGCAAGCTGCGATCTTCGGCAAGTCGTGCGATGGCGCATCCGGCAACATGGCTAGCTTCGCTATTCGGCAAGCGTGGCTGCTGGTGACGCAGCCGGACCTCGTTCCCAAGGACCACGGAGCGTTGTGTATTCTCGTCGGCTGTGATGGATTCAAGGCGTGCGATTCCTACATGGCGAAACACGCATGATCCAAAACTATTTCGGCATCTACCACGAGGAGCCTTGGCGCGGGGACGACCCGCTGTGCATTGGCTGCGTGCGCGCCGCCACTGACCTGGAAGCGGAGAAGTACGTGGATATGTTCCTCGTCCGCTTGCGCGGCGGCGAGCGGCTGGTGGCGGTTCCGTGCGAGGGCATGGCGACGGTGCGAGCGTGCCAGACAGCAAACCGCCGGCGGATGAAGATCAACCGGGACTGCGCGGAGATCGTCAAGAGATTGGGGCTGAACTGATGCGCCGCTTGACCGCTTACGACTATTTCGACGTGGTGCAATGGCTGCAACAGCTCGCGCGCTGCGGCATGTCCGGCACTGGCTGGTCAAATCTTCGCAAGGAACAGTCCTGCGACATGGCGCTGCGGGCGGCGATTCACGGCGGCGCGAAGTTTCCGCGAGACGCTTTTATCAAAGGCGGCGTGTGGCACCCGGAATGGGTTTATGCTTTGGCATGCGAGGTGAATAATCGCTCGGCATGCTTGGCGCTGGAAAAATATCTCGGTCGTCCAGCGTTGATCTGGGATGGTCAGCGGATGCATGAAGGATTTCAGTTCTGGCATGAGGGCATGCACCGGCATTGGCGGATCAACTCGTTCGGCAAGGATCATCAAGGCTGGTACGCGAACGCGGTCAACATTACGCACATCGAAAAGCAGGAAACAATTCGGCACATGAACCTGGACGAGAAGGAGCCGAAGAACGAGCTACCGAAAGGCGAGCGGCGGCGGATGCGTTTCTATCACGCGGAGCTTGTCGAGCGCGAGCGGCAGCGGTTGGCGGCAAAAAAGCCGAAAGTGGCGGGCTGAACTAATGGCAATGCGACTCTACGATGCCAGCGAAGCAGGGGCGGACGGTTATCCTCTGGCGTGGCACGAGACGATCAAGCACCTTGTGCGTCAGCAAGCAGGCAATCGCTGCGTCCGCTGCAAGCACCCATATCAGAACGGCGAGCACTGGCGCGGTGAGTGGACGCCTTGCGATGAGCAATGCGAGCATGCCGGGCCATTCAGATTCCGGCGAGGCGTTTCCAGTGAGTGGATACTGCGAGAAATATCGAAGCCAAATAACTTTACGCGGCTTGAAGCTCAGTGGCGAATCTTGACCGTTCATCATTTATCCGGTCAGAAATTAGATTGCCGCTGGTGGAATCTTGCGGCGCTTTGCCAGCGCTGCCATCTAACGATCCAAGGTCGAGTCAAGATGCACCGCCCGTGGTTGCTCGACCACTCAGAATGGTTCAAGCCTTACGTCGCTGGCTATTACGCTTGGCAATTTCTAGGCCAGGAGTTAGCCCGCGAAGTTGTCCTTGAGCGTCTCGACGAGTTGCTGCTTCTTGGTCGCGGTGGGGTGGTCCATGCCTGATTCCCTGACCATCACGATCCCCATGCCGCCAGAGGCAACACATCCCAATTCCAGGCCAAGCTTGCGCCTGCTCATGTCCTCCAAGAAGAGCCAGCGCAGCGACGCACATTTGGCAGCGCTGGCCGATATGCAGGCCCAGAACCTGGAGAAGCCTCACTGGCAGCGGGCGACGATCCAGGCGACGTTCCACAAGCCGAGCAGGCGGGCTCGCTTGCATGACCAGGACGGGATTACCGCGTGGCTGAAGGCGACGGCGGACGGAATTCAGGACGCAGGCGTGGTCGCGGACGATTGTGGGTTGGTGTGGTTGCCACCGGTGCAGATACTCGGTCCTACGGCTGGGCCGAAGCCAAAGGTGGTGATCGTGGTCACTGAAATCAAGGAGTAGCAATGTCGCTTTTGCAAATCCCGCCAGATGTGTCGGTTCTCAACTGCGGAGCCGGAGACATGACGTTCTCTTTCGATGGAAAAGACCCGCTGGAATGCGCCCGCGCTGAGCGCGTCATTAAGGACATGCTGAAACGCGGCTACCTGCTATTTGCCAAGGTCAAAGACAAGTTGACCCGCGTGCTGGAATTCGACGCCAAGACGCACGAGTACATCATCGCGGACGGACCGGAGAATGCCCCGGCTGCATTCGACGAAGGCGATCCGAAGGTGAAAGACCAGGTCGTCAAGAAACATGCCGGGAGGCCACGCAATATCCGCGTCCCGGCCAAGGGTACTCCAGTCACTGGCATTGCACCGACGGCAGGCGGCTAACGTGATCAACACCGCAAAACTACGCAAGCAGCACGAGCGGCGGCAGCTCCATAGGCTGGCCATGATCGCCGACAAGCTGAACGGCGACGCGCTACTCGACAAGCAGGACGCAATGCTCGCGGGCTTGGATGACGGCTGGAACCACATTCGCGCCAAGATCAACGAGATCGCCGAGGAACGTGGGGAGTGGGCGGGCTATCCGATGCCGGTCGAACATTGCGAGTTGACCATCGAGCCGCGGCACCCGCTAAAGAGCTTGGAAGGTGCAACGCTGAGCAAGGAAACAGCCCAGCCAGCGACGGAAGTTGACTACGAAGTAATCAACCAGTGGCCGGACTACAATCGAGGACGGGACGTGTACGTGCTTCGCATAAAATCCACCGGCAAGTCGCAATGCGCAGTGATCCCTAAGCACGAGGCAACTGGCCGCGCAAGGTTCATTATGGACACGCTTGCTGCTTCGCAGGCGTGGAGCGCTGAAGCGGAGTTCACGGCGATCTCGCGGTTGAAAACGCTGATCAAGCCATCCGCATTTCGCTATTACCTGCTGACCGGCACGTTCCTAGAGACGAGCCAGCGTAGCCGAGTGATCTACTTGTTTCGTAAATGCCGTCCGACAATTGCATTCAAGGCTTGCCTTGGGCATGACGATACGAAGCTGCTGTGCGCTCTTTGTCTGCATCCAATCGGTTACTACAAGGGCACGTATGCCGGCAGCTTGGTGCCGACCGACGACGTCATTGCTCACATCACGATGATGCGGGGAGACGAGAAGAAGTTCTGGGGGAAGTGCAATCAACACGACTGCCGAGCGGCGGAAGCTGGCGTATGAAGCTACAGGAAAAAGATACCCAGCATCGCTACGCCAATATGCTGGCAGAGGTTGACCTGCAATGGTGCTGGGCGTGCGGGCGCGACGACTCGTTCATCCACAAGCCAGAGCATTGGCACGCGCGATGGGAGCTACACCGCGCCCACATCGTCAACAAGCCGCGTATCGAGGACCGCCGCGTCGTAGCTATCCTCTGTCCGCTGTGCCACGGGATTACGCACGGCACCAACTACGGCACCGAGCTGGTGCCAATCGGGTTCCCGAGGCTATCACTCGCCAACCTGTTGTGGCTGAAGTTCCACCGCGATCCCGGCTATTGGGAGCCAGCGTTCCTCCAGCGGTTCAGCATCAAGCGTCTGCCGCTGCCGAAAGCGCCGGCGAACATCTACCTAGCGAGCTACGAATCGAGGCGGGGTTAATGGGACTGGGAAACATTACCCGCGAGCATACGGCATGGTGCTTTCTCTGCGAGCACTGGGAGCAGGAAGGTGAGCATAGCAAGTCGCGTTTCATCAAATGGCTGAAACGCGGAGGCTGGAAGCTAGTTGCCGGTAAATGGGTTTGCCCGAAGTGCGTAGCAAGACATGGCCGCTATCGCCTAGCGGACCTTGTTAATTCGGAGGGTAAATGACCGAGGACATGCAGATCACGGCGCTGGCACCCTGGAAGGGATCGAATCGGATGCTGGGTCCAGAGGTCGGCAAGGCGCTCAAGGGCTGCGAGTGGTGCGGCATTCCGTTCGCTGGCGGCATGGCGGAGGTTCCGCATATCCAGGCGAGGACGATCTTGGTCAATGACAAGCATGAGCACGTAATCAATCTTGCGGCCTGCGCGGCGCATCGAGCCTACGGTCCAAAGCTCTACCGATTCCTACGCCGGTTTGTATTTTGCCAACAGGCGCTCGATCAAGCGAGACGGATATGCGTTAAGGCCGAAAATGAAAACTGGGCTGCCCTTGGACACGCCGAGCGCGATTATGACTGGGCTGCCGCTTACTTTGTATCCTGCTGGATGGGTCGCAGCGGGACCGCTGGCACGGACAGCGAGTTCAAGGGCAACCTATCGCTGCGATGGAACGCTGGCGGCGGGGACTCGGCGCTGCGCTACCACCACGCCGTGCTCGGCATCCCGGCGTGGCGCAGGACGCTGCGGCGGTGTAACTTCAGCACGCTAGATTTCCGCGAGTTCCTGCGCAACTGCCTGAAGCACGATCTGCCAAAGCATGGCATCTACAGCGACAGTCCGTTTCCTGACGCTGGCGACGACTACAAGCACAAGTTCACTGGCAAAGACCAGCGCGACCTCGCGGAGCTGCTTGGCAGCTTCAAGCAGGCGAAGGTCGTCATTCGGTTCTACGATCACCCGCTGATCCGGAAGCTGTGCGCCCGCCATCCAGGAACTTCCAAATCCAGCGATCTTCTGGATACCCAGGCGAACAAGAAGGCACCGGAAGTCTTGCTGTTTTCAAGGAGCCAACCATGATTCACCTCCAATCCCCTGCCGCTGACTCGCTGCCGATGGTGGGCGGCAGGCAGCCACATATCGTGATGAACCTCGAAGGCGATTATGTGATTGTCACAGAGGATCATGCGTTTTGCCTTTGCACTGATGGCCGCTGGTATGACAATCACGGCGAGTTGCCGGTTCCGTATTGGCGGACAAAAGCGATCGCGAGCAAGTTAGCAAACTGCCGCGCCGCCGCCGAGTCCGCGATTCGCCAGTTTGCCGCCCGCGAGCAAGAGCAGGCAGCCGGGACACAGCTTGACTCGCGACTTGCTGTTCAGTCGCCGCAAGACGACGCCCGGCTGCCTACCGCTTCCGAAGCCAAAGCCCTGGAGGACTTCGCCGACGCGATGGAGAAGCCAGCCGAGCCGGGAGCGGAAAAGGAACTGCCGGACTCGTGGGGCCATTGGCTCGACAAGGATGGCAACGATTGGTGGATATTCGGCAAGCCCGGCAAGTTCATGGCTCAGTGCCTTGACCAAGAAACCGGAATGCCGGACGACGAGATGCCTTCGGCACGGCTGCAAGAGTTGACTGGGCTGATGAGAAGTGGCTGGAAAAAGGTTGGTGGCTTAAGTTGCAAATGGCCACCGGATGCCAAGCAGACCGTCGAATATTGGAAGCGAGAGGCAGGGAAATTCACCCCCTCCCCCCCCTCCCCCTGCCCACGCTGCGAGGAGTTGGAGTCGCGTCTAGCCGTGAAGCCCGGTGGCTGCCAGATTCTCAGCAAGGGCGATGCCTGCGATTGCACGCTGTGCCAGATGGGCAGGGAGTATAGCCGGCAAGTCGCCGAGCTAACCGCCGAGCGAGACCGTCTGCGTGGGGAGGCGGCGACACTGACAGCCGACGAGCGAACCACGGCACAGCATTGGCGGCTGGATGCAGAGGCATTGCGGAAGCAAGTCGCCTCCCTCACCGCCACGCTCGACACAGAGCGCGAATGCCGCCAGTCTGCCGAGAAGCTGCTCAGCGACATCCCGACGCTTTGCAGCGGCGATTTCTCCATCACGACCGCGTTACACGTTCGCGAACCAATCAAGGCCCTCTGGGACAAGATGGACGAATACCGGAGTGACAACGAGGAGATGGGCAAGCTCATCGGCTGCGAACACGTCGAAGATGGGCACGCTCGCTGCCTGGATGAAGTGCTGGCTGCAAACCACTCCGAGATAGACCGGCTCACCGAAGAATTAAAACTCTGGAAGCCAATGACGCCAGAGGAGGCGGAAGCCGCCCTTGCCGAAGTCGAGGGCATCCCGATCAGCGACGAAGAAATTAACGCGATTGTGGAGAGAGTGACAGACCCAGCCTACCGACCGACCGAGCCAGAACACGTCAAGCTGGCCGCAAAGGTGAAGCAACTTCAGCGGGGGCTACAGGAAGAAAGGGACCGCCTAAACGTAATCAGCGTGGACGTTGCCAACACGAATCCAGGCGGCGCTGACTACCTGGAGCACTTGATAGCCACGGCAATGCTTGGCAAGCAGACGACGCTGATAGGACGCAAGCGGTACGAGCAGCTCACCGCCGCCGAGCGTGAACTGGCGGAACTGCGAGGGAGAGTGGTGGATAGGAGAGAAATTTAATTATGAGTTTTTCAAACAACCGAAGCGGCTCATTGATCGGACGCAGGCAGTACCACAACTGGAAATGCCAGAAGTGCGGCGGTTCATTCAAGAAAGTCAAGCCGGGAGAACCGCGTCGATGTCCGCGATGCCTCGACAGAGGCGTGAAGTCGTATCTCGGAAGATATTAAGGTTCTCCGCGTCGATGAAATCTTTTCCGCGAAGTGAGGTGAGGGGTGAGTGACTACATCGACGAGTGTGACGGTTCATTTCCTGACGACGATATCGTTCACTGCACGCTCTGCGGCGGACAGTGTGACCTGTGCATTGACTGCGTGGTGGTCGAGGCTCCGCTCCCGCCTGGAAAAACTTTCAACGACGACGGCTTCGGTGGCATCGGCCAATTGAAGCTGTGCCCCGAATGCGTCAAAGCGGTCAGTGCGGCAATCGACCAGCACTTTCACGACGCTGGCGTTTTCGAGCACGGTGAACGCGAAGGTGATTGGTGTGCCGAGTGCAACGCGGCGTACAAGATGGCGAGAGTTGATCCAGAGAACGCAACCCCTAACCCCACCAACCCATGAGCAAGAGCAAGACGATGATTCCCGCAAAGCTGCCAACCGAAGATCAACCCAGCGGAGAAATCCTGAAGCTGCCAACCAGTCTTGGATGGTGGTGGTGCTTCGACGATGAATCGGAATTATGGTGTCCGTTCAACATCACAGAACTAGACGCGGCTTTGCGCGAGATTGAGTATCAGAAGATTGGGGACGGACGGTGGATTAAGGATGAAAGCGAGCGACCATGAGCGGGAAACAGTGTTGCGGGGAGTGCCGCTTGTGGAACTATACGTCCGGCGACGGAGGATTCCGCTGGGGCGACTGCGTTGCTCCAGTTCCAGATTCTGTGT